TTACTCTTTTAATTTTAAATCGTCTGAAGTAAGTTGCTTATTTAATTTTAATGCTTTATCGATTTGTGCGAAAAGTTTTCTTCGTTTATCGCATTGTTTTAAAAAATGAGAGTTTTTTCTAATAGAATAAACATCTCTAAACGAACCTTTTAAACAAATAGATTTTGGAAACAAACCACATGAACCACCTAAACTAAAAATCAAATTCCCTAGAAACTCATCTTCTTCTCCGTAAAAACCATCAAAACAAGAATTAAAAAGTCTTTGTTCTTGAAGAGCTTTGATTTTTGAAATCATTTCTTTTTTTATAACAAACCCGCAAGTATAAACGTTGTTATAATAATCTTGAAACACAGGATTTAGTGTAAATTCATCTTTTGTAAAAATAGTACGACAATCATTTTCTATTCTTATCAGGCATATGTCATACAAACTTACTGCTTTTAAAACAAGTTCTTCATTCAAACCCGAAGGTATTCTATCGCCATCTAAGAACAATGTGTCATCATTTTCTAAAGCATTCAAACCCAAATCACGAGTATAACCAGCCATAAAGCCTGAACCAGTCTCATTAAGAACAAATTTTTCTCCAAGTTCTGCAGCTTTTTTTGCACCTTCAAAACATCTATCAAATGCAAAAACTCTTTTAAAACTGGGAAGACATGCTTTTAAAGCGTCTCTCATTTCTTCAATATTTTGTTGTTGATCTTTTGAAACTATAACAACATTGCTCATTTTTACCTCAATACTTTAGTTGCGAACATAACAAAATGTTTTTAAACTTCTGATAGCATTAGCATATTTCAATGCAGGAATTTGACTTGCAGCATCCTCGTTAAAATAACTATCTTTTAAATTCTCTCTATTTTGTGGGTCTTCAAAAGAAAAAATACATTTTGAGCTTTCTTTGTCAGTCTTGACTATCTTGCAACCTACACACTGTAGAAATGATGCAAAATACAAATCACTTGTTTTAATAATATTGCTCATTACTGGGCTCCTTAGAATTACTGCATTAATCATTTTCAAAATCTAAGATGTTTAAAGTCTACACACTGTAATCATAAACTTTATCATAATAAAAACTATAGAAAAACAAAACTTTCGTTGTTTTTTTCTTGTTTTTATAACGTATCTACTACAAAACAGCTTGCTCTTAACTTTAGGGAGTGAAAATGGCATATAATGAACGCCTCATCGATTCAACATTAAATCAAGTAATTGATAATCTTGTAAATTATGTTGCAACATCGACAAATACAATTCGAATACCATCAAACATGACTGTCATAGGAAACATAACAGTTCCAAAATCGTGTTCACTATTCTTTTCAAATGGTGCTAGGTTGATTCATAGCACTTATACGCTTACATTTCATGGAAATATAGTAGGCGACCCAATGTGGCAAATATTTGATGGTACAGGAGTTGTAACGTTTAATAATGGCTCTGTACCTCATGTTAGACCTGAATGGTGGGGTGTAGATTATTCTGTAGATTGCACATCATCAGTCCAAAAAGCTATTAATTCAGTTTCTACTGGTGGTGTTGTAATTTTATCAGCAGCAAACTACATTATCAATGGTCCTCTTACAAATAATACGGGTGCTATCATCGTAAACTATAGCAACGTCAATTTATTTAATCTTCTTCCTGCAAGTTCTTTTTTTAGAGGCGTCACTTTTGGAGGTTCTCTAGAAGCTAAAACTGGTATTTTTAACAGTGCATCAATTCCAAAACTTTCAAATCTTAATACTAATGGAGTTATAAGAACATCAGGAAGTGATGGAACATTAATTGTTGATACAGTTGGTGTTTTTGGACCTACAGGAGTTCAAGGTTCAACAGGAACACAAGGTTCTACTGGTCTAAAAGGTGAAACTGGTATCCAAGGTTTTACTGGACTATCAGGTGTTGGTGCTCAAGGTACTACAGGAATACAAGGTGAAACTGGTGTCAAAGGTGAAACTGGCATTCAAGGTGAAACAGGAATAAAAGGTGATACAGGAATACAAGGTATCACAGGTATTGGTTATATAGGTTCTGATGGTGCAACAGGACTTCAAGGTGAGACTGGTATTCAGGGTCAAACTGGGACACAAGGTGAAACTGGATTACAAGGTAGAACGGGTATTGGTGGTTCTACAGGCTTTAGAGGATTTACTGGTGCTCAAGGTTTACAAGGCCAAACAGGTATACAAGGTCATACTGGATTACAAGGTACTATAGGAATTCAAGGTGCAACTGGTTCTCAAGGCTTTACAGGTTTTGGTGTAACTGGTAATCAAGGACATACAGGTCTTGGTTTCACAGGTTTGCAAGGACCTACAGGAGTACAAGGAACAACAGGTACGCAAGGTCAAACAGGCGTACAAGGTAGTACTGGTATAGGTTCTGTAGGAATACAAGGTGAAACAGGAGTTGGTTATACAGGAATTCAGGGACATACAGGTATCCAAGGCGACACAGGTTTGGGTGCAACAGGACTTCAAGGTATTACAGGAACAATTGGTGAAACAGGACTACAAGGTAGTACTGGAGTTCAAGGAGTAACAGGATTAGGTTATACTGGTATTCAAGGTCCTACTGGAGCTTATGGTGGTCCTCAAGGGGATACAGGCCTTCAAGGCGTTCAAGGACCTACTGGAGCTTATGGAGGTCCTCAAGGTGCTACTGGTCTGCAAGGCATACAAGGTCAAGGTGGACCCCAAGGTGATCAAGGAGAGACTGGTTTAGCTGGCATCGGAATTACTGGTGTTCAAGGTTTAACAGGTTCACAAGGACAAACAGGAATTCAAGGTCAAACTGGTTTAGGAATTCAAGGTCAAACTGGTGTACAAGGTGTTACTGGTACACCAGGAACTCAAGGAATTACTGGTATTCAGGGAAATACAGGTTTTGGTATTCAAGGAACAACTGGTTTACAAGGCATACAAGGCCAAGGTGGTCCTATAGGTGACAAAGGTGAAACAGGAGTTGGTTTTACAGGTATTCAGGGACAAACAGGACTTCAAGGTATTCAAGGAAATACAGGTATTGGCGTTCAAGGTCCTACAGGAGCTTATGGTGGTCCTCAAGGTGAAACAGGAGTTAAAGGTGAAACAGGAGTTCAGGGAGAAACAGGACTTCAAGGCATAAAAGGTGACACAGGAGTACAAGGCGACACTGGAATTCAAGGATTCACTGGTGTAAAAGGTGATACAGGTATAGGTTTCCAAGGAGAGACAGGAACTCAAGGCATACAAGGTTCTACTGGTACAATTGGAGAAACAGGATTACAAGGTATTACAGGATTAATTGGTTATACAGGAATTCAGGGAACACAAGGACCTACAGGAGCTTATGGTGGTCCTCAAGGTGAAACTGGTCTTCAAGGTCCTGCAGGAATTCAGGGCGAAACAGGTTCTTTAGGCTTAGGTGGATCTACAGGTTTACAAGGCTCAACAGGTCTTCAAGGCCTTGTAGGATCACAAGGTTTAACAGGTATACAAGGTGAAACAGGTCCGCAAGGTTACGGAGAAACTGGTCTTCAAGGCGTAACTGGGTCACAAGGTTCTGCAGGTCTCCAAGGAGAGACAGGAATACAAGGTAATACAGGTTTTGGACTTCAGGGCGTTACTGGTTTCCAGGGAGAAACAGGATCACAAGGTGATAGTGGAGAAACAGGATTACAAGGTACAACTGGTCTAGAAGGAGTCACTGGTTTACAAGGCATAACAGGTTTTCAAGGAACAACAGGACTTTATGGTTTTACAGGAGTTCAGGGAGAAACAGGCTTACAAGGTAATGGTGCAACAGGATTACAGGGAACAACAGGTATTCAAGGTTCTACAGGTTTTCAAGGAACAACAGGTCTTGCTGTAAATCCTTCTTCATTTTCTTTTAATAATGTTGCACGCTATGAAGTGATCGGAGCTTCTGGTGAAGAAGTATGGGTTGAGTCAAGTTCTACAGTTTATCAAAGGCTTACTTGGTCAAGAACAGGAACATCATTAACGATTGACTTGAATAATCATGGTCACACAGCAGGAAACAGAGTTATTGTAAGAAATACTAACGTTGATTATCAAGTTGCTACTATTGATTCAACCACACAAAACTCATTTGTTATAACGACATCTAACACAGGTGATGCTTCAGGTACTGAAGGAGCATATACACTTGGTTTTACATTTTCTCATACAGGTTCTCCAAAAACTGGCGGAGTATTATCTGCTCCTACAGGTAGTCATGCTGATGTACAGTTAATTGCATTGAGAATAAGAACAGGTACACGTTCAAGCACTACTTACGAACTGACTGTTCCTGCAAGCGCTGTAAATGGTGCAGGTACTAATACTTCTTTAGGCAATTGCTTTATACCAGATTTTAATGTTCGTTCTGATAATGACAATCTTGGCGCTGTTGGTTCTACAATAGTTGTCAATAATTCATCATCAGGTTATAACGTTTTCCGTTTTGGAAACTTGGGATCACTATCGGTAATTATCGTAACTCATTTCTAAAAAGAGAGTAGAATGTTTTATGGCAAGAATAATAAATGGGTCTCTTTATGTAAGCTCATATGACCCAACAAGTACTCCGGGAGAGTACACTTTCACTAATGCTGTATTTGATAATCAAGCTGATGCAACAAATCTTGGTTCATTAGACATTCAAATTGGATTTATAGTTTATGTACCTGCTTTAGATCCTAATTTGATGACTCTTGTACCTGGTGTTTGTCATAGGTACAGAATTACATCAATACAAAATGCAGATGGGTATTACATATCAGCAACAATCTTTTGGGATGAAGATGGTGAACAAATAGATCTTCCTGCTTTTGAATCTTATGCTATTTGTTGCGAAAACACATCTGCTTTAGATTTAGGCTTATATGCTTCCAATGAAATTTATTCTAATTTACCTGGTGGCATTGTTGCAAGTGCAGCTACTATAGATGCTAAACGGATTTTAGATAAACTTGGAGTAACAGGTTTAAACGGGTTGACAGGTCTCCAAGGAAATACTGGATTTCAAGGTCAAACTGGACTGCAGGGTACTACTGGTTTAAATGGCATACAAGGATCTACAGGTCTTGATGGTCTCCAAGGTAACACAGGTCTTCAAGGTGTTACTGGTCAAAATGGAATCCAAGGTGACACAGGTTTAGTTGGGTCACAGGGTACTACTGGACTACAAGGTTTCCAAGGAACAACAGGTCTAACAGGTCAAACTGGAATTGCTGGTAGTCAAGGAAACACTGGTTTGCAAGGAAGTACAGGATTAGAAGGTGCTCAAGGTATAACAGGTGTTCAGGGTAATACAGGCATCGAAGGTATACAAGGTACTACAGGTTTAGATGGTGTTCAGGGAATTACAGGTCTTCAAGGCCAAACAGGAGTTTCTGGTAATCAAGGTGCTACAGGTTCGCAAGGCAATACTGGTTTACAAGGTTTTACTGGTATTCAAGGAATTACTGGGTTTGTTGGCGAAACAGGCGTACAAGGTACAACTGGACTTATTGGTCTTCAAGGTCAAACAGGTTTAGATGGATCACAAGGTACTACTGGTCTTGTTGGTGAAACTGGCTTAAAAGGTGAACAAGGAGATACAGGTCTCCAAGGATTAACGGGAGTTCAAGGTGAAACAGGACTTCAAGGAATACAAGGTTTTACTGGTGTGCAAGGAGTTCAAGGAAATACTGGTACACAAGGAACTACAGGGATTCAAGGAGTACAAGGAGATACAGGTACTCAGGGAATTCAAGGAACTACAGGTTTACAGGGAGAAACTGGAATTCAAGGAGACACAGGTACACAAGGTACTCAGGGAGTTCAAGGAACTACAGGGTTAACAGGTGATCAAGGTTCTACTGGTCTCAATGGTCTACAAGGAGTTCAAGGAAGTACAGGACTGAAAGGAGATCAGGGTACTACAGGTTTTATTGGTGAAACAGGTGTACAAGGTACTACAGGTCTTATTGGTATTCAGGGTTTTACTGGTTTAGAAGGATCACAAGGAAACACTGGATTTCAAGGTACAACTGGACTTATTGGTCTTCAAGGTCAAACAGGTTTAGAAGGTTCACAAGGTACAACAGGCTTAGATGGAATACAGGGTACTACTGGATTACAAGGCTCTACAGGTACTGAAGGAATTCAAGGTGAAACAGGCTTACAAGGTTTCACTGGTTTAGAAGGTATTCAAGGCGTTACAGGTCTTGATGGTATTCAAGGAGCTACAGGAATTCAAGGTTTTACGGGTTCTCAAGGTCAAACAGGTTTAAATGGTATACAGGGTAACACGGGAATACAAGGAATAACAGGTCTTGAAGGAATTCAAGGTACTACAGGTCAACAAGGTATTCAGGGCGAAACTGGTCTTGTTGGTGTAACAGGAATTCAAGGTATTACAGGTCTTATAGGAGAAACAGGTTCACAAGGTCGCACTGGTCTTCAAGGTTTTCAGGGTCAAACTGGAATTCAGGGTGTTACTGGTCTACAGGGAATAACAGGCATTATTGGATCAACAGGTTTTCAAGGCTTAACAGGTTTACAGGGTATTCAAGGTAATACAGGTACCCAAGGAATTCAGGGAGTAACAGGATTACAAGGTACTACAGGACTAGAAGGACTCCAAGGTCAAACTGGCTTAGATGGAATACAGGGTGACACTGGTATTCAAGGATCTACAGGCTTACAAGGTGCACAGGGCAATACTGGACTTCAGGGATTTACTGGAATACAAGGCATACAAGGTTTAACTGGATTGATTGGCAGTCAAGGTCAAACAGGAATTGAGGGTATTCAAGGAGACACAGGAGTTCAAGGTCAAACAGGATTACAAGGACTTGTAGGTCAAACTGGTATACAAGGTGATACAGGAATTCAAGGAGGAACTGGTGTCCAAGGATTTCAGGGAATCACTGGTATTCAAGGGACAACAGGTCTAATTGGTATTCAAGGTAGTACAGGTATACAAGGTTTTACTGGTTCTAATGGATTACAAGGTACTACAGGTACACAAGGTTCAACTGGTGTCCAAGGAATTACAGGTTTGATTGGATCTACTGGTTTACAAGGTCTAGACGGATTAGAGGGTCAACAAGGTTTAACTGGAATACAAGGATCAACAGGAATTCAAGGTGTTACAGGTTTAACTGGATCAACTGGAATACAAGGTCTTCAAGGTACACAAGGAGTAACAGGACTCATAGGTCTTACGGGTCAAACTGGTATTCAGGGAATAACAGGTGCGATAGGAATAACAGGTATTCAAGGCTCTACTGGATTACAAGGACAAACAGGACTCCAAGGTATACAAGGTATTACAGGTTTGAGAGGTTTTACAGGTCTACAAGGTCAAACTGGAATTCAAGGAGCTACTGGAATACAGGGAACAACAGGTGTACAAGGTCAAACAGGAATTCAAGGAACAACAGGTTTGATTGGTACTACAGGATTAAATGGTATTCAAGGAGTAACAGGTTTTGTAGGACAAACCGGTATACAAGGTATTCAAGGTTCAACTGGTGTACAAGGTCAAACTGGTATTCAAGGTGTAACAGGCTTACAGGGTGTGACAGGACTTGTTGGCCAAACAGGTATTCAAGGTGTAACGGGTATAGGTTTTGTCACTAATAATTATGTTACTAGTACAACTACAGCAACTACTACAAGTACTACATTTGTTCTTGCTACAGGTATGACAGTTACACCTGCTTCAGGAACATATTTAGTGTTATTTTCTGGAAGCATTTCACATTCAAGTAATTCAGCAACTACTTATATGACTATATATAGTGGTGGTTCACAAGTAGCTGCTTCAGAACAAAGATATAATCCAGGACAAACTAACGATCCTAGTACTTTTTGTACTACAGCTGTAGTGACTGTAAATGGCTCACAAGCAATTGCAGGATATTGGAGAGTCACAGCAAATACAGGCTCTATGTATCAGCGACAACTTATAGTTTTAAAATTAGCTTAACATAAATGGGAGCACTTAATGCAAGAAATAACTTACAATAAAGAATGTAATTCAGAATTACTCACACTTGAAATAGAAAATTCTGGAATAGTAAAAGGAGAACATTTTTTTGGTGTCTCTTGTGAAATAGGACAGCAATATACTGTTGTATATGCAGCTGATAGTATTACACAACAACAAAGAGATACTATAGATTCTGTTGTATCAGTACACAATCCTAACTCAATACCTTACGCAAAGTTAGTTAGACAACAATATTTAAGATCTTATGGAGAAGCACTCATTATTTCACAAGGTTATTCATTAGATATACAAAATTCACTATTAACTATGTATTCAGGTAGTGTTAAACTAAAACCAAACTGTATGCAATACATCCAAACATGGGTGAATTGGATTAATATTGTAGACGCAGAAATAAAAAACAAACAAACACAAGTAGATGCACAAACTACAATAGAGCAAATTAATTCGATTGAAATAGATAAACCAGCATTGATTGCTCTTGATCCTCATGTTACTATAAATGATGCTTTAGCTATTACAGATTCTTCTGATCTTAACGATTTTATGGACGACAGGGTAACTGTTACAGATACATATACAAATAAAACAGGCCCTTATTATTTAATGGAAATTTTAAATCTCAGAAGAGAGATTTTTAATGATACAGAGAATCCTTTATATGTATTGAATCATACACCCATTATTGGTCCTTCAGGTCATATTCAAAATCATGCAGACAGAATTGTCAATTTAGAAAATATTCATGGTAAAAGTGGTTGGCATCAACAACAAGTTTTAAAATCTTTGTACGAAAAACCTATTGATATATTAATATATAAAGGTTCGCTTGTAAATTTCAATAATTCTAAAAATCAATCGATAAACGAAAATATAGCTCAAGATTTTTCACGTTATGACATTCTTGTTTTTAATGATGGGTATCAAGACCCAACTCATATAGACTATACAAATACGCAAATAATTTTATCAAGAATTAGATCGCTTAATCCCAACACTCTCATCTTTGGTATTGTTTCTGCAACAGATAGTCTTGCTATTTTTAATACAAAAGTAGGCCAATGGAATACACTTCAAATAAATGGCATTTTTATTGATAAAGCAGGTTATGACTTTGGTGTACTTAGAACTGACTTTAATACCCGTGTTGATTCAGTTAAAGCACTATCTTTTTCAAATATAGTTTTTGCAAACTCAAAAAAAATGAGTCACATTCTTGGAACTGATAATGACCCATTATATCCTAACTCAATATACAATACCAGTTTAGTTTCTTCACATTTGAGTAATGCTGATTGGGTATTACTTGAAAGTTTTGCTATTGACACTTCTAATTATGGTGAAGGTTATGAAAACTCTTCTACATGGGCTAGTCGAAGTGTTGAAATGAATTCGCTTAGATATAATTTTGGAATAAATGTTGCTTCTTTCGGAATTATAAATAACAATAATGAAAAAGGTAATGATTTATATAAATTTGGTCTCGTATCTTCTTTAATGTGGTCGCTAAATGCTTATGGTACGTCAGACACTGATTATGGCTTAAATAGCTCTACTGTCAAGTTCTGGGATAAACCCAATCTTTCTGGAATAGGAAAAACCTACAGTATTAATCCTTCAGTACAATCAGGACTTAACAACACTTTTCATCGTTTTTCTGACGATGTCCATTTTATCCTAGACTTCACTTCAAGTAATCAAACATGTTACATAAATATAAAAGAGATTTCTCGTGTTGAAGGAGGCTTTGGGATCACTATTGATGGATCTGGAGAAGTTATAACAACAGGTAATAAAGGCATAATCATAGCTCCCTATGCAATGACTATAACTGGTTATACTATAGTTGCTGACGAACTAGGGAGCGTACAAATCGATATTTGGAAAAAATCTTCATTACCTGTTACTATTTCTGATAGTATTTGTGGTGGAAATTTTATAACATTAAGCAATTCTCAAAGCAATATTGTAGAAACTATATCTTCATGGAATACAAAATTTGAAAAAAACGACTTTATAATTTTTTATGTTAGTTCTATAACAAGTATTAAAAAACTAACGCTTATAGTGAAAGGAATAAAATAATCATGGCAACATTAGCAACAAAAATGCTATTTACACAAAACTCAACTCCAATAAGTAGTTATAATCAAGATCTTTTAAATCTTGGACCACTTATGTACAAAAACACTGGAGCAAATCCTTCTGATAAATGGGTAGGTCCAAATCCTATAGCTGTAGCAAGACCCGTAGATAATAGTACTGTTCCTTGTATGATGCCTCATGTGTTAAGTTTTTCAAATGATTTACAGTATGTTTTCCTTGCTGACGCAGCTGCAGCTGCTGCAACTCGAAGAGTTGTATTATATACTTATAGTATCACTAATGCAGTATACAATTACATAGGATACATTACGCTAACATATCCTGCTACAACAAACCACACAATAAGAGGGTTTCGCGTAGACCGTTTACGTTATATGATTGGCACAGTATCTGTATCTGATACAGCTGTTACAGGTACTGGAACTTTATGGACAACAAATGGGAAGATATCTGTTGGTGCAAGAATCGGGTTTGGTTCTATAAATCCTGCTGAAATAAGTACTTGGTACCAGATATCAGCAATAGGAAGTGATACTTCTATAACACTTGGAAGTGGAGCAGGTACAATTTCTGCAGGTACACCTTTTATTATTGAAGAGTATAGAGTTGTGACAGTAACTACAAATGCTACAGCAGCAAATGGTGGTTTATTTGTTACTAAAGGATTGAATCCTTCAATTTTTATTCCTAGTGGTACAACAATAAGTGCTGCAACAAGTACAGACAGCTTACGTGCTGTGTATTGGTTGCCTAATGCTTCTACTGTTACTAATACGGGTGGTGCTGGATGTGCTATTGAAGATGAAGAATATACTGCGGGTACTGTATCTTCTACAGGAACTACAACAATAACAGGTTCTGGGACTTCATGGAATTCAGTTGCTGGAAGAATAAACGCAGGGTCACGTATAGGTTTTGGCTCTACAAATCCTTTAAGTATTACAACATGGTACACAATTTCTGCTGTTAACAGTACAACACAAATAACTTTAACCTCAGCACCTGCAACAATTCCTGCAGGAACTGCTTATTGCATTATAGACAACAGCATGCGAATTTCATATGTTCTTGACACAGCAGGTAGAGTACACAAATATAATCTAAGATCTTCTTTAGGTACTATAACTTCAGGAAAAGCTTCTAATTACGCTGGCATTCAGTTGTTAGCTACTGGTGTTCAAGCGTTGACAGGTACAATGCAAACTACTAATAATGGTAGATATGCAGTTTTACAAAGTGGTCCTGGAGCAAACATACCTTGTTTATATTTTGTAACAACAACAAGAATATATAGATCTGTATTAACAGACATCACTTCTGGTTCGACTACATGGGCTTTTGATGCTATGGTAGAAGTTCCTGCAGGTGGTGCAGCAACTTACCCAGTAACAGGCGCAATGTCGTCAGTAGAAGTTATTGACACTTTGAATAAACTTGTAATATCTACTACTCCAACAGTAGCTGTAGGAAAAACTTATATTACTGGATACAAAACTGATGCTTCTCAATTTGACTACAATGTTTTTATTGACAATCATCAGCAAGATCAGTCAACAGCAGATAGTTCTGCAGCTATTATACCAAATCAAAACGGTCTAACATTTACAGCATGGTCTGAAAGTGGTGTTACGCACGTAATAAGACACCCAGCAGTAGGTACTGCTCCGACAGCTATTAATAATCAAATGTATGCTGTTCCAATAGGTGCTGATTGGGATTTTGCTGCAACAACTTTAAGCAGAATTATTACACCAAGAATAGCTACTCCTGAAGCTAACAATTTGAATACCGTTAGTGTCTTGTCTGCAAAATTTATTGGACAAAGTTCTTTGGGTATTCAACCTTTGCCTTATAGAGTATATTGTCGTACTAGTGGAATAACAGACAATAGTGGTTCTTGGACTTTAATAGACGACTTAGGAAACATTTCAGGTGTAAGTGCTAGTACCCATGTACAGTTCATGTTCGAATTTAAGACTATAAGTCAAGTTGTGCTCCCAGCAAGAATTTACGGTGTACATGTAAGTTACGATAATATAAGTCCTTTACCAAATTATCGAAGTGATGCAACAAGATCAAATGCAGCAAGTAAATTGTTTGCATTCAGATTTGTTACAGCTTTTGGAGAAACTGTCCCTGATCTTAGAATAAGAATCTATAACGATATCACTGGTGGTTTATTAGTTGATGATAACACTGTAACATCTACAGGTACTTGGTCAAAATCTACTGATGGAGACAATTGGTCGACTTATAACACTAATGATAAGACTAATGAAACAACTTACATTAGATATGCCCCTGCATCTATGGCATCAGGTGTAATAGCTCGTGCAGTAATAACAAGGATGTAATTGTATGGATGAACAAATAGCTGATAGTTTTATTATGTTGATTCCAGTTGAGTCTGGAGTTCCAAATACTATTGTTTCTTGTAATTTTGACATGGACATTGTTATTCCTAATGTTTTTTCTGGAGGCGGAGAAGTCTCTTCATTATTCTTTTTTTAAAGTTTTTTGCAAGTACTTATATTATAAATCTTTTGCATAGTTACAAATTTATGCAAAAGATTTTTGTGCTATAGAATGATTAGGAAAATATGGAAATAAATATTTTAAAAGATAACGAAATTCTCATAATAGCTGAAACTGAATTTGAGAGAAGTTTTTGTACTCTTCTTGAAGGAAAAATTTTTGATACTACAGTTAAACGGGGTTTGTCTCCTGCTGATATTGTAGGGATTAAATTAACACCAAGACAAGAAAAGAAAGAAAAATGTCAAGCTTAAGTTTTGCATTAATAGTAAAAAACGAAGAAGCAAGTCTACAAAAATGTTTAGACTCTATCAAATCTATTGCTGACGAAATAATTATTGTTGACACTGGGTCAACTGATAGAACAAAAGAAATTGCATTACAATATACTAATAAAGTTTATGATTTCATTTGGATAGATGATTTTGCAGCAGCAAGAAATTTTGCTTTTAGTCTTTGTGAAAAAGAGTGGATTTTCTGGCTTGATGCTGATGATGAAATTCTACCTAAAGACAAAGAAAAAATAAAAAACTTAGATTTTTCTCCTGACAAAGAAGTATTTATTTGCAAATATCATTATTCACATGATCAGTTTGGTGTACCCGAATGCACTCTTGAACGTGAAAGAATTATTAAACGCTCTCTTAATTTAAAATGGGAAAAAGCAATTCACGAGTATATTGCTATTAATGGAAGAAACATAACAAGAACAGACATTGAAATCCATCATTGGAAAAAACACGGAACATCAGAAAGAAACATACGAATTCTAGAGAAAATCGTAGAAAAAGACCAAGATCCAAGAAATCTATTTTATCTTGGAAAAGAGTATCTTGATTTTGGGAAAACAGAAGATGCAATCAAATATCTTGAAAGATTTGTTGTTTCAAATGGTTGGTGGGAAGATATATTTACAGCATACCAATTACTTGCAAAAGCATATCTTTTCTTAAAAAACGAAAACAAATTTTTCGAAAACATCTTTCTATCTATCAAAATAGAGCCTCGTCGTGCAGAACCTTTTTATGATATTGGAGATTTTTATTGTTCAAAAAGTGATTGGGCAAGAGCAATACATTATTATGAAATTTGTTTAAATACAAAACGTTCATCTGAGTTGATGTCAACATTCTATCCTCAATATTATACATGGTTGCCAGCTCTTTCATTATGTAATTGCTATAACAATATTGGTGACATTCAAAAAGCTTATGAATACAATGAGTTGTTTCTAAAATTTAGACCAAATGATTCAAGAGGCATACACAATAGAGCTATTTTAAAAAATAGTCCACTAAGACTAATTAGAAAAGATGGACAAGGTAAAAAATTGAATCTTGGTTGTGGTAATAAACGGATGGAAGGATTTGTCAATTGTGACATTGTAGATATAAAAGAAGTCGATGAAATATTCAATTTTTATGAAATACCCTATCAAGATAACACAATTTCTGAAATCTCTAGTGAACATGCGCTTGAACATGTTCCAAAAGAGAAAGCTAAACAAGCAATAAAAGAATGGTTTAGAGTTCTCAAACCAGGTGGAGTTCTTAATCTTTATATTCCAGATTTAGAACTATGTGCTCTTGGTTATGTGAATGGTGATAACAAAAGAACAGTAAATGGATATCCTGAAAAAGAGTGGTATAAAATGACTTTGTTTGGTGCTCAAACAGCAGAAAATGGTAGTGATGCTGAACACCAGTTTCATTTGACAGGATTTTCTAAAAACGAAATCAGAGAGATACTTGAAGATGCAGGTTTTATTATAGATTACTTAAATAATTACTAGGAGGTATTCTATTAATTTTTTTTTGTTTTTATGTATTGTCACATTAACACATAACAAAGACAGTGTGTTAATTAAAACTCCTGTGTTCATTCAACAGCAAAGCAGCATAGAAAAAAACGATTGGTGTGTTTTTTCAGCATCAAAAGACTCTTCTTTTTTAAAAGTATCTTATCAAGAAAAATATGGTTTTGAAAAAACTATATTTTGTAAAGTTATTTTTGAAAATACAAAAACTGGTGAATATAAATGTATATCGCCAGAACTTGGTTGTTTAATTCTTCAAAAGTCAAACTTAAACTCTTTCAAAGTGACAGAAGTGAAAAATGAATAGTTATGGTACACCTTCAATAGAAATACGTGCATTCAAACCAGTCTCTGTAATTAAAATAGGTTGGATAGCACCTGAAAATTGGCTTGCTGCTCAAACACGTATAAGAGTTTTACGTGTCAACAAATGTCTTAGAAGTGTGGGATATCAATCTTTTATTGTTCAAGATGCACAAGAAATAATTGATAAAAATTATGATATTGCAATAATTGGAAAAAGCTTTGATGAAAGCAGTTATAATAGTATCAAGTTACTTAAGCAACATAATAAAAAAGTAATATGTGATATATGCGAAGACGTTATTGGTTGGCCTTGGGTAAATGAAATTTTAAGAGATTCTGATAAGATTGTTTGCTGTTCATATAGACTTGAAGAAAAAGCCAAAACAGTAAACATGAACACTATAGTTATAGAAGATGCATTCGAAATATGAGCGTTCCCATTAAATCATTAATCATAGATGCTTTTGCAAAAATTGAACGACAAGATCAAAGAGTAGTAAGAATAAGAGCAAATTATAGATCTGCGTATGCTATTAAACAGAGTTTCAACAGTGAATTTGACGAGATAACAAACGAACACTTACAACGTTTAGTTCCTAGTTGGTTTGGTTCTCTTTTTGGTGCACATATCTATATTGACAATGAGTTAGAACAAGTCGTTTTCGAAGGCGATCACGGCGCTACAACAAAACTTACATTTGAAACAACAAAAAAAGAACCTGTCATTAAACTACAAGATACAAAAAGAAAATTCAAATTTATATTGGAGGAAAGATGATGAATAACAAAGATACTTTTGTAGAAAAACTTGACGAATGCGGCGAAATCAAATATGAAATGTCTGAAGTTCATAGTAGAATTCTTGGTAAACTCAAAGCTGTCTATGGTCTTGTTTTTAAACGCGAAAAACGTGATTTTCTTTCTCTTAAAAACATGCAATATTTTAAAGGTGGTGTTGCTTCTCCAGATGCACGTCCAAGACTTCACGAAACTCTCGACACATTTATCAATTTAGCTAATCATTATGAATTTCTTGGTGATGATGAATTAAAGTCTTACCTTGAAGCTCATGGCATTTCAATCACTATTACTACTCCTAATCTTGAAGATGGTCCTGTTGTTGTCGCAAAAGAAGATAACAAAGAGCTTGAAAGATCATGGCAATTCGCAATGTCTGGCGAAACAATGCCTGGAACAAAAAAAGAAGTACTAAACGCTATTCTTGATAGATCAATTGAAACACAAAAAGCAATTGAAGATAAAAAAGAAGAAATAGAGAAAAAAGCTGAAGATGTTAGTCTTGAATGTCAAGTTAAAAAGCCTTTCTTTTTGAAAGCTGTAGCAATAAAAGTTCAAGAACTTAAGAAAAAATCTGTCGATAATGAACTTAAAAAAATAGAAGATGATATTGAAGCATCAAATGATATCATTGGTATTTTTGACGCACTAAAAACAGTAGAAGCGCAAGAACAGGAAGAAAAAGCATAAAAATGAAATCTATCTATTTTTTTGGATATGGAGGTTCTAGCGTCTTGTTAGAACCTTTAAGACCTATTATTGAAAAACTGGGTATGAAGCTCATTACTATCCATGAATGGGAAGATGCTGACATAAAATGGGAACTTTCAACATGGCTTGAGCATCTTAAAAAAGCTGATATTATAATTATACCTGCAAATTATGAAATACAGCCTTGTAAAAGCAATACACGTTTGACACAAGCTCTTTCTTTAGGGAAACCCGTAATATGTTCTCCTCTTGATGCTTATTGGAAAGTAAATGAAAAATTTCCCGGGTGTTGCATTTTTGCGTCAAATCTTTCTGAATGGGAATTTCATCTTACAAGTTTAAGAGACGACGACAATTTATGTAAAATCATATCTGAAAGAGCTTTAAAAGCTGCCCAAAGTTATTCAATTGAAGAAATAACGAAAAAATGGATTAATGTTATTAATTATACTGATTCTTTAGATATTGTCATTCCTTCATATAACAATGTTGAATATTTGAAGTTATGTATACAATCTATAAGAAAAAATACAAAATCATATAACATCATTATAAGTGATGCAGGTAGCAATGCTTCAACTTGGGAGTTTTATAGAATTCTCAAAAATGTCACTATACTTGGTGAACAAGACAAAAGATTAAATTTTTCACAAACATGTAATGCTGGTATCAAGCACTCTACTTCAGAATATTTTGTTCTTTTAAATTCCGACACTATTGTTTCTAAAAATTGGGACGAAAATCTTCTCAAAAAAATGAAGGCTGATCAAAATCTAGCAGCTTGTGGTGTGCTTTCAAATTGTGATCGTTATTGGTTGCATGATGCTCCTGGTAAGCCTACTTATCCAATGAGTATTCCTGGTTTAGACCTTGTGCCAGGAATGAAAGCGTGTCAGTTAGAAGACAGACTAGAAAACTTATATAGTTTTATGGACAAATCAAATCAATCACACGCTGGGACTCTCGTTGAACAGGAATGGGTAGCGTACTATGCAACCATGTTTAATAAAAAAATCTTTAACGAAGTTGGTTTGTTAGACCCAGGTTTTAAGAACGGGTGTGAAGATTTAGATCATTGTATTAGAATTAAAAAGATGAAATATAAAATAGCGCAAGCTGTTGATAGTTTTGTTTTCCATTTTGGCGGAATTACTCGTGGAAGTTATGAAATTGAAGGTAGAGAACATTATCATCAAGAAGATAGAGAAAATCATGCTTACTTAAAACAAAAGTGGGGTGATTATCAAAAAGTGTAGTGTAGATAAACATGGACCAATCATAGAAGAATATTCTGTTCAAGCTAAGATTCATCCTGACATTTCAGGTACACACTGTTGGATTTTGTCAGCTAAAAGCTATTGCAGTTTTTCAAAATATAAAAAGATTTTTTGGGAAAAAGCAAAAGGAATTAGACCCAAAAATTTATTTCTTTGTCATAAATGCGATAACATAAACGGGTTTTGCGTAAATCCTGATCATCTTTTTTTGGGCACAGCAAAAGACAATTCACAAGATGCATCAAAAAAGAAAAGAATGCACGGTTCATATTCTGAAGATGTAAAAGATAAAAAAAGGGGCAAAAAACTTTCTGAAGAAACTAAACAAAAAATTTCAAAAAAAGTGAACAAATTTTATAATGAAAATATTGATGCAAAAATAAATACTTCAAGAGCAACACAATTATCAATGTATGACGACTTTGGCAATGTAAAAAGAAAATATAAAAATAGTTTAGGAATACAAAATATTTGTTTAAAAAACAACAAATATCAAGTTAGTGCAACAAAAAACTTAAATAACGAAAACGAATCGACAAGTTTGTTAAACACATTAAAATGTTTTGATAATGATTTGAAATTTAAACCACCTAAAAAAATATTTCAAGTATCTGTATATAAAAATTTTTTTAATTTAAACGAAGCAATTACTTACAAAGAAACTTTATTACCAATTATTCACAAAACATTATGAAAAAATCTATTTGTTTTTTTTCAGGACCCTCTTTTGAAAAATGGAACTATAATTCTTGTGAAACATCAGGAATTGGAGGTTCAGAAACTTGGGCTATAAAATTGTCTGAAGAACTTGCTACATTAGGTTACAGAGTTTTGAATTTCGCAGACTGTTCAATTGAAGGTAAATTCAATGGTGTCGAATGGTTTCATTTTTCTAAACTCACTGAATTTATAGAGTACAACTGGTTTGACTATTTTATTTCATCAAGAACAACAGATGTTTTTCGTTTGAATATTAGAGCAGGTAAAAAATTCACAATCATTCATGATATTTGGTTGTCATCAGAAAATACAATTCCTTATCAAGAAAAAGTCGATAAATTTCTTGTTCTTTCTGAATGGCATAAACAGTTTGTAAGTCAACATCATGGATTGTCTTTAGATCGTTTAATTATGACAACTAACGGTATTGATCTAAAAAGATACGAAAAGTCAGTCGAAAGAAATCCTTATAGATTACATTGGAGTTCAAGTCTAGATAGAGGTCTTGACACTCTTCTCTATTTATTTGACTTTATTAAGCAAAGTGTCCCAAAATTAGAATTACATATTTTTTATGGAATAGATAATTGGTTAAAAGTTGCTAAATATAAACATGGTGAATCTGAGAAAATAAGAAAACTCCAAGAAGCTATGAAAAAACCTGGTGTTTTTTATCATGGAAGAGTTGGCCAAGAACAACTTGCCGAAGAACAACTTAAAGCTTCATTATGGGCATATCCAACTGATTTTGAAGAGACAAATTGTATTACTGCAATAGAATGTCAAGCTGCAGGTTTACCAGTTATTGCTTCAAATTACGCAGGATTACAAACAACAGTTAATAGTTCTGGTATTTTATTAGGGCAAGGCAGAAAAGGTGAATCATCACTTTTAGATTATAGACTCGAATTTGTTTCTAAATGCATAGAGTTATTAACAAATAAAGCTCTATGGCAAGAATGGTCGCAAAAAAGCCTCGAAAATGCTAGAAAATTTGAGTGGAGCAAAATTGCTAAACAGTGGTCAGAACAAATTTTGTGTTAAATTTATTCTGACCACTTAATTTTTAAACCCCTACTCTTAGAGATTGATCAGATGTATTTAACCAAACTTCCCCTGCAACAGCTCCAGCATTTGCTTGCGAAGTACCTGTTTTTATACCACTCAAAAACATATTACCTCGAATAGTTAGAGTGTTATTTATAATATTATGTGTATGATTATTTTGAGTATCTAGTGTTTTAAGATACCCAGATGTCATCACTCTAGTATTTGTTCCACTATAACCTACTGCTACAAAAATCCCATTTTCATAACAAATCGATGCCCAAGAGTTATCTATCACAGATGTCTTTGATGTCCAAGTAATACCATCAGGAGATGTCATTACTCTATTACTTGTACCTGAATTTGACACAGCTACAAACAAACCATTGCCATAACAGACTGACACCCACTGATTATTCACAGCAGCTGACCTACTTGTCCAAGTGATCCCATCAGGAGACGTCATCACTCTATCAGTACCGTTATAAGCTATAGCTACAAATAAACCGTTTCCATAACATATGTCATACCAATCATTGTCTGCTGCTGAAGTCTGTATAGTCCAAGTAATACCATCAGGCGAAGTCATTACTCTATTTCCTGTACCTGTTAAAGCTACAGCTACGAACAAACCATTACCATAACATACTTTATACCAGTTGTTGTCAACAGGATTTGTTCTTGATGTCCAAGTGATACCATCAGGAGATGTCATCACTCTATTTCCTGTACCATTACTAGAGACAGCTACAAACAAACCATTGCCATAACATACACCGTCCCACTGATTTGCTGCTGCAGGTGTTACTAATGACCAACTTATACCATCATAAGAGATCATTGTTCTGTTACTTGCGCCAGAATGTGCAACTGCAACAAAAACGCCATTTCCATAACAGACATCATACCAGTTGTTGTCAGCAGCTGACGTTCTTATTGTCCAGTTAACTCCATCAGATGAAGTCATTACTCTGTTACTTGTACTTGATGATGCTACAGCTACAAACAAGCCATTTCCATAACATACACCATACCATAAGTTATCAGCAGCAGATGTTCTTGTTACCCAGTCATGTGCTGGATTTACTTTTAATCCAGAAAAATTCATGCTTCCAGTGATATTTTGTGTGCCTGTTATAGTTTGAATACCAGTAATGTTTTGCAAACCTGAAACAGTTTGAGTTCCTACTATATTTTGTGAACCTATCATGAGATCATGATTATGATTAGTCTGTTCCTCAAGAACATCCATAGCACCAGATGTCATCACTCTATCACCAGTTCCTGAATAAGCTACGGCTACAAACATGCCTCTGCCGTAACATACTCCTCTCCAGTTATTATTTGCAGCTGATGTTCTTAAAGACCAAGTGATACCATCAGGAGATGTCATTACACGATTACCTGTTCCACTATAAGCAACAGCTACATACATTCCTTTTCCATAACACACAGATGCCCAGCTATTGTCAGCTGCACTAACTCTTGATGTCCAAGTAATACCATCAGGAGATGTCATCACTCTATTTTTAACCCCTGAAGTTGAAACTGCTACAAAAAGACCATTTCCATAACATAAACCTCTCCAGTTATTATCAGCTGCACTTGTTCTAATAGTCCAAGTAATACCATCAGGAGATGTCATCACTCTGCTATTTGTTCCTGTTATTGATGTAGCTACAAACAACCCATTACCATAACATACAGCAAACCAATCATTATTTGCAGCACTTGTTCTAAGAGTCCAAGTAATACCATCAGGAGATGTCATCACTCTATTTCCTGTGCCTGAATAAGCTACAGCTACAAAAAGACCTTCACCATAACAAATTGAAGTCCAATCATTATTTGCTGCACTCGTTCTACTTGTCCAAGTGATACCATCAGGAGATGTCATCACTCTGTTTCCTGTTCCAGTGTATGATACAGCTACAAATAATCCATTACCATAACATACTGATATCCACTCGTTGTTAACTGGGTTTGTTCTTATAGTCCAATTAACTCCATCAGAAGAAGTTAATATTCGGTTATCTAAACCATCAACACTAGCCACAGCTACAAATATTCCATTGCCATAGCAGACGCCAAGCCATTGATTGTCTACTATAGATGCTCTTGTTGTCCATTTTATTCCGGGCATCATATCTATATTAGAAACAGTAAGACTTCCTGTTATGTCTAAATCATTATTGATTAACTTGTGACTATGTTTATTTTGCTCGTCTATAGTTTTTACAGCTCCAGAAGTCATTGCTCTATTGCCCGTACCTGTATAAGATACTGCAACAAAACATCCATTTCCATAGCACACATTTACCCAACCATTGTCTACAGCACTTCTTCTAATTGTCCAAGTAATACCATCAGGAGACGTCATCACTCTATTTCCAACACCCGAATAAGCAATAGCTACAAACAAACCTTCTCCATAACAAACATTATACCAGTTGTTGTCAACAGGCGTTGTTCTGATTGTCCAATCAACACCATTTGGAGATGTCATTACGCGATTACTTGTCCCACTATAAGAAACAGCTACAAATAATCCATCACCATAACACACAGATATCCAAGAATTGTCAACAGGTGTCGTTTGTATTGTCCAATTGATACCATCAGGAGATGTCATTACACGATTATTTGTTCCTGTTTCAGATACTGCTACAAATAAACCATTTCCATAACATACACCTACCCAACTGTTATCTACAGGTGTTGTTCTTAAAGTCCAATCAATACCATTAGGAGAAGTCATCACTCGATTTAGTGTTCCTGTGTAAGAAACAGCTACAAATAATCCATTACCATGACACACAGAAAACCAATAGTTATCAGCTGCTGAAGATCTACTTGTCCAAACAATACCATCAGGAGACGTCATTACTCTATTGCCAGTTCCAGAATTAGATACTGCAACAAACAAACCATTGCCATAACAGACTTTATACCAGTTGTTGTCTGCTGCTGATGTTCTACTTGTCCAGTTAGCGCCATCAGGCGAAGTCATTACTCTATTTCCTGTACCTGTTATAGATGTAGCTACAAACAAACCGTTTCCATAACATACTCCATACCAGCTATTGTCAACAGGTGTTGTTCTTGATGTCCAGCCTGTACCCGACAATGTAACGTTTTTACCAGAAACTACTAGATCCCCTTCAATGTCAACATCATTATTGAAAATACTATGACTATGATTGTCTTCAACATCTATTTGTTTTACAAAACCTGATGTCATCACTCTACCTGTAGTTCCTGAACCAGCTACTGCAACAAACATTCCATTGCCGTAACATGCACCATACCATAAAAGGTCTGCAGCAGTTATTCTTGATGTCCAGTTGATTCCATCAGGTGACGTCATTACTCTACTACCTGTTCCTGAATAAGCTACAGCTACAAACATTCCATCACCATAACAAATACTATAAAATGCGACGTCAATAGGTGTTGTCCTTACTGTCCAATTGATACCATCAGGAGATGTCATTATACGATTATTTGTCCCTGATGATGCAACAGCAACAAACAAACCTTTTCCATAACATACTGCTTGCCAGTTATTATCGACAAGTGTCGTTTGTATAGTCCAAGTAATACCATCAGAAGAAGTCATCACACGATTATTTGTTCCTGTTGCTGCAACTGCAACAAAAAGACCGTTTCCATAACATAGTCCTGCCCAACTATTATTAGCTGCTGATGTTCTAGTTGTCCAAACAATACCGTCTGGAGACGTCATCACTCTATTTCCTGTTCCAGATATTGCAACAGCTACAAACAATCCATTACCATAACAAATATTATACCATTGATTAGATGCTGCACTTGTTCTGTTTGTCCAAGTAATACCATCAGGAGACGTCATCACTTGATTACCTGTTCCAGTGTATGATACAGCTACAAACAATCCGTTACCATAACATACAGCATACCATCCTATGTCTACAGGATTATATCTTGTTGTCCAGTTGACTCCATCAGGGGATGTCATTATTCTGTTGTTTGTGCCTGTACCCTGATAAGCAACAGCTACAAATAATCCATTACCATAACAAACTTTTGACCAATCAGCATCAACAGATGAATCTCTTAATGTCCATTCTATACCAGGAACAACTTCTAAATCTGATACATTAAGACTCCCTCGTACATTAAGATCATTGTTTATAAAATTGTGAGTATGATCATACTGTTCATCTATCTCTTCTATAAAACCAGATGTCATGACTTTATCGTTAGTTCCTGAGAAAGAAACAGCTACAAACATCCCGTTACCATAACATACAGCATACCAGTTGTTAGCAACTGTAGTTGTTCTTGTTGTCCAATTGATACCATCAGAAGATATCATTACTCTATTACCAGAACCTGTTTGAGCTACAGATACAAAAAGTCCATTACCATAACAAACTCCTAACCACTGGTTGTCTACAGGCGATGTTCTTATTGTCCAATCTATGCCATTAGGTGAAGTCATTACTCTATTACCCGTACCACTATTAGCTACAGAAACAAATAGTCCATTTCCATAACATACATCAATCCATGCATTATCTACAGGAGTTGTTCTTAAGGTCCAAGTAATACCATCAGGAGATGTCATCACTCTGTTGGGAACTCCTGTACCATTAGCAACAGCTACAAATAAACCATTACCATAACAGACTGAAACCCAAGGGTAATCTGCAGGTGTTGTTCCAATAGTCCAAGTGATGCCATCAGGAGACGTCATCACCCTATTTCCTGTTCCCGATGCTGCAACAGCTACAAACAATCCATTACCATAACAAACTTTATACCAGTTATTATCTGTAGGTGTTGCTCTAGCTGTCCAATTAATACCATCAGGAGACGTCATAGCTTTATTTGGAGGTGATGAAGTACTAGCAACAGATACAAACAAACCATTACCATAACAAACTGATCCCCAACTATTATCTGCTGCTGAAGTTCTTGATGTCCAGTTTACGCCATCAGGAGATGTCATTACTCTATTACCAGTTCCAGAGTTAGATGTTGCAACAAATAAACCATTTCCATAACATAATCCATAAAAATTATTTGTTGGTGTTGTTCTACTTACCCAATCATATCCAGCTATAACATTACCAACACCTGTTGCACCTTGTTGTCCACCAGAAGGTCCTGTCACTCCCTGAAGTCCTGTTGCACCCTGTGGTCCACCTGATGGACCTGTTGTTCCTTGTAATCCTGTAAAACCTCTTACACCTGTTATACCAAATAATCCTGTGAAACCTTGAGGCCCTGTAATACCTTGCCCAGTAACACCTTGAACTCCTGTCGAACCCCGAAGTCCAGTTGCTCCTTGAGGACCACCAAATGGGCCTGTCACACCTTGAATACCAGTTGTTCCTCTTAAGCCTGTAATTCCTTGTAGACCTGTCTCACCAGTTATTGCAAGCCCAGTAAAACCCTGTTCCCCAGTAATACCTTGTACTCCAGTTTGTCCTGTTATTGAAAGTCCAGTAATACCTTGTGAACCAGTTGTTCCTTGAAGTCCAGTAACACCCTGTTGTCCTCCAGTTGGCCCTGTAACACCTTGAAATCCTGTAAATCCTCTTAAACCAGTGATTCCTTGAGTACCTGTACCTTGTATTCCAGTTACTCCTTGTATTCCAGTTATACCTTGTGTACCATTAAGACCTGTTATACCTTGAATTCCTGTTTGTCCCTGAATTCCATAACCTGTAGTTCCTTGACTACCAGTAACTCCTTGTGAACCATTTAAACCTGTTGAACCCTGAAGACCTTGACTACCTGTGACTCCTTGAGTACCTGTCTGTCCTTGACTGCCTTCTAATCCTGTAAAGCCTTGTTCTCCTGCTAAACCAGTTGTTCCTTGAACTCCAGTCACTCCTTGAAGTCCTTCCAACCCTGTCAAACCTTGAGATCCAGCAGTTCCTTGTGCACCTGTTGCTCCTTGAAGTCCTTCAATACCTGTTATTCCTTGTTGACCTTCAAGACCTGTTATTCCTTGGAGACCAGTAGATCCTTGAAGACCTTGTGCACCTGTAGTCCCTTGGATTCCATTAAGTCCAGTAGTACCCTGATTACCATTTAACCCTGTCAATCCTTGAAGTCCAGTATCTCCTTGAATGCCTTGTGGTCCTTCAAGACCTGTGTTTCCCTGAATTCCATTTTGACCTGTAGTACCTTGGATTCCAATTAAACCAGTCTCTCCTTGAGTACCATTTAACCCTGTCAATCCTTGGAGACCTGTGATACCCTGATTACCGTCTAAACCTGTAAAGCCTTGTATGCCAATACCTGTAGATCCTTGATTTCCTTCAGCACCAGTTGCACCTTGTAAACCATTTAAGCCAGTTGCTCCTTGTTGTCCAGTTTCTCCTTGAATACCTTGATTACCATCAAGACCATTTAATCCTGTAGAACCTTGAACTCCTTCAAGTCCAGTAGTTCCTTGATTACCTTGAGCACCTGCTAATCCTGTTTGACCTTGTATACCATCTAAACCTGTAATACCCTGTAAACCATTTGAACCAGTAACACCTTGAGTTCCATTTTGACCTGTCACACCTTGTGTTCCGTTCAAACCTGTGTTTCCCTGAATTCCTTCTAACCCAGTTATTCCTTGCAGACCTATTGTTCCAGTTTGGCCTTGTAATCCTGTTAAACCTTGAATTCCAGTAGTACCTTGCAAACCATCTAAACCTGTGCTTCCTTGTGTTCCCTGTAAACCAGTAGAACCTTGAGTACCAACTAAACCAGTTGTGCCCTGAATTCCTGTACTACCTTGTTCACCTTGAGCTCCTTCTAAACCTGTAGCTCCTTGATCACCTTGTAAACCTTGTACTCCAGTAACACCCTGTGTACCATCAAGACCATTTAATCCTGTTAAACCTTGCGATCCAGTACTACCTTGTTCTCCCTGTAAACCATTAAGTCCTGTTTGGCCTTGTGTACCTGTCTCACCTTGATTACCAAGTAAACCAGTGACACCTTGTGAACCCGTAACTCCTTGATTACCATTAAGACCACTTAAACCTGTTTCACCCTGTAGACCAAGTCCTGTAGAGCCCTGAAGTCCTTGTGCTCCTGTTTCACCTTGAAGACCTGTTACGCCAGAAGTTCCTATAGTTCCTGTACTACCTTGAGAACCTGAAACACCTGTGTTTCCTTGAATTCCAGTAACACCCTGTGTTCCATTTTCTCCTTGCAAACCAGTAAAACCTTGAAACCCTGTGACACCTTGAGTTCCTTTTACAGCAAGACAAAAGTTTGTTTTAGAATTATCTGAAAAAGAATTGCTATGATTGATATAAGTTAAAGAAGGAAATCTAACATAACCTGTTGCGTCTTCAGCATCAGCATTTATAGAATAACTAGCAATTCTTGAAGCATCTTTTTCATCTTGTATATAGATGTAAGAACCTGCTTTACCTAAAAAAAGTAAGAAACTAGAAATATCTACTGCAGAATCATTTAAGTTGTCGACAAATGCTGCTGTAACCAAAGACAAATCTGAACTATTAAGTTTAAAATTTCCCGAACCTGGATCAGAATCTGAGGTATTATTAGCAAAACGATATAAAGCACAAGAAGCTGACACACCATCAAGACCTTGAGTACCTGTAACTCCTTGAATACCTGTGTTTCCTTGTGATCCCTGTAAACCTGTTGAACCTTGAACTCCATCAACTCCTGTAATACCTTGAGTACCTTCTACACCAGTTGTTCCTTGTACTCCATTTATCCCAGTGTCACCTTGCAGACCTTGTAAACCCGTAACACCCTGAAGCCCTTGAGAACCTGTATTTCCTTGAATTCCTGTTGCACCATTTAATCCTGTAAAACCTTGTAATCCTTGTCCAGTTTCGCCTTGAATTCCTGTTATTCCTCTTAATCCTGTCTGTCCTTGTCCCCCAGAAACTCCTGTTGAACCTTGTAGACCATTTAATCCTGTCAATCCTTGAGAACCAGTGTGACCTTGAACTCCTTCAAGTCCAGTAGTTCCTTGATTACCTATTAAACCTGTTTGACCTTGTGTTCCAGTTTGACCTTGTTGTCCCGTAGTACCTTGACTACCACTTAATCCTGTCAAACCTTGTAAACCTGTAGATCCTTGATCGCCTATCTCGCCTTGTGAACCTATTCCAGTTTGACCTTGTAAACCTGTTGTACCACGCAAACCTGTAACACCTTGTTCTCCTTGATATCCTGTAGATCCTTGAATACCAGTATTACCTTGACTTCCTGTAGCACCTTGAGGACCATTAAGACCTGTTATACCTTGAAGTCCTGTATTACCCTGTGCACCAGTCAATCCTTGTACGCCTTGAGAACCAGAAAGACCTGTAGTTCCTTGTTGACCATTTAAACCTGTGAATCCCTGTGAACCTGTAGATCCTTGTAATCCTGTAATACCTTGGTTACCTATAGTACCCTGTAATCCTGTTTGTCCTTGAAGGCCTGTCTGACCCTGTGAACCTGTGCTACCTTGAAGACCGTCAAAACCTGTTGTACCTTGTAATCCAGTATTTCCTTGAAGTCCTGTCTCTCCCTGAACTCCAGCAGTGCCTTCTAAACCTGTAACACCTTGTATTCCTGTATCACCATTTGAACCTTGTAATCCTGTCACTCCCTGCAAACCAGTTGCACCAACACCGGAAAGACCTGTAGTACCCTGAGCACCAGTTTCTCCCTGTTGTCCTTCTAAACCTGTTGCACCTTGAGTTCCTGCTTCACCTTGTAGACCTGTCTCTCCTTGTATTCCTGTATCACCATTGTTTCCAGAGACACCAGTTACACCTTGAAGACCAGTTTGACCAACTCCAGCAAGTCCTGTAGCTCCTTGAGCTCCAGTAATCCCTTGTAAATTGCCTAAACCAGTAATATTACCAGTGATAGCCAAATTACCTTCTAAAAATAAATCTCCTGTTACAGTCAAACCACCGTTCAATTGATTGTCAAGAGTCGTTATATTGGCTTTTTGTCTACCACTTGTAAGTATATATCCTTCTGTTGTTGTAGCAATGAAAACACCATTACCACTACAATTTGAGTATATAGAAAGGTCAGGTGTTGTCCGTTCTGTCCATGTTATACCATCTGTAGAAGTCATAATTTTTTTTGTAGAAGTTTGATACGCTGCAGTAGCTACAAAAATACCTTCACCATAACTAATACTTGTTATAGGTTGTGTAAAAGGCACAGTTTGTACAGACCAGTTTACACCATCAGAAGATGTAAGTAGAGAAGGATCAGAACCTATTTGAACACCACCTGCCATCACAAATTTTCCATTACCATAACATACGCCAAATATTGAAAGACTTGGCACTGGAGGTGCAACAGTTGTCCATGAAGTTCCTGAAGATGATAAAAACACACGACCATCTACACAAACAATTACAAAAGTGTTATTCCCGAAACAAGAAGTCGAAGGTGAGTTATCAACAGGTGGAATTAAAGATGTCCAACTGACACCATCATGAGATGTCATAAATCTGTTTCCAGGTGTATCATATGCTGCTGCTACAAAAATACCATTACCGTAAGATACAGTAACCCAACCTAATGTGTTATCCGATGCAGCTCTACGTGTCCAGTTAATACCATCAGATGATGTTAAAACTCTATCATTAACACCATTTGTACTTACAGCAACAAATAATCCGTTACCATAACAAATTCCACCCCAAAAATCATCTCCAGTAATATTACGTGAAGTCCAATTAACACCATCAGGTGATGTTAATAAAACATTACCTGAAGATGCTAAAGCAACAAACATGCCATTCCCATAACAACATCTCACTAAACTTAAAAGTTGATTTGGAGTTCTTGTTGTCCAAGTTGTGCCTATAGTTGTATCAGCAGAAATACCAAAATATGAAGCAGGAACAGATTTTAAAATGTTAGAACCTTCTTCTTTTACAATAACACTCCCAGGAGAAGAAGACTCTTGCGTATTTAAGTCTACAGAATCAGTAAAGTAATGTAAACCATTATATTGATTAATAGATGAATTTGATTTATCTATAGAAAAGCCACTTGACATAACTCTATTGCCAGTACCACTATTTGCTACAGCTATAAAAGAACCATTACCATAACATATTGACGACCAATCATTTGTTGCTGAAGTCTTTATTGACCAAACAATACCATCAGACGATGTCATGACGCGGTCATTTGTTCCTGTATTAGATATAGCAATAAAAAGACCATTACCATAACATACAGATTTCCAGTTATTATTTAATGCTGAAGTTCTACTTGTCCAAGTAATACCATCAGGAGAAGTCATTACACGGTTATTCGTTCCTGTATCAGCAACAGCAACAAACAAGCCATTTCCATAGCACACTGAAGTCCAATTATTGTCTATTGCTGAAGTCCTGATAGTCCAAGTAAAACCATCAGGTGATGTCATCACTCTATTACCAGTTCCACTATTAGATACAGCAACAAATAAACCATCACCATAGCATATCGAAGTCCAACTATTATTTGCTGCTGAAACTCTAGCTGACCAGTTATTACCATCAGGTGAAGTCATTACTCTATTGTTTGAACCATTCCCGCTAGCTACAGCTACAAATAATCCATTCCCATAACAAACAGAAGACCAGTTATTATTATTAGTAGCATTTTTTACATACCAAGTCACACCGTCACTTGAAGTTATTACTCTATTTGTTGCACCTGTATTAGCTAAAGCAACATATAACCCATCACCATAACAAACAGCGATGTAATTGTTATCAAGAATGTTGTTTCTTGTATACCATGTACAACCATCATGAGAAGTCATTATTCTATTAAGACTTCCTGATGTAGCTACAGCAACAAAAAGATCTTTACCATAGCATACTGAAGACCAGTTGTTATCTGCAGCACTAGTTTTACTTTCCCAATTAATTCCTGATATTATATCTACACCTGCAACTTCAAGATTCCCAAACATTTTAACATCGTTATTAACAAACTTATGTGTATGTTTTTCTTGTTCATATGCTTCTTCTAAATCACCGGATGTCATGACAGGAGAATAAGCACCACTACTTGCTACAGCCACAAATAATCCATTACCATAACAAACAGAACGCCACGTGTTATATTCTCTCAAATATCTTATAGTCCAAGTAATACCATCAGGAGATGTCATCACACCATCACATTTACCTCCAGATGAAAGCTGTGCAACAGCTACAAACAATCCTTTACCATAACAAACGCAAGTCCAATAGTTATCTACGGGAGTATATCTTGAAGTCCAAGTGATACCATCAGGTGAAGTCATCACACTATTATTTGTCCCTGTAGCAGACACTGCTACGAACAATCCCTTTGCATAACAAACACTAAGCCATTGATTAGGAGATGCTGGTGTTCTACTTGTCCAAGTAATACCATCAGGAGACGTCATCACACTTCCCTCTGCAGATACTGCTACAAATAAACCATTACCATAACAGAGTCCCCACCAGCTGTTATCAGCTGCAGAAGTTCTACTTGTCCAAGTAATACCGTCAGGTGAAGTCATCACACGATTATTTGTTCCTGTTTGTGCAACAGCTACAAACAAGCCATTACCATAACATACAGACACCCACCCATTGCTTGAAGCAGGAACTCTACTTGTCCAAGTAATACCATCAGGAGATGTCATCACAGAGCCTGGTGAGACAGCAACAAATAATCCATTACCATAACATACTGCTATCCATGCAGTATCAATAGCAGGTGTTCTGCTTGTCCAGTTTATACCATCAGGTGAAGTCATTACTTGATTATTCGACCCACTAACTGAAACAGATACAAACAAACCATTACCATAACAGACACCAAACCAAGCATTGTTTGATGCTGCAGATCTTTTTGTCCAAGTTACTCCAGCATTGGTTGAAACACCTGATACATATAAATCATTTGTTATTGTTACTTCATTATTAATAAATCTGTGTGAATGTTGCTCTTGTTCATACATTTCTATTATTCTACCTGATGTCATTATTCTGCCCATATACTCGACTGCAACAAAGACACCGTTCCCGTAACATACTGATGTCCAGTAACCTTGTAAAAGTTGTGTTTTTAATGTCCAAGTAACACCATCATTTGAAATCATCACAACATAATCTTCATCAGTAAATGCTACGACAACAAACATCCCATTACCATAACACACAGTTTGCCAACCTGCAATAAAAGATGATGTAAGTGGAGTTATAGCTGTCCATGTAATACCATCAGAAGAATACATAAATGAATTACTATAAGTATTGTTTGCTACAGCAACAAAAACACCATTTCCATAACACACAGAAGACCAAGCATTATTATTAGGACTTGTTCTAATTGTCCAAGTGACACCATCAGGAGATGTCATTATTCTATTATTTGTCCCTGACCTTGCAACTGCAACAAACAAGCCATTTCCATAACACACACATTGCCAATCATTGTCAGCTGCACTAGCTCTAATTGTCCAGTTGATACCATCAGGAGATGTCATCACACGATTTCCAGTTCCACTCCATGCAACAGCAACAAATAATCCATTACCATAACAAATTCCAAGCCAATTATTATTTGCTGGTGCTATTCTAGTGGTCCAATTGATACCATCAGGTGATGTCATTATTCTATCGCCAGTTCCACTCCATGCAACAGCAACAAATAGACCATTACCAAAACACACACAAGTCCAAGATTGATCTGATGGTGTAGATCTATACGTCCAATTAACACCATCAGGGGATGTCATTACAGAAGTATTTGTTTCACTAGCAGATAATGCTACGAAAGTGCCATTCCCATAACAAACACTCATCATCATCTCATTATAAGTGCTTGATGATATTGACCAAGATTCTCCAGCTGCAGGTTGAACAATACCTGATTTTCCTGTAGCTCCTATATATCGGTAACCAGTTATTTTAAAAGGTTTAGCAAAAGCAGATGTAGAACCGTTAAAAGTTAATATACCAGTTTGATAATCAAAAATCCAAGATGATGCGTCTGTAGGGAATATCTCTGTGTTATTATTTTGAAAAAGTCTTATTTTATATGCTGTACCATATTTATCGCTTATCCAGTTTTTAAGACGAACACCACCGCTATAAGCATAATAACATTGTTGATTTGCAACAGAAGTGTCTTCAGTTAAAGTAAAAAGCGTATAATCTTGAGCTACATTCATTTTTGTAGCTTCAAAGGGAGTAGGGTCAATATTATCTGTCCACACTTCATTAATATTAATGTTTACAGTATTATCACCAATCTCTTCATAAAACCCTTTAGTGCTACTTGTTGTTCTTTTATTAATCAACGTCTTAAAAGATCGATCTTCTTTTGACCAAGCCACTTTATATCTCCTTAAAAATTATGTTCCAGACACTTGCATTCTTGAAGCTTTACCCGTAGATGTATTTCTCAATGTAACTCTCATAAAAACAACGCCACTAGAATTAGTAGATGTCATAGTTCCAAAAGACATATTCAAAGTGCTTCCAGAAGATGAACCTAATCTACATCCATTACCATCACCAAAAGCTCTACCTGCATCTAACCAATTACTTTCGCCTGGCAATCTTACTTCAAAATTAAGACTACCAGAACCAACTGCTGATATTGCTGTATAAAGTATACCAGTAAAAACGATACTCATACTTGAGTGTGCTACTCCAATGTTAGCAGCCCAAACACCTACTTGATTACCACTGAAAGTACTGTAATTGTTTCCTGATTGAGCAGGCAAATATCCTGAAGTAAAGTTAATATTTGGATAATCCCATACTGAATTATAAAGCATAAGATTTCCGTTCGAAAGCGCCAATGAACTGTTCCAATTACCTGTAGGATTACTATAATTCACTGGAATAACTGAAAAGTCTGTAGAAAGCAACCATCTGTAATTTTCATCAAACATATAGATATTTCCATTAGTACTATATGTAGACGAATAAGTGTTAATCAATCTATTTTCTGTACTTGATGTCGATGTTGCAGTTTTTGTCGATGGTTTTCTAGCAGTCACACTAAGTGTTGCATTTATACTATAAACATTACTTACTGATATTGCAACACCAGATACGCTCAAATTAAAAGCTGCATTATATGCAAATGAACTACCATCTATAGGTACATCTACAGAAGATATTCCTGACATAACATAAGAAACTGGATTTGTAGGTCTTATAGCTTTATTAGCTAAATTTGTTATAGTACATGAAACGTTAAAAGTATCACCATTTGAATAATATCTTATTCCTGATAAATATCTTGTACTTGATAAAGTGTTTTGAACTACAGTAGCACCTGTAGAAAAAACTGGTGTAGGATCTTGGTCGTCATACCATACTTTTGTTATTGATGTTACTTGATTGACGCTCGTTGAAAGATATCTCATTGTATGATATTTGTAACCTTCTGTTACTTGATTGTAATTTATTCGAGCATTTGCTTTTCGCCAAATTGTATTGTAAGTAGCAACAGATAAAATTTCAATTGTATTTGTGACTCCAACACCAAGCGTAACATCTCTACTTGATAATAACACGCCATCTTCAAAATGTTGTACCGCTCCTTCATCACCACTAAATGTAGAACCAACTTTAAAGTCAGTAGACGTGTTAGGACTAGATAAATTATATGTTCCATCAATAACATAGTCAGTTATAGAATCACCTGCAACTTTTCCATCTTGATACCATGAAGATGCTAATCCTGTAGGTAATATTGCATTGAATTTTGTTGTGTTAGATAATACAAGTGAGCCAGATAAAGCATTAGGTGGTGCAGGAGATATAGCTAACAACAATTTGTTTGTATCATCAAGAGCATTTGCTGTTATTGTTTCTGATTCCCATGCAAAGATACCACCTGTATAACCTACACCTAAAGGCAAATCATTAGCAGAACTTACACCAGCAGCTCCTGTTACACCTTGTATTCCTGTATATCCAAAACCAGCTTGGCCTGTTATGCCTTGCAATCCTGTTGTACCCTGTAGCCCAGTTTCGCCTTGGATACCTGTACTACCTTGATTACCTATAAAGCCCTGCAACCCAGTGGCTCCTGAGGCACCCGTCTGTCCCGAGAGACCTGTTATGCCTTGAAGACCGTTTAAACCTGTAGCTCCTTGAATGCCTTCTAAGCCTGTTATACCCTGTAGACCAGTTGCACCATTACCAGAGCCACCAAAATTTGTTCTTAAAAAACGTGACATTATTCAGCCTCAAGGTTAAAATGGCCAATAATTCTTACATCAGTTGAAGTCTCACTACTTATAAGAGAGATGCCTATATCTTGTTTTATTTTTCTATCAGCAGCATAGTATTGTTTAGGATATATCGGGATTCCAGTAGAAAGTGTTGCAGTACCACCTGATATATTTAAAAAAACTGTTGCTGTTTCTGAGTTATTTGCAATTTCAATTCCCATAACATCTTGTGAAAATTTAATAGTACTACTAGACATATTTATTAAACTTGACATATCTTCTGAGTCTGTGGGTTCATCTTGTCTAACAGGCATTGAACGATTGAATTCTGACATATCTTCTCCTTAAACTCTAGTACCTTTGTCTTCAAAATGTTTTTTCATCATGTACATAATAGCAAGAATTGCTGCATCATTTTTATTTTTTAAAGAATTCCAGATTCTATCAACAGTTATTCCCGGTACCATTATATCTGACATTTGTTTTGAGTCTTTTATTTGTTCAGACAAAAGTTCGATTAATGCTTCTAAACGAACACTAACATTTTCAATCGATTGATTTGTTTCTTTATTTTTCTTGTTTAAGATTGCAATACTACTTCTAAAAGTATTCTGTGTTTCAACATCTTGCAACTCTTTTTTCTCATTTTCTGTTTCAAAATCTTTATGAAAGTCAACAATTTGATTCACGATTTTTTGAAGATCTTGCTTTTCTTTTTTTAATATTTCGACTTTTTCAACTAGTGATTCAATTATTTTTTGATTTTGCTTTTGTGCTATTTCAAGTCCATCGCAAGAAGTTTTTATTTTTGATATCACATCACCAGAAAGATAAGCTTCAGAAATTAGTTTTTTATCGACACCAAGTTTTTCCAAAGTCAACAAATCATTCGAAAATATTATGCCTTGAACTTGATCATAACAAAAGTTCAAAGAACGTTTAAAATAATTAACTTTAAACTTTGTTCCAACGTTACACGAAAACATTTTTAATCTCCTTTAATTAATCTTAATATGTAAAACCAAACATACTTGTTTCATATGATTGGTTTACTTTTTCATTATGTTTTACTGTAACTGTTACAGTAGATGCTGCTGAACATTGAATTGATTTATCACTAAAATCAAAAACAACATTTCTATTATTCCAACTATTTCTTAAAGCACTTATTGTCGTACCATTTATTTTCAATTTAAACAATGCATCAGCTGTTCCTGTACATAAAATTTTCTCAATAAAAAATGAACCTGCGTTCGTATAAGTGTAAACAATAGTTTCTGTAGTTGGAACGTTAGAAGCTTCTTCATAACTTCTAAAACGACTAATCGATGTTGGATCTTGTTTTACAACAAGTCTTCTGTCGTTATCAACAAGCAAATATTGTAATGTAGTGTTGTCAGCTAAAGCAGCTATTTTTACATTCTCAAGTGTTATGTCACCGATTTCAACATTTGCATCAACAGAAAGTTTACCATCAGGAGTTAAAAGAAATTTTTCCCAACGTTGATTTTGTTCAACCCAACCATAATTGTGGGTGTTTGCTTCTTCAGCTTCACCTTCATGATGTGGATCAACAGTTGGTGGATAAACTGTAGCAAATGGAGAAAGGTTAATATTGCTTTCAACACTTGATGCATCTACAGCAGTGAGTTTGAAATAATATCTTGAATTAAGAGGAATTGGGACGTCAACATCTTTTACAAGAGCACAAACTTTCCCCTTGTAAGTTTTATCTATAACATTTTGAATGCCTGATTTAAAAAGAGAATAAACACCTGCAGGAGTAGCTGAACTATAAAGATTATATGTCTTTGCTTCAGACTTGCTTAGAGGTATCCAACCAAAAAATATGTCACCATTACGACGATACAACACTTGTAACTGTGGTACTGACATTTAACTTCTCCTTCGGTAAACAAAAGCGTAAAGTTCGCTATCTTTGTTAGTCCGAAGTTCTGAAAAAAAGGGTCAGATCATGTCCAACCCTTTTTTGTCAAAGAACTTTTTTCAAACAAATTTACGGGCTGGTTATGATATTACCTACATCATCAACAGCAATTGGAATAAATTTTTGTAACTCTTTACTAAATCCATACATAACTGAATATTCTTTGGGCACAATCATTTCAGAGCGTGGCAGAATTACTAAAGGACCCTCTTGTGCACCTTCAATATCATTAACAACTGGAGCGAGTTTGACGTAATTTCTAGTTTCATTATTCCAATTTACTAAACCATCTGTTATAAATTCGAAAACAACTTTACCTCTAGAAGCAGGAGCTATAGAAGGATTGTTTAATGTCGAACCTATAACAGTGTAACTTCCACCTTCAGTATTTGAATAATACAAGTTGAAAGAATCGACACCTGCACGGTAATCTATAAACAGACGTACAATCTGTTTTAAACGATAAATTATTTGAACACCTTGAATTGCCATTTATTTTTCCTGTGAAGTTGTTTCAACTTTCTTACGTCTTTTTGCTCTTTTTTCAATTTCTTGATTTATCTCGACTTTAGCTTCTTGCTTCTTTTCATCGAAATTAGGAGTAGATAGTTGTGAATTATCAGCACCCAAATCTTTTGCAAGATCAGCTACAACATCTTTTTTTTCAGCAACTACAACTACAGTTTCTTTCTCTTTAACTTGTACTGGACTTTTTAAAATTTCATCAGAACCTTTAGTTGTAATATCAGCCTGTCTTTCCCTCATTCGTCTCTCAGCTTCATTAAAATTAGGAATTGAAGGCTTGTCTTCATCTTTCTGTTTTTGCATTGGAGACTTCCTAAAGTTTCTTGCAGTCTGTCTAGACTCTAAACTTTTATTCATCTCCTTTGCATCAACACATGCTTTACTTGGGAGAGCTTTTTTCATTGCAATAGAAACGATTTTTTTATCTTCACTACACGTTTGAGGTGTCGAAATATTTTGTGATGCTTCTTCCTCTGTCACTTCTAACATCCATTTTGCTTTTAAACCAGCTTTAATAGATCTAGAAGTATCGCACACGTGAACATCGTAATAGAAATACTCGTCAGTTTGAATCTTTCTATTTTGATCAGTTAGTCTAAAGCCACCAAGTCTATTGCACTTGAAAAAACGATACATTTTAATCTCCCTTTAATCTTAATTTAATTTTTTATGCTTTAAACAAGTAATTAGCTCTTAGCAGCTCTACCAATTTCGTCTCTAGTATCATTAAAGCTACCAGGACCAATTGAAATCCATTCGTCATCACCCATTGATGATGGTGCAAAAGCTGCAGGATCATCTTTGTTGGGATCATGTTCAATAGGATGTGATGCTTCTTTGCCATCAGGATCTAACCACTGTTCAGTTCCCATTTCCATAGCCATAGGATCTCCACTTGTATCGTCAGTGTCGTCATCAAGCATTTCATCGACGTTTTCCTGATATTCTTCTTCCATCTTTCCCAGAGCTTCAAGTTCTCTAGAAATTCTCATAAGCTTTTTTGCAATTCTTTTCTTTCTATTTGCAATTGTTGCAGCTCTTCCAACTGCGTCTCTCTGGTCACTTCCCCAGTTGTTTGCAGGTGCAACTTCTTCTTCATGAGCTAAACCTTCTTGTGGTCCATCATAACCAATTGCTTCGCGGCATGCGCCAATTTCATCAAGATACGAAGCTGTTTTTTTAGTGTTCATCATATTCCTCCTTAAGGGATTTTAACTTGTAAAATGTATATATAAAAGACTTATCCAAACCTGTGATAATGTCTTAACCCTCTTCTTCTTTTCAACTGCATTCTATGCAATGAACGATATCTTTTCATTCTTGTTCTTAAATGTTGACGATGAGTTTTATAGTAAAACTTCCTTCTTGTCTTTGTTGTTCCACGACTCTTTCTTGGTCTTTTTATTCTAATTCTGTAACGTGCAACAACATAAGAAGCAACTTTGTCAAGAATATCTGCTAAATCAGAACGACCATGTTTATCTTCCAACTGGTCTGCGTAATCATGCAGTTTTGCTATAATAGAAAACATCAATCGCCCTCCATAATTTTCAACTTTGAATAATAATCAGAAATCTCAGATAGATGATCAAGAGCAATTCTCTTTGCAACATCATCGTCAGGAGTATGCTCATGTTCAACATCAATTCCCATTTTTAATTGTTCAGCATCAACATCTTCTTCTGTAACACCAAGTTCGTTAGCTCTACCATTAGTCAAAAAAGTAACAAACTTAGTAGCAAGTTTATAAATTTCAGTTTCAGCTTTATCAACATCATAACCCATAGACTCAGCCCACGCATGTAAATCAACATCTAATGGATTTGGATTTGTTTTCAAAAAAAATATTACATCTTCTCTTAACACTGTCACCTCTTGCTAAAAGACTATTATTGTAGTACTAATAAAAACAGTAGAATATTTAGGTTTTTCTACAATGACTAGAATTCAGTCTAGCATATCCAAAATGTTTGTCTATATAGTTTAAAATGGTAAAAAACTAAATAAAGTCGAGGGTATAAAAAGACACTCTTTAGAAGCTCAATTATGTAGCTGTTTATTGTTTAATATACAATGAAGGATGTGTTCTTAAATTCTTTACACTTGTCTCCCATAAAGGAATCAAAACTGAATATTGTTCTTCTATTTTTCTCCATTCAATTGAATCAGCGTATAAAATCTTAATTTTTGCTGTAGGATACTGTTCTCTTGTTAATTCAATTTTTCTTATATCTCTTCCCATGAAGTTCTTTGTCTCAACCCACTCATCAGTTTGCGACAAATAAAAATCTATCCAACAATTCTCTTTTCCCTTATCAGAAATCACTTCAAAAGGTTTTAACTCAAACATGTATTTGATTTTATTATAAATAAGATATCTAGCATAATTAGCTTCAAGTGTAGAACGCACACTATGTCCAATGTCGTTTCTATAACCATGTATTGAAAATGCAGTTTTAATATCTGGCTGTTTTCCAAATCTATGGTTTTTACTTCCCATTCTACTTTCACTCATCTTGCTCTTTGTCTGTTCTGTATGTGTTCTTCCTTTATTATGATGAATGATGTTTTTTGAATTGTTTTTCTTTATTGTATCACTAATGCTTTTCCTAGATTCTTCTGAATGACATTTGCCATAAAAAGGATTTTTTTCTCCCTTGAAAATTTCTTTACTTACACTTTTGCCTGCTATAGTAGTCTTCTCTATAAAATTGTTACTATACAAAGGGTCAGGATATTTAGAAGTATATTCTTGTTTTGTAATTTTGTGATCTATTTTTAAGTGAAAGTCTATTCTTCCTTTCCTCATCCCACATATTTTACACTCAACCCATTCATTAGAATTTGTACTATTAAAAATCAAATGACTATGTTTAGGGTCTTTAGAATAAAAACAATGCTTATATAAAGAAGGCTGTGTTACACATGCTTCTCCACATATCTCGCACTTGAATTGTTTTGTTTCTTGATTTGTTTTTCTTCTTGAAGCTCCACGTTTCATTCTCTTTTCTTCATCAATCACATATTTAACATTAAACATTTCTTTATACTCTTGAATTGACAACTTGTGATCTAATCTAATATGCTGCTGTAGATCTCCTCTCTCTTCCTGACATCCTTCAATTAAACATTTCATATTGCTCCTTTGTTTTATAGAAGTAATATAATACTTTAAATCTAACAACTTGTCAACTATATTAAACTGTTATCGCATAAAATATTATTAAGATAAACAAAAAGCCCCATCTTGTTTCCAAGACAGGGCTATAAGTTGTTGAATTGTAACTAATTATGGACGAGTGACTTCAATGAGACTTACGCCTCTTGGGTTCCATACACCAATTCCAATTTGTTCAAAAATTGACCAACCAATTAAACGATTGTCAGGATCATCAGCTGGAAGAACTGTAACATCAATTCTCTGAGGCATAACAGCAAGGAATTTCTCCTCTGTGCAAACAAAGATTGTACCAATAGGCACGACTCTGCTTACGATAATGTCTGCTCCCCAGATCTGAGCCATCAAACCAGTGTTTAACAAACTCTTCTGTGTTACTGGGTCCAACTGATCACGACCAAATTTACGAATGTCAGAGTAATCTCTAGCATTCATGAACATACGAGCAACGCGAAGGTCATGTTTTTCAACTTCTGCAAAAGCATCAGCAAGTGCATCTCTGTCAAGAGAGCCTGAAGCAGGTGTAATTGCGTTGAAAGGAAGACCTGTGTTAGGATTGATCTGTGCTGCAGCAACCTGGAGAGCGCTGAAACCAAGATCATCTTCACTTGCCTGAATGTCCTGTTTTGCTTTGTCCTGAGCACGGTCGATCAGGTTATATCTGCGTTCTTTGATCTGTGTGAACGGAATCTTCGGGTTTGAAGCAAGTTCAAACAGAGGAACGAGAATTCTTTTACCTTTTACGATTGTCTCAGGTGTCTGACCTTCTTCACCAATAACGATTGCCGGAACATCGACGTCTCTGTCATAGTAAGGAAGAGCACCCTGTGGCAGGGGATCTACAACTGCTGCACGACGGAACACACCTTCGTAATCAAGACGTTCACGAAGAGGATTCTGCATTGAAGCAGCAAGCTTCATCTTACCTTCTGGGGTAAGCAAGAGCTTCTCAATGGCTCTTTCTTTATCAGCTGCTGTCGTAATTTTCATGGAAAACTCCTTAATTAACTGTTGCTTTGTTTTTGTTTTTTGTTTTAATCAATAGTTCTATTAAATCTCACTGATGATCTTAGATATAAAGATCAAAACCAAGCCAAGGATCAGTAGGTGACGGAGCCTTTGAGACTCTACCAACAACTGGACATGTGGCAGAAAGATCTTCAGATGTGAGAAGACCGAAATCACTAGCATAAAGAAGATCACCTGCAGTGTAAGTGACATCGAGTGTGTCAGCTTCATTGCGTGTCTCATAAATGTCAGTTTCAAACGATCCCATAGAACGCATGACTGTGATTTTTCCCGAAGCAACAGCCGGGGTGTTTTCGAACGGTGAGCCTGCAGCATCGTTGAGGAAGATTCCAACAGGTGCATGAGTCGTACAAATGTCGACTTCATAATTGTCGGAATACATCGCAACCATACCTGCCAGGACTCCGTCCGGTGAGTCAGCTGTAATTCGGTCTGACGTACAACCAGCAGCGCCAAAATTCTGACGAGTAAAAGCGCCAGGAGCCAATGTTGACAGAGAATTTCTGTCACCTGGGAACAGGATACGAAGTGCCATGGAGTAACTCCTTAAGTTAAATTGGTACTTGTTATTAACAAAACTAGCAAATCTTTAAACATTAATTCTGTGTTTATAAAAGGATTAGAAAAAACAAGGAGAATAAATTCTCCTTGTTAATATCTAATTTATTCGTCCTGAGGTGCGCCTCTCCACATTTTTGAAAGAACTTCAACTTCAGGATCTCCAGAGAAATCATTTTGTTCAACCAAAGATGCATTTTTGTCGATACCAAAACTGCTATCTTCGACAGCTTCATTATCTCTCTTAAGAGGTTGATGCTTTGATGATGTAACAGTTTTTCCAGGTTCTCTTGAAGACTCTTTTGCAGGAGCTTCAGTAGATTCTTCTTCTGGAGTCTCTGCAGCTTCTTCAGCTGGTGTTTCTGCATCAGCTTTCTCTTCTTCAACAACAGGAGCAGCTGAACATTCAGCAAGTTTTTTCTCGACTTCTTCAGCATTTTCTTCAGCTGCATCACCAAGAGAGTCATGCTTATCAGCAGCACCAATATCACCTTTTGATTCAGCTTCTTCAGCTAGTTTGCGATGATGTGATGCAATCAGACGATAATTACGAGCAAGTTCAGCAAGTTTGTTTGAAGCTTCAACTGGTGTTGCAGGAGTTTCTGTCTCTACAGGTTCCGTAGCATCAGCTTTTTCTTCTTCTTTTTTTTCTTCAACTACAACAGGAGTTTCTGTTACAGGAGGAACTTGTGAAGCAGCTTCTTTCTCATCTTTTTCGACAGCAGGAGTTTCTGTAGTCTCAGGTGTTTCAACAACTTCAGGTTTCTCTTCAGTTTCTTCTTCAGCAGATTTTGTCATTGTTTCAATAACGCTCTGAATATGAGCAACTTTTGCTTCAGCTTCATCAGCTTTACCGTCAAGCATTTCTGCTTGTTCAATGTCATCATCTTCTTGTGCTTCAGCTGCAGCCTGACGATTGATTCTTACAATGCGTGACTGGCGACGGAGTTCTTTTTGTGCATCATCAATAGAAATAAACTCATGCTCACCAGCAACTTTACGTTCAAGTCTATCAATTTCGCTATCTTCAAGTTTTACGATAGAAGCAATTTTAGATTTAATAGCTTCATAAGAATCTTCAAGTTTTCCTTCAGCAACAAGTTGTTTTGCAATAGCAAGACCTCGACGTGCCTTACGTTCTACAACTCTATCATTACGTTCTGAAGCAAGTTTTTTCTTCAAAGATGCAACAGTATTCATAAGATTTGCATATTTTTCTTCATCATCTCCTTCAGGTACTTCTGCTTCACTTCCTTCAGTGTTTTCTTCAGAACCTTCATCGAGTTCTTCTGGTACGACTGGAGCAGCAACAGGTGCAGCACCAGCACCAGCACCTTGTGCTTGTGTTGTTACAGCATTTAATACAGCACTTTGAAGCTCGCCTTCAGTTGTTACTGCAGGTTGTTCGCTGGGTGCACTCATTTGCGATGATGTTTTTCCAGCAAGTTCATTTACCAAGTCTTCAGCAAATTTCTGTGCTTCAGCTGGTTCAAAAGTCTCTTTCGAAGCTTCTACGACCTTAACCAACTTTGACCCATTAAATACTGCGACTTTAGATCCACTTTTATGCACTTTTGCATGCCATGACCAACTCATGTTTTCTCCTTAGTTAAAGTAAAACTTGTTTTTTCTTTATTTGTTTTTCTGTTATGACAAAAAAATTCATATTATTTTCACTAGCATATTTTCTACCTGCTTCAAATTTTAAAATATTGCTAGTTAATGCTATATGAGATTTTGGCTTAACTTCAATTAAATCTTTTGAATTATCAATATAAGTAATTAAAATATCAGGCCTATAACCTCTTTTTTTCTTATTTTCATCAAAATATTCAATACTCATTGCCTCAGATTCATAAAACTTTACTTTAGAAATTTGTTCCAAAATTTGATAAACTTGCAATTCCCATGATGATCTATAATGAATTTCTTTATTATTCTTGTTTGAAAAAAACATTCCTTGCTTGAATCTTTTAGATGTATTGACGTTTCTAAACTTCCCTAATTTATGAGCTTGCGAAGTTTTTTCACTTAATTTTTCTCTACATTCTTGTGTTATAACTTTGCCTTTTCCAATTTTACTTAGTTTTTGACGAGTTTCAAGTGAAACAGTTCTTTTTCTTGATTTTTGAGCTTCACTTATCTTTCTTTTACCTTCTTCTGAAATTTTCCAGTGTGAAGAATGTTTTTTACCTTTTCTTAATAAACTCAGCTTTGCTTTAAGTTCAGGAGAATGTTTTCCTCGTTTTTTGCCAGTAAGAGATTCACTTATCTTTAATCTAGTTTCTAAAGACATTTTTCTGCCTTTTAAACTTTGACTTATTTTCTTTTTTGTCTCTTCTAACATATTACAATAGTTTAATTAACTGGTTACAATGTTGACAAACGACATAATTTGAAGTATAACTTGTTTTTTTGTTTTGGTCTACAAGATCATCAATAGTATAATTTTCTTCATGCTCACAGTGTTTACAAGCAACCTTCACATAAGAATTTTCTAATACAAAAGCGTTAATTTCTTTTGAAACTTTTTCTAAACTTGAAATCTTGATACGATTTATAATAGAAGTACCAAAACGCGCAGAAAAAAAATAAATTTTATCTTCTAACGAACCATTTTTAAAAACTTCTTCAAAACTTGCTGTCATTTTAGGTTCGCTGTTTCTATACCAAACCCAACGTGCTTCATCATCTCTGAAACCACATGTCCATATATCTGATTTTTTGTTGATTTCTGTTTTTGTTTCTTCGATAGATGAAAGTTTTAATTGCTTTAAAATTTCTAAACTTGCACGAACAGGATTTGTTGGGAATGTGTCTTTTAAACGTTGTATTGTTTTGTTTTTTGATGCATCTACAATAACAACATCTTTTTCTAAACGAAATGCTTTCAAATTTTTTTGCAAATCTAATACTTCTTTTGCTTCTCGCTCAAGTTTTTTTATGTTTAACGAATTAAAACTGAAAAAATTTGAAATAAACTGCATAATTATCCTTAACTTTTTCTTTTATTGACATAAGACAGAGGCATGTAAAAATCTTCACCTGTCTCTGTAATAAATAAACCGTACTCACCGTTATCAACAGAAGCAATAAATGTTACTTTCTCACCTTTAGTTATAACTGAATTCCCTTGTTCGTCAAACCAATATGTTCCTTCATCGTTTTCAACTGGAATATCTTGCGAAACAACAAAAATACTTGATTTTTTTGTTTCTACTTTTTCAACGTTAAGATCATTAGGTGTTTTCCAAACAGTCTTTCCATTTTCAAGTTTAACAATTGCAAGAGGACCACGTAAAGAAACAATAACTCCCTTTTGTCCTTTTTCTTTTCCTTTATTGATTTCAACTTTATCTTTGGGTTTTACTTTTATTTTTGATGCTGTTTTGTAGAGAGATTCTTCTGCGGAATAAAAACATCGTGGACATTCAAGAACAGATGTTTGTCCTGCATCTATTGTAGATGCTTTCACTTTCCAAAGATCAGTTTTAAATCCACATTTTATACATTCAAATTCATCAACTCTAGATATAACAGAAGTATTTGATGTAGGTTTTATTTCAAGAATAACAATTGGTTGTTGTGGCTTGAGCTCTAAATAAGTAGTTTTTGTATCTTCTAAACCTGCTTCATCTTTAATATCATGCGGGTTGTTATATGGAATATCTGTGTAATCATGATCTGAAATAGAGAAGTCTTTATTTCCAGATTCGTTTTGTATAGGGTGCGTTGCTTGTTTTTTTCCAAACATTTTTTCGAAAATACTTTCAAGTGAAAAACTTGATTTTTGTTGTGGCACAAATGCACAAATACTTTCTATTTCTTCTTTAGAAAGAACTTCACTTGCTTTAAATGTTTGTTTAAGTGCTTGATTTGAAGTATTGATTTCAATTGAACCATCTTCTTTAATTGAAATGTTAGCAACATCATTGTTCTTAGAAGCAGCTTTTAAGACTAAACCGTCATCTTTATACATAGCTTCAATTTTTGAATTAAGAATATTTGCAAGTAGATGATTACTTACTTCAGAAGAAGACAGGATTTTTCTAAAAACAGCACCTGCAAAAGCAGGATTTGCAACTAGTGAAACATCAAAAAAAGTATTGTTTTTACAAATTTCTGCAGAACGTCTTTTTGTTCCATCAGCAAGAGTAAAAGTACTTCCTTTATTTCCTCTTTTTAAATGGTCGCAATAAGTTGTTGGATCATTTGCTGTATTACCACAAATGCTACAAACTGTTTGTGCTGTAGTGCAACCCATAGAAACAGCATTGATAATTCCATTTTCAATGTTAGCAACAAGATCTTTATGACGTTTGTCTACAGAAAACAAAACGTCAATAAGTAGTGTATCACCCATATCTCTTGCTATAACATCAATGCATTTCCCTTTTGCATTTTCAAGACGTTGATCATGCTCAACAAACGTTGTTGCTCTCTTAAACGATTTATAATCTTTTAAGAGATCGTTACAAGTCCAAGCATCATGGTTGTCGTTTATAAACTTTTCAGATTCAGCAGTTATATTAAACCCGTTTTCTTCAGTTTTTACGCCTGCCATAATAGTAGTATGAATATAAATAAATTTTTCGGGATCAATAGTAGCAACAACTTGAAAATCAGCTTCTTTTTCAACAGCTTCTTTTTTTGATTCTTCAGCTAATACTGGTTTGTTTGCTTTTTTGCATAGAACATCCCAATTCTTTAAATTCCCTCCCAGGATTTCTATTTTTGCTGTCTTAAGCATCCCAGTTTTCGTAAATGACATGGAACCTCCCAAGTATCCCCGAATTGATACAAAATTTTGATAAAAGTTTCAGATTATAAAAACTTTAGAAAAAATATCACCACTTCAATTTGACTCGCATCCAGCCATTAAGGTCGCTGGGTAATGCAGCAACAACTCCAACACAATCTCCACCACCATTGACATTTGTGACAAGGCCATTAGCACTTGCATAAAGTTTTTGATTGTATGTATAAACAAGATTTTCATAAGCATTTTTGTTTAAATCAAACATACCATCATCAGACAGCATGACGACTTTATGACTTCCATTTACAGGATTGTTTTCATACCGATAAGGTCGAATTGGAGCTGCAAGTCCATCCATATCTTTAAAGTTATAAGGCTTTCCATCATAGTCTTCAAGTTTATAACCATTTATAAGAACACCTGCAACATCAGTAGGTGTCGCTTTTTCAACGATCATATTTCCGACAAATTTAACTATTTGTCCACCATACCAACCAGTTCTAAGAAGTTCAGGTCCAGGGTAAACATTTATTCCCCAGTATCTAAAATGAATTTTTATCATGGTTTTTGTCCTGGTCTGATAGGTCCAATTTTTGTTGGCCTAACTGTTTGAGGTTGTTTGACTTTACTAGGTCCTATCTGAGGTGTTCTTAATTGTCTTAACAAAGGTTTTTTCTCGACAGGTTGCTTTTCAGTAGGTTGCTTTTTCTCTGGAACAACAGGTGTTTTAGGTTTTAATTTAGGTGGAGTTATTTTTTTAGGTTCAGGTTCTTTAAAACCCTCAGGTACAATGAATTTCTTAAACAAAGGAATACTTGCAGCAACATGTTTGCAAATCAAATATCTTCTTTGTGGATCTCTTTTGTTTGGAGGTTGTCCATCAGAGTATTGTCGTTCTGAATAGTCTTTATCTAAAGCGTTAAAGTCAGCACCGTTATATTTCCAAGCATTACAATTACAAGAGACTTCAACTTCTCTACCTAGCATTCCTTGTGTTTTGCTTCCTTTTCCTGGAACTAACTTAAATCTTACATCATAAGGACCTTTACTCCAGTTTTGATTGCATCTCACACTGAAAGCCCATCTGCCATTTTTAGGGTCATTTCTTTTTGTTGTTGATATACAACCTTTTGCATATTTTATCGAACGTTGATTTGTTCTAAAAATCAACTCTCCTGCTGTCATTGCTATTTTTGCAAAAGGATGTTCGAACAATTCATCTACTTCAATAGTTCTTGTAGATAGAATTTCATTAGCTAATTTTTTTATAAAATCTTTATTCATTAGTAATCTCTTGCGTTACCTGTTATTGTACCTAACGTTCTTGCTTCATTCCACTCAGGTATTGCACCTAACTTTTCTTCACTTGTTTTTAAAATTTCTTCATAAAGTTTTTTAGAAGGGAAAATATAAGCAGAACCTGAACGATATACATCTGAATCAATATACTTGTCATTTAAATCGAAAATAATTTCAAACTTTATTTTCCAATGTTGATAAGGTTGTTTTGTTTTATCTTCAGAAAAACTTGTACTAATTAAGTTTAATTTTACAAGACTAGATTTAATAGAACTTACAAAACTACTTGCCTTTGTTTCGAAATCTGTCTTATCAACAAATTTTTGTTTCGAAACAGTCCTTACACTACTCAATATTTCATTTAAGACAAGTTTAACATTCATTGTTGTTCTCTAAAAAAGTATTTTTTAGTGTTTCACGTATTACATTTTTTATCTTGCTGATATCATGAGTCTCACTTAATTTCGACTCAAGTTCAAAAGTTATTTTTGAAATATTTTCTGAATAGAGTTCTTTTGCAGCACTTACTTTTTCAGAAATAGGAATATCTTCCTTGATTTTTGAAGCAAAAATCTGGGGAATATATTTTACCATTGTTTCAATTCTTGTCTTACTACTTGATGTTCCGTTTAATGTCAATATTTCGTTTTCTAAATTAAGAGCAGCTCTTCTAGCATTTTGTGAAAACTTTAAGTCGTTAAGCATTAAATCAGACCATGCTTTTTTCGAATTCTCTTCGACAATAACTTTAGCACCTATTTGTTCAGCTTTATCTGGATCAACAAATGGAATATCAGGTATTTCTACTTTATTTTCTGTTTCAGCAAAAAGCTTGACTTTTTTTACATCAGTTCTTTCTGGTTTTTGTCTTTTTTGAAGAGGAACTTCTAGTTCTTCAACGTCATTTTCTCTTTCTTTATCTTTTGCGTTCTCTTGTCTTTCATAACGTCTTTGTTCTCTTGTCTCACTTGTTTTAACTATCTTTTCGTCTTTTTTTGCAAACATTTCAGTTGAAGCATCAGGTATATATTTTAAACCCAACTCTTTTGCTCTAATTTCAGCAATTGCTGGAGCAAGAGTTCTACCTGCTTCAGTAGATGCACCATTCATCATTGCAAAATAATTAATATCAAGGGGTGTACCCTCAAATTTCTTAAGACGATCTTTAACAGTTTCAGCATCAAGGCCAAAACATTCAAGCCAAGTTTGCATATCAACTTGACCTTGTGTAACCATCTGAGCAAGCATTTGCTTATGTGCTGTATCATCAACAAAATTGAGTCTATTCCATTTTATTCTTGGATATAACCATCTAACTTTCTTATCTTTTTTAGCTGTTCCTTCTTCATACTCTGCCCAGTCGTTTCTTTTAGCCATTGGAAGAAACAAATTTTGAATTACATAACTTTCGATTCTTTCACGATAGATAGAGTATTTCTGATTCATAACTTCAAGAACTGTCTGACCATTTGCATAAGAACCTTCTCCTAACAAAAAGCTCTTATTAATCATTAACCCTATCAACAATTCTTCGTTTATCCAGTTCCATTCTGACTCAAGTTGCATAAGACCTTGACTTGTACCTATAAGATCCCAATGTAACTCATAGTTTGTAATAATTGCATAGTCAGGATCAGCAAAAGCATTATCGATTTGCTCTCTTATTTGGTTAAGATCAGCCATTCCTGCAGCTTCTGTCCAAATCAAGTGTTTTGGTGTCAAATGTCTTGCTGCAATAGCATCTTGTGATTGTCTTAATCTGTCTTTATAAATAAGAGTTTTAAAATTTCTTTCAATAATTCCAGTACCTACAAGATCATAATCAGCCATTTTATAAGCAACATGTGCAACATGGCTTCCATGATTAGGATCAGTGTTTAATGGAATTTTTTTCCCAGCTTGTATAAGTTCAATTACATCTTCAGGTATAGCTTTAAAAAGCGTACCTGTTTTGGGATTATCAGGACCATTATTAACAATTTTTTTCATTTGCTCGTTAGGAAGCAAATCTACACGCATAATATCAGTAAATTGTAATTTTTCAAGTTCTATATAATCAGGATCTAAAAGAGTAAGTTTTGACCATCTATTTTTTGTTTCACTCCAACGAGCAAAAGGAAAGATATTTCCTAATTTATAGTATTCAACACCCATTTGCAGAAGTTTATTAAATAAATCAATACCTTCTGTTGAACACATCTCTTCATACTCTTCTTGAATTTTTCGCGTCTTAATCTTGTCTCTGCTTGGAGGTAATGTCATTCTTATACTTGATATAGGCAGTTCAGCATGACAATCTATAGCAGTACTTACAAGAGGATCATATTTATAAAAATATCTACACCACGCATTTATTTCTCTATAATCTCTAGGTAATAATATTGAGCTTGGTTCAAATTCAGGATGATAAAATCCTGGCATCGAATTTTTTACGCTTGCACCACCACCACAAACATTTGCTGTCTTGTTCATAGTTTTCGACATTTGATCTACAACATGAAGCAAACGTTTGTTATATTTACGAGGCTTTCCCTGGTAAAATTCTGAATCTATAATTGTAGTGTCATTTCCAAACTTAATTGTAGCGCCATTTTTTTTCATACCGCTAGTATCAAGTTCAGAAAGTTTTTTTCTTTTTATCATTTTATTACCTTTATAAAAAGTATTAATCTGATTAATTCTTTAGAAAAAATTAATCTAAAATATTCCAATCAATGACAGAAGATTCATGGGGTCCATGTCTATGACGAAATCTAAATTCAGAATTTCTAATATAATCAATTATGTCTTGTTCATTTGCTCCTGTACTAGATGCTATATCTGCTGCTATCTCTTGAAAAGACATAGTTGGATGTTGCTCAAGTTTTAAATTTATTTCAGTCTGTTGTTCTCCAGTAAGTGATGTTTTCTTAAGTTGATAACGTCTAATTGCTCTCTTAATATAATTTATTTGAGTTGATGCAGACTGGTTCAAACTATCGTTTAAGTCAGCATCATCAAGTGTTTGAAGATTATCTAGTCTCTTTTTCAATATTTCTATTTGACCTTCCATGTCATAATCAGATTGCAAATCTTCAAGTTGCTTTTTCAAATCATCAATTTCAGTTTGCATGTTGTCGACAGCACTTGTGTCTACAGGCTCAGTACCCGTATCAACAGATTCTGTTCCTATATCACTAAGAGGATCAGACTGAGTAATGTCTTGTGCAAGATCAGGATTAGGTTGATCATCTGGATTAGCAGAATCAGCTGGCACATCAACAGGTTCGTTTGTTCCAGTAGCTTCGTCAGGAAGTGTGTCTTCAACAGGTGGTTCTAAAGGCATATCTTCAGGTGCTGCATGCATAACAAATTTATCAAGCCATGGATATTCCATATTATCTCTCCTTTTTTCTTTTTAGTCTTTCTAATGAACTTTTTTTGTATTCATAAAGTTTTACTTGTTTTTCCATTGCATTTAAAAGATCTAAAGCTTGCAATGAAAGTTTTTTTAAGCATAAAATATGAAAGTTTGTCGATATTTCTTCTTCTTTTTTTAAAGAACTAACATTTGAATTTAACTCTTGCGAATTTCTTTTCAATCTTTCTAATGCGTTTTTTACTTGCTCAATCTCTTTCATTTAGCGGGACCTTAATTGTGTTACTCTTTGCAAGTTTGTCACTGTTTTATGTGTTATTAAACGTCTTTTGTAAGCTTGATGACTAGATACTCTATCACCAGTAGCTACATAAGTTTGACTACCGTTTGTTCCAATAATACTTGCAGCACTAAAACCAAGTTCATTTCCTGTTGCAATATAAGAAGCATTTGCTAGAACATCACATAAGTCGTCTGTTGTTACCTCACCTTGTGTAGGTGCTTCAATAACAAATTGTTTTTTCCCGACTTTTTTCTCTTGCAAATTCTTAAGTTCTTTAATTCCTCTTTCAAGATAAAACAAGTCTAATCTTTCATCATAAATCAAATCTCTTAAATTTTTAAAGATTTTCGTATTATAGTGTCGACTAAATGGTGTTTTTGATGCATTCACACCCATTTTTTTAAATTTCATTACAGCTGCTGTACTGTCAAACTGGTCATAAACAATTTTTACAACTCTAAATCTTTGACACAAACCCTCAATATATTCATGAATAATATCTTCATCTATATAAGGCAATCCTTCAAACTCAGGATCTTTTAACGACCATACTTTCCATCTGTCTAGAACAACTATTGCTTTCTTTTCTTTTTTCTCTTTGCCATCTACAAGTCTTGTTCTTTCACGTTGTTCAACATGAACCATTGCTAGTGCGTAACCATTATGAGAAGAAGATGGATCGACAGCGATATAATGACCAGAATTATTATTGGGAGCTGTAGTTTCTGAATCTCTTTGTATGCAAGTGTCTATCTTTTCAGGATATCTAAAAAACCCAGATACAACAGAAGAAAATTCAGCACCAAACTCAGAGTCAAAAGACTCTGGGTTTCTTTTCTTTTCAGACTCTAAAAACTCGAAAGTGATTGTTTCGTTCATTTCCCAAGTTGGGATTCTGAACATTGCTTTGTTATGATCACCTTCTTCGTTTTCTCTTCCTACAGCATCTAAATACAGATCGTAAAAAATTCCTGCTTTAATATAAGGAGATGAAATACAAAGGATTTTGCCATCTGCACCAAAAGTAGCAATAGATGGAGTGAGCGCTTCATAAATCTGATCACCAGATCTATTTCCTTCATTATCAATATAATGTGCTATTTCATCAAGAATACCAATAATGATGTTTCCACCACGAATACCACGAGCTGTACAAGGCATTGCTTGAATCTTTAGAGAAACATGAGGGTCTAGAGCTTTTCCGTGTATTCGCATTTCTTGAGTATAAAGTTCAAGGTCGCGTTTTGTCCTTAAACGAATCTCAGATTGATTTTTACCTTCAAGATAAGGTGTAAACCATTTTGAATTAAGAATTCTGTTTTGTGTTGCTTTTGCTAAAATAAGTGCTTGATCTGTAGTACTAGCAATGTTGACAATACGTATTTCTTCACCTTGAGGCAATTTATAGTGTTTTTGAGGATCTACTTTTAAGATTAATTTATAAGCTTCATATGAAGAAATAACAGACGCAATAAAAGTTTTTCCAGAACGTCGACCACAAATAAGAACAAGTTCTATAAACTGTTTAGGTGTTAAATTTTTGATATTAGTTCTTGATTGTTGCATGAGATAGTTAAGGTAACCAACTTCAGTAAAATGTTTACCTTCTCTATCAAAAGGAAAAGATCTAATTTTTATAGATTTTTCAGTATCATCTAAAGGAAGCCCATAATAAATTTTTAAAACAAATTTTTCTACTGAATGTAATGGTTGGTCTAGATAAAATGGGTGCTCGCAAAAAGTGATAATATCAACTTCTTGTTCAGAATCATCAATGAGTCCCTTTGTTGCTTCAGCAAAAAGGGACTCAAACGTGAATGAAGTGTCTAATGAATCAATTGGCATAATTAACTATGTTGTGCAACAATTTCAAAAACCATATCTTCAGTTGTTTTATATTTTGACATAGCAACTTTGACAAGTACTTTTATCATACTTGCTGTATAGAGTTCTTTAAGCTTAGGACTTTCTCTTAATTTCTCTCTACCAATTGCAATCCAATGTCGAACCATACGTTCAGTAAACGAAGGATCGACTTCTTTTTGTAGTTTTTCTGCAAGTTGATTGCTTGTCAACATATCAGCATTAGGATCGTCAGGATGATAATACATCATTAAAACTTTTTGTTCTCTTTCAGGAAGTTTTTTAATTTCATTCATAAAAACTTGCATAATCTGTTTATTTCTTAAAACTTCATCTGGCAAAGGTTCATTGCTCTTAAGAGTGTCCATAAGAGTTATTGCATCACCACCTTTGTCGTCGCCACCAATTTCCTCAGACATACTTTTTATTGTGTCAGAACCAAATAGCTTAAGAACTTCTAAAACTTTATCGACAGGCATCCTGATAATTTTAGCAAACTCTTCTAAATCTGCTTTATTTTCATTTCCTTCGTCATCAACATTGTTAAATTCTGGCATTCTCTTGTTTTTTTCATAAAATGCTCGAAGAGCATTCTTAAATCTAATCTTGTACTTGTTGATATCAGAAACAATTTCGCCTTTTCCCAAAAGATTTCTAATAGAATGTTTATTAACTTTTGTGTTAAAAGCTTTAGCTATATAGCCTACAATTTCGCCTGCAGACTTTGGTGTGAGATCCATGAGAATTTCAAGAAAACTTGTTTCAATGTGGTGTCTTATTTCGTTTCTCTCTTTAGTATTTGAAGCAAGTTCAGAAACAGACTTCATCTTTTTACCAATAAGACCACCAAAAGTCTCTCTTAAGTCTTCAAACGCTGTGTTTTTCTCTCTCCTTGAACTTTTAGAATCCTGCAAAATTTTCACTGCATTTACAAGATCTTCATTTTCGAGTTTTTTTGATTTTAACCAGAACATCTTATGCTCCTTCTGTTTGTTTTGCTTTTCGTTTTTCTTTTCGTTTCTCTAAAATCCCTCTGCGCTTATCAGCATCTTCGCCAACTACACAATCAAGTAACCTATGTTCACTTCCTTTAACAACCCCTGAAAACATCGACATAAGTTTTTCAACTTCACCTTTACACTCAGGACATTCAGGAATTGGTGAACTTACATGCAAATAATCTTCAAATTTATGTTTGCATTTTTTACACAAAAACTCATAAATAGGCATAGACTACTCACTTTTTTAATTTCATTTAATTTTTAAACGTATACGCGTATCTTTTGACGCTCTTTGTAACGTTTTTTAATACATTCAACACAAATGACTTCACCATACATCGTTTCAATTATTTCTCTTGACTTTTTATCTATAATCTCTACTTTAATACGTGCATAATCTTCTTTTTCTAGATTGCAATTCGAGCAATGCATCGTTTAATCCCTGTTAATTATTTTATGTCAGACATTTTTGTCGTGCCTTCTCCAGATCTTTCTCTATCAATCATTTTCGTCTTCATTCTTGCATTCTTTTTAAGCATTTGATCTTTCAATTTGAAACTCTGACTTGGACCATCACATATAAAGTTTGTTGTTGGTGTAAAAATTTTCTCACAAGTTCCTTTGCAAACTTCACAACTTACTTCTGGTGTAGATGCCATTGAATGAAATGCTTCCTGAATGTTCATACAAGATTTGCACTGGTATTCATACGTCGGCATATATTAATCCCCTTTAATTTTAATTTAATTTGTTTGTACTACTAAATTATATCTTGTTTTCAAGACTCTTGTTCTTTAAGTTGCAAGAAAACACAATATAGTCTCATAGCTTATTAGAAGAAGCGAGTATAAAAACTATAGAAATGAGAAATAATCTAATCTAAAGATGAGTTTGTAGAAGCATTGTTTTGAAGTTAAAATCCAAATGTTTCTTGAATTATTTGAGTGTTAAATATTTGTCGATTAGTTTATGAATTTTGCTGTTGAAAGTGAAGCCAAGTTGATGAAAGAAGAAATGTAAAAATTCGTGAAATAGAATAAATAAGTTTTGATCATTTCTTATATAGATAGTATTAGATGCAGGATGATAAGCAGCTCTGTCGCTTTCGACTATCCATTGTGGTAGTTCTTTGCAAGTGACAATTTTGGGTAGTTTTATAAGTTTTAAAATATTTTTTCTTGATAACATAAAACAGACTTTAAAAAAGTGACAACAAATTGTGAAATTCCAGGCGATGTTTGCTCACTATTACCTGCAATATTTAATGTTTTTATAGTATTACATTTTAACCAACTAACAAATTGTTTTTGTTGAAGCTCTAAATTTTTATTTATATCAACATCAAAATAAGGTTTATCATATTGTGTAATTGCTTTTAAAGTACATTTTTCGCCAGAAGAATCAAAGTTTGTAGCAAATCTAACTGTCCCATCAGACTCTTTTACGTTTTGAAAAGTTCTTGGTGGATAATAATATGAAGAATGCTCTTGCATTCCATACAAACTTTTAAACTCGTGTTTTCTTCCTTCTTGTGTTCTAAAACTTGCTGGCATCCAACCTCCTGTTTGTAATCCAAGAGATTTTGCTGCAATTAATCCAGCTTCATTAGCTCCTGTTTGTCCACCTGATATAATTTTCTCTACTTGAATTTTGTACCAGTCAATTGTACTTGGAATACTTTTTGTTTCTCTTGCATAATCTAATTTTACAATTAAATCAGGTCTATGAATTTTGACCATTTTGCCGATAAGTGTCGTATGACAAAAAAAATTCCCATCACGTTCAATTTGCTCTTTTGATGAAGAACTACTTGGGCACCAACAACAAAGTATGTATTGTTGATTTTTGTCTAAACTCTCAAGCCAAGCTTCTATAGTGTCCCAACGATCTGAATAACTTTCTCTTAAAACATTTATGTATTCATCGACAGAACTGTTACAATTTCCAAGTCTAATTCGAATTCCATTTATGTCTAAAGGAAATAAAAAATCTAGTTCTTTATATTTGCACCATTCAGGCTTCCAGCAAGCAACACTAAACTTATTGTCTAGTTCGTATTTTTTTGCTTCAAAAAACGATGTAAGTAAAATATTGAATTCTAACATAGAACTTTATATACAAAAAGAGCTGACAAGAAATTTATTTGTCAGCTCTTTGTTTTAATTTATATGTTTATGAATCTGAATTACACGCTCTTGACCTAATGCTTTTTCTTTTGTGGGATGTCTACCCAATAATCTATCTTCATCATGTGTATATAAACACCATTGTTGCTCAGAATCAGGTCTTTCATCTTTATCTTTTTTAGGACATCTTTTAATTATTGCTATTTTGCTAGAACTATCTATAGCATCACTATTCGTATTCAATCTAGAAACCAATTGACTTATAAAGGATGTCAAATCTAGATAACTCGCGTTTTCTCTAAGTTTGAACTGTTTGATTAGTTCCTTAGACAGTTTTTTCTTTTTATAAAGAATTTCAGCATTTTGCTCTAACATGTCTTTGCCATTTTGAGCGTAATCGCGTCTTTCTTTTAAAGGTTCTAAGATTTGTGCAATAATTTTCTCTGTATTCATCTTAAAACTTCAAACCTGAAATGTTTTTTTAAAATCTCGTTTTTTAAATTATTTTCAAACTGTGTTGCTGTTGTTTTTAAACTTGGATTAATTCCAATTGTGAAAGTTATTATAGGCGGTTTAGCAGCAAAATTTGCAGGTAGTTTTTCTTCAATTGAAGCAAACCCTTTTGTTTGACGGATAGTTTCAAGCAAAATTTTTAAACTTTCAGCAGTCAAACCTAAGCTTATTGACGTGCTAATCTCTTTAGTATTTTGACCAGGATCAGTTGGTAAAATAGCTTCTTTTAAAATTTCATTTGCTATTTTCTTGACTTGCTTCTGTTTCATTAACTTCTTCTACTTCTTCTTCTATTTGTTGATTATTTGATACTCTTTTTTTTATAGCAGCATGACCCAAACCTAAAGCTGAAAGCAAAAATCCAAAAATTGTTACAGCTTTATAAAAATTTAACGCAAAGCCCTCAGGAAATCCATTAGGCCAAATAACCAACATACTTGGAACAAGAACAGACCAATAGAGAAGCGCAATTGTTCTTTTTTTGCCATTAAGAGTTTGCCAAAAACTTTTTAGCATAAGTACCCCCTCCAGATCTTATCGACTTTTGTATTTCCAAACTGAGTAATTATACTCAGTCTTCATGGTTGTAGGAAATAATTTAAAAATTTCTTTGATTTTATCTGCTGATAAACCAGCTTCTTGTGCATAAAAAAGCGTGTCATGAAGTCTAGAAAGTTGTTGTTCTGTGTGATCTTCAGGAGGACTTTGATCTGTTGTGCCCATGGGTTTATCTGGCACACCTTCTTTAATACTTGTTTTTAAAATTTTATCAGCAACTGCTTGCACATTCATTATGATTCCTCCGTTGTTTCACCATCAAACTCTTCATCATCTTCTAAAGCATCTTTTTTTGTTTTATGAATTGTCTTATCTTTATGATGAGGTGGTGAATATATACTATACATTTTTAAATCTTCTTTACCAGTATTTACTATGTTGTGTGTTGCACCTGCAGGAACTACTACAGCTGATCCATTTTTTAAAGCATAAGAAGCACCATTAATTATTGCTTTACCTGAACCAGAATCAACTCTAAAAAATTGATCAACATCATGTACTTCTTCGCCAATATCTTCACCAGATTTTAACGACATCAAAACAAGTTGACAATTTTCAGCTGTATAAAGGACTTTTCTAAAATTCGTATTATCTACTGTATTTTTTTCAATATCAGTAACAAATCCTTTTGCTTTTGATTCCTTAAATAAATTGCTAAAAACATTTGACTCGTATCTCATTTTTATTTCCTTATACAACTTCAGAATCTTCAAAATGTGGATAATCCTTGAAATTTTTCCAAGAACCTCCCCAAACAAGACCAACACTTTCTCCAATTTTACCAGCTTCAAAATAATCGCATATTTCGTTTTGGTTTACATTAACTTTCAAATCCCAAGTTGCTTTTCCATCTTTTGTGATAGCTATATCGAAAGCTCTTGATTTGTCGTTTTCTGTAACACTATCATCTAAATCTATTAAATGTTTACTTTTTAACGTTGATGTCACTTTATTTTGTGCTTCAGAAGCAGAAATTGGAGCAAGACCAGCAATTTTTCTGATAATATTTACTCTATCTGGAGGTTGACGACCTTGCGCATACAACGCTTGCTGTTCTTTCACTGTTCTTGCTGTACATGTAACAACAAAAGGTATCTTAGCAGCGTCCATCTTTTCTTTAAAAAGAGCAAATTTCTTCTGCATTGACAATGTTAAATCTTCTATTTTTCTTGATGCCATAGTTATGCTACCTGATAAGAATCAATTGACACGCCTTCATTTTTCTGAAATTGCTTTTGTATTTTATTACTATCTGCTTTAGAATTAAGTTGTTGGAGAGCAAGCAATGCATCTTCCCAATATATCCCTTTGTCAATCAAAGTTTTAAGTTCACTAACAAGTTTGTCATAGTCTGTAGAATTTCTTGTTTTTACAAGTTTTTTTATTTCTTCTCGATTCAAAGCAATAATTTGACTTGCAACTTTCTTAATGTTATTGTTTAAAACAGATGCAGTTTTGATTTGTGCTTTTTCCATAAAATGTTTTTGTACTGAAGCTTTAATTTCGATTGTCGTTTGACCAGGAAAGAAATTTTCACGAATAATTTCGCATGCTTCTTTTAAACAATCAATAGTTTCTTTGTTTTCGTTTGTTGCAAGAATTTTAGCAGTATTTACAGTTTCAACAACATGAGAACCAGTAAAATCTTTTGAAAGGGAAATAATATCATCATCAACATTCTTACTCAGATGTTTAAAATACATCATTTTTAAATTTTCAGCATTTGGTAGACCAATTTCAATTCTTCTATCAAAACGACAAGGTCTTGAAGATAAAGCAGAATCAAGCATCTCGATTTTGTTCGTAGAAGCCATAACTACAAGTGGTTCTCCAAATTTTCTCATACCATCAAGATTTGTAAGGAGATCACCAAGTTGATTTGATGCTGTAAAATTATCTCTATTACCACTCATAAAATCTATATCTTCAAAAGCTAGAACTGTTGGTCCAAGATAAGCAAGAAACTCAAATAATTTGCTTACAGCCATATATCTAAAAGATTCAGCTGTAACATAAATTCTACTTACATTTTTCTTATCAAGATCATTAAAAACAGCTTTAACTATCGATGTTTTACCTGTTCCAGGAGGACCATACATAACAAGTCCTCGCTTATTTACTCCTGAAGCAGCAAATTTTGAATTTCCTAGAAAATCAGAAGTATTTAAACGAATATCTTTTTTTGCTTTTTCAGAAAGAACTACATCGTCCCAAGATACTTTAGGAACATCTTTAAAAAACATAGTTTCTTTCTCAGAATACAAACATTTTCCTCTATACTGGTTTTTCTTAACCATATCCATTTCAAAATTATCAATCCATTGTTTTGCTTCTTCACGTGATTGAGCAAAACAATTTACATTGAAACTTCCATATTGCATATAAGCAGTTATAATTTTGTTATCATAAACAGCTGAAATATTTTCAATTGCAGGCATTGTCTCATACACATCAATTTGCAAATCGTCAACAGCAGGTTTTTTTCCAAAATCTACGCTTGTAGCAATTTTTGGAGCTTGCTCTTTTATCAAATTTGTTAATGTATACTTTGCTATTGGAACTAGTAAACCATCATATGCTCGTGATACTGCTGTGAGTCCAAGAATCATAAGTCAAACTCCTATTTTAGTTAATTTATTTACGGCGCAGATATAACATCATGTCTATCAAGTTTTTCTTCAACAGGTTGTTTCTTTAACTTCAAATTTGTTATGTGATGTTCTTCAATTGGAAAAGCTTTTATTCTTTTTAAAACATCTATTACTTTCTGTTCACTTTTAGCATCTGATCTAATTTCGAGTTCAAGTAAGTTTTTACCTTTAAATGTTGGAAATTCTTCATCATTTATATCGTAAACTCTTAACTCGACAACAAGTTTGCTTAAATGACGTTTTAATTCATCAAGTTTTGATTCGTCAATTCCCCAAGAACCAAGATCTTTAGGGTATTTTGTTGAACCTAAATGAATACTAGGGTCAATAGATGCAGCTGTTTTTAAAAGAATATCAGCCATTTCTTTTGAATTCATATTTTCTCCCGTGTGTGCACAATAAAAAACTTTTACTCAATATATAAAAGTTTAGTATGTAAAATATTTCGAAATAAAAACTATAGAAAAAATCTATCTTAAATTAAGAACTTGAGTCTAACTCATCTAAGATTTTTTTAAGATCATACTTTGGTTTTAGTTTGTATTTGTGATGTGTTTCGTCATATTCAAGAAGGGGATGTGGTGATGTTGTATCGACAAACATTTTTATAAAATTTTCACCACCTCGAAGCAAGTCATCTCTGCTTATTGTTTTTGCAGGATTTTTAATATGATATTTCCCAACTTGACCAAAGTCAGGCAACTCTATAGTGGGTTTATCGTCACTTGTCAAGTCTTTAAGAATTTCTTTTTTTTCTTTGGGCTCAAGAAACTCAAAATATAAATCAGCGCCACCTTTCTCTTTTAAAAGAACATGTGGCATTGCTTCTTTAAGAATTTCATCGACAATTTTATGCAACTTTAAATTCACGTTATTCTCCCATTTAATAAAGAATAACGTGAGAATAAAAACATTATAAAACTTGAAATTCTTCTAATTGAACATGTACTGGTTGCAAACAGTTTACCTTTTCCCAACACTCAAACGAGCAAAAACCATCATCAGCGTCAGTATCTTCAACGTGATACGTTTTATTACAATCAGGATTTGAGCATTTTGATTGAGACATGTTTACTCCTTGTTAAAGTTTGTATTTTCAACCGCATCCTGAATAGTCAGCGCAATCAATGCACTTGAAACATCCAGCCTGCATTACTACTCTACCACCACATTGCGGACATTTTAAACCTTTTAATTCAATACCATCACTTAATGTTTGTGATAAAAACTTTCTAACTGCTGTTAATAATGTAGAAATATTATCTCCATCAATTCCCATAAGAGAAACAAGAATATCTTCTCTTGGAATATTATGTCGCAAACACAACGATATCATTCTACCAAGTCTGTTGTGAGGATAGTCAATATTTGCTTTACCAACTGTCTCTTTTACAATTTCATCAGAGACACCACAAGATAAAGCAAGTTTAGTTAAATTACGAGATGCTTTGTTACAAACTTTAAGTTCTTCGCCACCATATTGAGAATTCGTATAAATCCAGATACAAATAGGAAATTCTTTACGAGAATCTTCAGGCAAATAAGAGAAATGCAAATAAAACTTCTTGCCTTCTCTCTTAATTATATGAGTATCACCATTTATAAAAACATCAGGAAGTTTAATATCTTTTGCAATAATTTCTCGTTTTTCAGCTTTACCTATGTCTGATAAAACAGATTCCATAGAGCCTTCTCTATAAGTAGTAAAACCATTAAGGCCTAACTTCCAAGCTTTCAAATAAAGCTGTTTAAAATCTTCAAACGGATATTCATTTGGAAGGTTTGCTGTTTTACTAGTACTTTGATTATTATAAAACTGAACTACAGCTTGAATTGCAAGATGGTCATCAATATTCAAATCTTTAGTAGTAATTAAATATTTAGAATGATCTTGTTCTGGAAAATTATCAAGTAACCATTGGTAACCATAATCTCTAACAATATTTATTTTACACAAACCTCGGTTATGAGGTTCATAGTAATATTCATAGTCACCAAATCTCCCTCTCCAATATTCATAATCTTTTTCTTTATAATGTTTAAGAATTTGTTTAACATTATCTTGACTCAAATCTTCTGGCCATGTTTGACAAACAACTTTCCTCTCATACTCGATTAAATAAACAGGCTCAATCCCGTTACTTGTAACATCAGATAAAATAGAACTATTACCAAGAGGTGGTACTGTTGTTGTTTTTGCATTTCTTGCACCATATTTTTTTAACAATTCGCGTGTTTCATCTGTTATTCTAGAAGAATTAAAAAATTCTGTTGCTTCAAATTGTTCTTTTATATATGCTCCAAAAACACCCTTTTCTTTTGCAAGTAATGCTGATGTTTGCCAAGTAAGGTTTTCTTTCAATTGACAGATTTTTTTTGCAAATTCTACAGCTTCTTTACTGTTGTAAGGGATTCTTAACATCATCAACGCTGAACCAAGTCCATTAATACCCATACCTATTTGACGTAGATTGTCTATAACCCATTGATAACTTGGAAGTGGTGCATAAGTCAAATCATTAACGTTGTCTAACATTCTTGTAAAAATTCTAATATCTTCAATATACTCGTCAAAATCAAAATAAGTAGTTCCATCAGTTTTAATTCTGACATATTGTGTTAAATTCAAAGAACCAAGGAGACAAACAGTCCCTATACTTGCAATACCAGGAACTTCCCCACAATTATTAACACATATTCCACTACTTCTTAAGAATTTATCGTCATTCCAAGAAGTAAGAACGATATAATTGTGATTGTCATCAACGGTTATATTGTAAACGTCTTCGTAACCATGAAACTCTACTTTCTTGACTTTATGATTGAAAAATGCTTCTGTTTCAAGTAAATTAGAAAATTCAGTATAATTGCTACAATTAAATTCTTTTTGTCTAAATTTTTGCGGATATGGTAAGTTATTTGATTTACAAAATCCAAATAATTCTTGTCTTTTAGGTTTTCTTCCTATGCTTCTAGTAAAACCTACAAAATGCGATAAAAGCTCTTTTGATGTTATTTCATATGCTCTACCATTTTTTAAGCCTGATGTAGCTTTACTCATATTTTCACGATATTTCTGCTTATCTCGTAATCTATACATAGGATTGTTTTTACCAGATATATCGTGAAAACTTTGATGTTCTTGCTTTGTACACTTGACAAGGAACTCAGGTCTATCATCTAAAGAATTAAAATTACTATGATGAATTCTATCGTCTTTAGTTATCTCTATATCTGGATTAAAAAATTCAAATATTAATCTGTATTGTCTTCTACTTAATCTTAAACCATTTGAGCGTTTTTTGTTTGAAGTATAAGAAATTTGACGATAACCATTACTTTCATGTGAATTAAAAGGAAGAAGACTTTCTCCTGGTTTTAAGTTTTTTAACTCGACATCACCCTTATATCTTGTAGGTATTTTATGGTCGGGTGTTGCAATAAAAACTGAATCATCATCGAGTGTAAGCTTCCAAACTTCTCTTTGTTCACCAGTAATTCTTGGGTTTCTACCCATCTTAATTTCAACTTTATCTGTGAGTTTATTTCTTGAATAAACTGGTAAATCTTTTCCTTCTTGCGCCAATTGCTTGATTGACACGCCATTTCTGCCATCAGCTGTAGCAATAATTGAACTACCTATTATGCAAGGGTTTGTCGCTGTTACTCGACCAAGATAAGCAATAGGATTGTTCCTCATCATATTGTCAGCAAATAAAACACCAGGTTCAGCTCTATCATAACACGATAGCATTATCAAGTCGTAAAGTTCTCTTGCTTTTATTCTCTTGAAAACTTTTCCATTAAAACTTTGTTCAAAAAAATCATCATTCTCTACAGCTTTCAAGAAATCATCAGTTAAAACAACAGAAATATTGAATTTTGTAAGTTCACCAGAAGTTTGTTTTGCTCTAACAAATTCTTCACAGTCAGGATGTGTAACGCTTAAAGCAGCAAGCATTGCTCCTTTTCGTATTGCATTTTTTATAACTGTTTTTGCTTCTTGAAATTTATCGTCGCCTAAATAATTTTTGATTTTATCTACATAACCATCAGCATCACCTTGAACAATACATTGCGAAACGGCATCCCATATTTTCATATAAGCAACAACGCCAGGGTGCTTGATACCAGTTCCTTTTATAATAGAACTTCGAGGCCTAATAAAATCAAAACTTAATCCGTAACCACCTTCTGATGCAAGTGTTTTTGCTTGCTCTACAATAGTCAAAAATATGTTTATTAAATCATCAGGGGTATCATCAGTTTCATATTCAATTGGAAACTTGATTAAGCCATTGTCAGTTTCACGCTTGTATGAGACTTTAGCATTACTAATGGGAGCAGCAACAAAACAATTTAACAATGTTGCTTTCTCGAAAATTGTACCTACGTTAGCAGTTATTCTACCACCAGTTGTACATTTAAGACCTACAGGTTCGTTTTCAATAGTACGAACTAAAGTGTTAAAAAACTTATCTACCCAATCTTCAGGTTTTTTTTCAACAGAAGCAAGTGCTTGAGCAACTCTAAAAAAAGTTTCTTTAGGTGTTTCATTGTTATATCTGTATTTTGATGTCCAGATTTCTCTAGCAAGTTCAGTTTTGAACATGATTAGTTTTTCCTTAGCGTTAATAGCGTTCAAATTCTTTTATGTGAGTGGAGAGTAATTCCGAAGTAAAAATTAATGCTTGAAGCTCTTTGTTAGTGAACTTAAATCGTTCTACTTTTTCATTAGAACCTTCAATGATATTTCCAATATGTTCTAATGCATTAATGAAATCTTGTTTTTTTTCTAAAAGTTTGTCATTCATGATAAAGATTCTTCGTGTATGTTTAATATATCTTTATGCTCATAACCACAGTTTAAACAAATAGAGACTTTCAATACTTTTTGAAAGTCTCCTTCAACATTTTTTGTATCGACTTTAATTTTTGAAGAACCGCATTTTGCACATGTTTTCATTTTTTAATCTCCTTTAATATTTCTATAAAAAGGAGCAATAAAAACACTAAAAAAACAAGTCTTTTGTTTATCAAAAGTAATAAGAAAAGAGAACTACGTTATGTCTGGAAGTGAATATTAGAAGCTAAAAGAAGATTAATCTACATCAATTCCTTGCTCAACAAGTTTTTTTGCAGCTAAAAATTCTTGCGGATTATAACCTTTGAGTTTCTCTAACCAATTCTCGTTATCTGGCAGTTTTTGCATTATTGTATATAATTCATCAAAACTAATAGGCATAAAACTATTGTTATCTACACCTACGTCATAAGATTTTCCCAAAGATGCTAATTCACCATGTGAGTGTCCATAACAATGCCAAGAATTAAAATGTGATTTTTCCCAAACGCGCATTGCAAAATGACAAAGAACTATAGTAGTTTTTTCTATTACAATAGTTTTCATCTTATGAACACTACTAAATCCTGTTAAATCACCTTTGTCGTGATTCCCTTCAATCAGAATAATGTTCCCGTTTAATCTTCTTAAATAAATCAAAGGGTTCTTAAAGGAGAAATCTCCAAGGTGATAGACTGTGTCTGTCTTACTCACAACAGAATTCCAATTTTTTATTATTGTCTCATCCATTTCATCGACAGAAGCAAAAGGACGGTTACAATATCTAATTATATTATCATGACCAAGATGTGTATCAGCTGTAAAAAAAAACATAAAACCTCATAAAAATTATTTTAAAGCACTTCTATTATCTACTAGAACTTTATTATACAAAAATTCACCTAAAACTTCTTCAGCTATACGAGGTCGTCTTTTAAAATCTGAAATTGTTTTTATTCCTTCTTCAAATAACTTACGTACTCTTACACCACCAATACCTTTTAAAAGACAAAGCTCTGTTTGCTCGTTTGTTATTTCATATTCAATTCTTAATTGTAATCTATTCCAAAACTCAAACTTGTTCCAATGTGAATACATTTTATCGATCATTTCTAGAGCTGAACACATTCTTTCTGAATCGAATTTCACTTGTCTTTTTTGATGTTCAGCAATTTCCTCTGAAAAAGAAAGGCATCCGTGAAATAAAACACCAATTGATGCACAAGCTTCTGATATAACTAAATTCCTGTTTCGACATGATGTAACAAATCCTTTAACAAGATCTTGCATATCGCGTCCAGCAAAATTGTCACTATTATCAGGAATATTTGACAATGCCCAACTTATCGAATAGTCGTCAAGTCTATCCTCAGCAAACAATCTATTAAAATTAAAATACCATCCAGCAATAGTATATGGGCTATAGTATAAATAAGCAGCAACTTTCCCGAGTTTAGTTACACTATACTTGTTTGCTATTTTCTCTATAACTTTTATTTTTTCAAGTTTTGTAAGAAGCTCTTCAGCGTCAACTCGATCTAAATAATTAGATTGAAAAGCAGCAAGACTTCTATTATACCATTCCATTAAAGTAGTAATATCATAAACTTCACCTTCAGAAATCTCTGAAATTATGTGAAAAGCAAGCACATTTGGATCGTTCATTGTAGACATAATGGGTGGAATATTTTGACACCAATTTTTATACCGCGTAAATTTTGTTTGAGGAAGAAGAACATGAGCATCACCTCTTGGGTCTAAACCAACACGCCCAGCTCTTCCAACCATTTGTTTTATGTCTAAAGGTTCAACTTCACTTATACCTCTATGCACTCCTACTACAATACATCTTCTTGCAGGCAAATTTATTCCCCAAGCAAGCGTAGATGTTGCAACTATAATTCTTACACCATCTTTTTCTTTAAAAGCATTAGGAATTCTAACTCTATCTTCAAGAGTGAGTTCTGAACTGTGAAGTTCTACTTTCTCGTTCATTTGTTTAAGCTTATTAAAAATGACTTTGCCCATATTTTTTGAATGGACAAACACAATAAATTTATCTTCTTTGAATTGCTGCGTAATTTCTACAGCTCTATTTACTTTATTTGTTTCAACAGCTTGATATTTTCCATAATCATCATATTGCTCATAATGAATATCTAAAATACAAGGCCTGTAGTTAGAATTTATAAGTTCAGATTTTTTTCCATTTAAACTAGAAAGCCATCTTGAAAGTTCATCGACATTTTGCATTGTTGCTGATAAAAAAACAATTCTACAAGAAGGATTTTGTTTTGTAAAACGCATTATAGCACTTTCAGCTTTATCACCTCTACCTTTAATGCATAAAAGGTGTGCTTCATCTTGAACTATAGTTCCTGCTTCTAAAAGCCAACTATTCGATTCAATTGTTATACGACGTGTTCTGCTATCTAGCATTTCTGTCGTCATAATTATTATATTTGCATCATTAAGTTCTTTAACTCTTTCTTCAGTTAATTGATAGTCTCCTGTAACAATGCTTATGTTTAGTTTACTCCAATCATGTTTTGGATCAGTCCAATCTTGATATTTTTCTTGAGAAACAGCTTTTAAAGGTGATAGAAAAATAGCTTTTCTACCATTCGCAATAGAATCAGACATAAACATTTCTGCAACAGTTGTTTTTCCTGCTGAAGTAGATGCTGCAACTACGCAATTAACATCCTTATTGTAATATTGAAAAACTTCAGATTGTACTGGATTAAAATTTTCAAATTTGAATTTCATGTGCGGGAAACTTGAAGTTTTCACTATCTCAATTTGTTTAGTTGGTGCTGCCGGTGCTTCAGCTTCTTTTTTTTGTTGTTCTTTTTTTACTTGAGGCATTTCAAATTCAAGTTTAAGTTGTGGTTCGTCTTCAATTCCTTGGCCATAAATCTCAACATCTCTTACTTCACGAACACCTTTGCACCCTGTTTTGAAAAAATTAGAACACCCATAAAATTCACCTTTTCTACCTGAGCGTTTTTGCATCAATGCATCACATTCAGGACAATGAACAATTTCATTTTGTGATTCAGAAGTTAAAGCTGTTTTTGAATGAAATTCGCCAAACAAATTCATTGTAGATTTGCAAGTAGGATATGAAAGACAACCATAAAATGGTCCCTTTGTACCTTCTCTTAAAACCATTGCACTATTGCATGTCTTACATATTTCTATTTTTTTGACTTCTTGTTTAAGTTCATCAAGTTTTTCTTTAAGACGTTCTCTCCAATTTGTCATTCTGTGAGTTCTTTTTGCTTTGTCAATTGTTTTTTGACTTATAAAATCAACAAGAACACATCTTATAGCATCTTCACCAATCAATCTTGAAGAATTTACGAATTTATCTATTGATGAATAAATTCGAATATTGATAGTAGGTTTTTCTGTAGGAATCTCATATATAAGTTCATTTGCATTTTGCTGTTCAAAAACTGTAGGAACTTTTGATGAATATGAAGTAAGAAAACTTTCAAAATCTTTTATTGAAATCGTCACAAATTCAGACATAATATTTCTCCTTGAGGTATTATATCTTAAAAACTGTCTAATAAAGCCAATTATAAAAACAAAAAAGGGCTTAGATATTCATCTAAACCCTATAAACTTTATTTTGAGAAAATTAATTTTGTTCTTTTTCCTGTTTTTCTTTCTCGAGTGTGCCTTGCGTACCAAAAGTATTATACAATCTACGTTCAGTAGTTAAAAGACGTTTGAATGCAGGTATACCATTGACAACACCAAAGTTTAAAATCTCTTTTAAAAGTTTTACAGCTGGGTATCTATCAACAGCAGTATATCTCATCAAAATTCTTTTAAGATCCATAATTGTTTGAGCAACATCTTTAGGGACTACCTGTTCGTCTTTTTTTCCTTGTTCAAGAGTAAGTAAAATTGCATTTCTTGCTTTTTTCAATCTTGGATTATCAAAAAGCGGATTTAATTTTGCAAAAATTTTATCATTACCCTTAGGTTGTAAAAATTTCCTAATGAATGTTACATAAGCTTGAATTTCTTTTCCTATTCTCTTCTTTTCTTTATCATCAATAAGAATTTCATCTTTTGGATCTTGTTCTGGATTCTCAACTTCAGCTACAAGTTGTCTTGCAGTTTTTTTGATTTCATTCGCAAACAAAAATAAATCATTCATGTATTATCTCCTTTGAAATTTTCTCATACTCAATTAAAATTTTTTCTTGAATTGTTTTTCTAAACTCTGTATTAAGGGGATGAACTAAATCTTTGAATTTCTCTCCAGATCGTTTAGAAGGCATTGCTACAAAAATACCTTTTACTCCATCTAAAACTTTAATCCCGTGAATGACAAGCATGTCATCAAAAGTTATGCTTACAAAAGCTTTGACTTTTTTGTCATTAGAAGGAGAGACACGTACTTCAGTTATTTCCATAACCAAGAGTGTTTAAATAAATACTTTAGAAAACTAGATACTAAAACCTGTAATAAGAGTTTCGCCCGTATGTTTGTTAATACGATACTCTCGTTTGTAGATAGGTAGTGAAAAAAGCTTTGAACCTCGTTCTGTGAGATAAATAACTTCTTGATTACTTGAACCTTTCCATTGAGATTCACATTTCTTGTCAATGTCAAAAGGTCCTGAACAAAGAAAGTCAATAGAAGACAAGATATCTTTATATTTTGTTGATATTATGTCATATGAATAACCTGAGCATAAAAAAATATCTTTATATGCAAAAACTCTTTTTGTTAGCTCTAAAACAGAATCAAATTGGTCTAAAGGTTCACCACCAGTAATTGTCAAACTAAGATCTGATTTTATGATTTGTGATGCAAGAGAATCTATATCTTGAAGATATCCAGCAGAAAAATCCCAAGTATCAATATTTATGCAGTTTTTGCAATGAATACTACAGCCCTGTACCCATACAGTAAAACGTTCACCAGGACCTTGGACTTTACTTTTCTCAATAATATGGTTTAATCTTAAATTCATTTACTCTAAAAAACTATCAACTATTTTTATTATCTCTTCAATTAATTCTTTTTTCTTCATTGTTTTTGTAAAATCTTTTTCAGAAGTTTTTGTTCCTGGCAAAACAGATTTTACAACTTCATAATTACTTTTCTTTTTCCAAACATCGAGAGTCATTGAACTATTTGATAAAGAAAAACATGGTTCTTCGATATGGCTAGATTTAGAAGATAAAATTTGTTCAGCAATAAAAGATTCAAAATCAGAATCATTCATTGCATGAAGTTCTTCTGCGATTTTCTTTATGTTTTTTTTCATATTTTTTCAACTTTACTTAAAGGCACTTCATCCATAACAGAAATTGCATTTGACTGAACATGTGCTTCAACATTAGCTAAAGTCTGATCTGGTAAAATTACATCAAACCAAACTTTCACTCTATCTTCTGTTCTGTCAGGTATGATTTCTTTAACGACTCCTTCAGAATTCATAGCCAATGCGCCATAAGTTTCTATTAACCTAACCCTATCATTAACTGCTATTTCTATATCATAAATATAATCTGATGAATCAATATTTAAACAAACAGGTTGGTCGAGGACAGTAAATTGAATTGTGCCTCGACCATCAGACTCAATGACAAGTTTAGCAGAATTTACGAGTATAGAAATCGGGTCGTTTAAAAGAACATTCATCTCCTTGAACCAGGTCTTCTTTCACCATCAGCAATGCTCAGGTTCTTTTCTCTCTGACCACCAATAACACCCATATTGTAAGTGAAAACCATATTCACAGTTTCAACAATATGTCCAGGTGTCAACGGTACACTCGTTAAGCGACCACCCTGGTCGTTAATTTCGTACAGATCTTTTGGTGTTGCTACTCCTGCATCAAACATGATTTTTTGTTTAATACCCATTTTATTCCTCCTTAAAGTTTTTTTGTCAAGACTTTTAAAGAAGATATAGATAAAAACTATAGAAAATTACTTTCTTTTGTAACTAAATCTATAAGAACTTTCATGTTTCCTGTTTTTATATTTTTCAAAAATCTTTTTTCTTTCTCTAAACGCTCTTCTGATTTTAACCAAATCTTATCTAAAATAATAAAATCATTATGTTTTAAAAAAGAAACCATACCAATATTTGTACAATCATGTTCTATAACATAACATAAAAGTTTTGCATTGTCTTTTTTACATTCATAAAATAAATGTTTTTTAGAAACAAAAAACTCTTGATTGCAAAACTTAAAAGACTTAATTCCTGCACCATTGATTTTCACTTCTTCATTAGATAAATTTCTTGAAATATCAATTGCTTGCATTATAAAAAAGTCGTAAATGTTTCTGTTAAATTCTATTTCATTTGAGATTTTGATTAGACGCATACTTTCTAAAATAGAACTGCAATGCGTACAAGAACATAAATGCGTTAAAACAAGGTCTTTTTGATACTGAGGCATATAATCTAATTGTTTTTCTTTATTATCTGAATCAACAATTAGCATTTCTAAATATGGTTTTGTTATGTGTTTGTGCTCAAAAATATTTGAAATTAGCTCAGATTTACTTGCACATACTGGACAAACAAAAACAAACGTTTGTATATCTTCAAACCAAAAATTATCATCGACATTGTATATAGATAAAGGTAAATCACATTGTTTGCATTTCATCTTTACCCCGAATACCATATTTTTTACTGAGAGAATCTTTTACATTTTTTGCTTCACTCGTTGTTGTTTTTTGAAATTCAATCAATGAAACAGGTCTTCTTTCTTTGGGTCTTGTGTGACTCGAACCGCAACCTTGATTATGATATTTTATTGCTTTTTCTATGTTTGATGTTGCACCAACATAGAATGTCTCGTCTTTACACTTTAAAACAAAAACAAAAAAGTCATTTTCAGAGAAACAATCGCTAGACATTACATTACTTATTGTATTTTGTTCTATTGAAGGTGTAATTACTTCTGAGTTTTGAATTGTTTCTGGCATTAAAGGTAGTTGTTGAATAGTTTCAACTTCTGAAGTTTGTTGTATTGTTACTAAAGTAGAAACTTGTTCAAGAGGTTTTGTGTCTAATTCTGTCTGTTGTGAGACAGGTATAGTTGTAGGTGTAGTAATACCAACATCTTGGAAAATTGAAACAAACTCAGTTTCTTTTGTTTGCGAATTGTTTTTTGCTAAACCATGAAGTTCAGCTTGAATTCCTAAAATTTTCGCACATTTCGAGCAAAGAAAAGTAGTGTTATTCACTTTAAGAATAGAGTTACCTATATCGTTTTGTTTGTATGCTTCTTGACATCCCCTTGTACAATAAACATATTTCTTTATTTGATCACCGTCTCTATAAAAATATTTTCTCATAATTTGATTAATGTGGAAACTGAATTCCAAGCTTTCTGTTTAAGAAGTAATGCGCTCCCCCAAAATAAAGACTCAAGATGGTTTGAGACTCTTTCTAAATTATCTTTACCTTTTGACAACCTTTCGTAATCTATAAAATTAACAATAGAATTGAACCATGCCCAAGCAGAATCTGCTGATGATGGGAATGTAGTAATTTCTTTTTCGTATTGTGTTTTTATTTTTTCAAAAGTGTTTTTAGTTCTTGTAGAATCAAAACTGTAATTTTCAAAACTATTTGAAAGAAATAAATCTACTTTTTTTGTGCTAAATTTCGATTTATATAAATTGTTCACTGCATCTTCAAATTTTTCATAAAAAATTTCTGATAATTTAAAAATCTTTGAAGCTTCATCTATTCTTGTTTTGACATTTCCTACATGACGCATTTGAATTCCCTGTTCAACTCTTTTTCCGAAAGAAATATTCAATGCTGTCTCAGTTTTTGAACGTAAGGGAAAAAAATACGCTCTAATTGCACCTCTCCCATCATGAGCATTTGAAAATAAAATAAATTTTTGTATTGTATCGTTTGAAGGAAGTGAAATATCTTTGTTTAGTTTTAAAAGCAACCAAATTTTTTCACCTTTGCCTATATAACCAGCAGCATAAAATGTAGCATCACCTCGTTGAACTATATGATCTAAAAACGAAAAAACTTGCGTATTTTGAATACTTTTATATGTTGATGTTACAATACCTAAAGGTTGATTTGTATCTTTTCTTACTATTGCAACTTTTCCGTCTATAACCTGACCATCTACAATTTGAATTTGTCGTGATTCGACTTCCCAAGAAAGATTTGCTTTTTGCATTGCTGCTAACGAAGTTTTTGTTGTTTTAGGAACAAAACTCCCAAAATTATACCAAATTTTTTTACTCACTGTTGGTCCTTTTCTAACTATTTATATCTAAAACTATCTTTATATCGTACTATTTTTTTAAACAACCAACAGATAATAAACGTACAACTAAAATACCAACAAGTGTTTTTTATTATTCCCGAGATTCTTCGTCATCAAAATGTTCTTCAGAATCAAAACACAAACCATCTTCTGTTGTTCCAAACTTTTTTTCATCTTCATCGAAATCATCATCAAAAAGAAACTTATAAATATCATCTTCTTCTAACATAAACATACCTCCTTAAAAAAAAGATATAAAGTATAGAAAAATCTAGCCACTGATAGACAAAATTTTGCATTGTGTTTATTATTGTCTTAATTTAAAATTAATTGATATTAGATTTCATAAAGAGATAAAATGACACAGATTAATAATGTAAAAGATATCAGTGTTTCTTCATTTAAAACATCTTGCTGCTTCACAGGCGCGCTCCTTGACGATTCTCTAGAGCAAAAGCTAATACCAATAAAAAAACGTTTAGTAAAACGAGCTTTACGTCAATATAAAACAATTTCAGCATGTACACCAATTTGCTTTCAAGTTTATGAACAAAAACTTTTGTTCTGGTTCAATAGCAACGAAACCACAAAAACTCTTTCTCAATCAATTAACGAATCTATCGCTATTTCGACTTATTAAAAATAGAAACTTGATTAAAAAAGTTTTAAAATTAAAACATGAAATGTACATCATGTAATTGGATAGGAAGTAGAGGCGAATTAGTCATAGATAGACGTCTTGGTCAAAACTGTTTAGACGAGAATTTCTTTAAACTTACAAACTGGAACTGTTGTCCAAGATGTAATCGGACTTTAATAGTAAAAGATTCACATAATGAAATAAGTTTAGCTTTCAACAATTCTGTGTTTTGTATTGACTCTCCCTTACACAATAAACCAACTCATATTCATTTATGCAGGATTTTAGATTTTTCTGTCTCACCTTTTGGTATTTCGTTTTTAGGTTATAAAACACCTGCACATTTAGCACAAACTTTTAAACTAACTGTACTTTTAAACGGATTCGAAGATCATAAATTTGAATCTTTAATAATTTTAAAAATGCTTTATGAAGCTCATAAAAATAAATATCGTTGTGTAAGCAAAGACTATAATGGCTATAAATTGTTTGGAAATGAAGGAGGCATACCTTCAGGCATATATCCTTTTATAAAGTGCTCCTTTTGTGCAAGATACTATGAATACACAACAAATCAAAAAAATGGTTGGCCCTTATCTATTGCTGAAATAGAAAAAATCAAAACAAATAAAGTACGAAAACTTTTAGACTCTGTATCTCCTCGAAGTAATAACAAGTTTTCAATGTTGTTTGGTTCTAAAGAAATTGAAGAAGAACAAACAATTTGTTGTTGTAATGAAATCTCTAACACATTAGATTGTGCATTTCACAAACCTACAAAGTTACAATAAAATGTCATCTACAATGTTATTTAAAAATATGAAGATAGGTCAATTATTCTATTGCTTTGGCGATGAAGTTCTAAATTATAACTATCCTAAAATTTGTTTGATGATCAAGCGCGATGAAAAAAGTGCTACAGAATTAGATGATCATTGGGAAAATCAATGTTTTGGTTGTTCTACATTAATGGATGAAAATGAAAAATGTGATGTTTTTGATGAGAAAGATATTGAGAATATTGAAGAACATGATCTTATTAAGAAAAATATAGCTTCTTTGTATGCTAGATATCTAAAATTCAAAACTTAACTATGATAACGAATTTTCTATCATAGTTAAGCAATTGAATCAGTACAAATTATTTTTCAAAGCATACTCATAAACATTCATATCCATATACTTCCTTATTTCAACATATTGTTCTTCAGTAAGTTTATGTTCTCTTACAAGATCGCGTAAATAGGTGGAAGAAATACACACAGGAGGATCATCAGGATCAAGGTATCTATGAGGAGCTTGTAAACACCAGTCAGCTTTAAATTCTACAGCTTGACGCTTTACTACAACAAAAGGCACCATTTTTAGCAAATCTTCATAGTTTGACCATTGCTCTATAGTATTTGCATTATCAAGACCAATAATCAAACTAAAAGAGTATTTATCTTTGAATTCTGCATCATTCATCAGTTTTTTCATAAAATGATACGTTTCGCCTTGAAACTCATTTTTTATTTCATAATCAAAGATCTTAATGCGTGCATCAGCTTTTGCAGCAATCCTACACATCTCTAAACGATGCTGCGCATCAGTAAGTTTTTTGCCATATAAATGCTGAAAACAAGGAGTAATCCATACTTCATCATAATCGCTGCTATGATTCAAAACAATTTTAGAAACACTAATATGACCATTATGGATCATATCAAATGCTCCTCCATATATTGCAACTCTACGTTTTCTTCCAAGTGTATGGTATTGCTTTTTCCGTCTATTTATTTTTATTAGGGTCTCTTGAACGACTTCTTCTACAGTCCATCCATTTTCAGAACATGATTGAATCGCAGAACATAAAAGATCGCCTGTCTCTTCTTTCAAACCTCTGATATCGACGCTTCTTGTAAGCTCAATGGCTTCATTAAGAATATCAGCATGTCTTTCACGTAATGAACTGTGTCCAAAAGCATCTACGAAAACATCGTTCACACTCTTTTGAAGATCATTAGTATCCATTTTACTTCCTTAGAGATTATGTTTAGAATTAACTAGACTGTCAAAGAATGAATTTAAGATAGACCAATCAGTTTCAGGCTCAAAACCCGCACGATCATCAAACAAAACATTAAAATAAAACTTCTTTGAAAAATCTCCAGTCTTATTACTTTTACACTCGGGATTTGCATTCAAATGCTTAAAAACAATATCGTTTTGCAAACACCATGCAAAAAAAGGTGCAAGATCTTTTTCATAAGATGAAGTAAAAAGAATTAATGTAATATCTGGAATTTTTGAAAGCTTTTGCAAAACTTCTTTCGCAAAAGGGTAAACTTTAATCTCATTGCCTGTGTATCTTTCAATAACAGTTCCATGAAGATCGACAGCAAAATAAAGCATTTCCCAGTTTCGCTGTTTCTTTTCTTCGTACGCTGTCAAAACAGATTTTAATATCATAACTTACCTACGATTTTGTTGGCCAAACGTATTCTAAATCTATAGACTCTGTCCAACCAAACTGCTTATAATAATCAAACTTCTTTCTTAGCAAATTACTACGATGAGAAGCATGAAAATTATCATCACCTAACCATGATGGATAAATAACGCTCTCAACTTCATTAATTGCCATAGTATTATTGTATCCTCGTTCAATCCATTCTTGGATACAAACATTCATATACTCTTTTAGTGCTGCTTCGTAAGTCTCCCATTGAAGCACAACAGGATGATTCACCCAACCTCTTTTAATGTTTTGTTTTCTAGCTTCAAGAGCAATTAAAATTTGCTTACATTCTACTCTTTGTTTACCTAAACGTCTATAATCTAAACATTTTGCTGATTTAACAAAATCAGAATAAGGTAAGAAAGTTTGCATATCTTAGTTTCTAAAGAAAAAACAAAACAAGCTAGACACAAAACATTGACATTTTTTCAAAACTAGTTTTTAGTTAACGTCTTGGAGAGTTTTCTCTTTCTCTAGCAGGAGTCACAGTGATGCTACGACCATTCATAGAAGTATTATTAGCAGACAATGCACTATCTGAATTAGCCATCTCAACAAAACCAAAACCGCGTGATCTTCCAGTGTCTCTGTCTTGAATAATTCTCACTGAAGCAACAGGGCCATACTTCTCAAAAAATGCTTTCAGTTCGTCTTCAGAAGTTTGAAACGGAAGATTACCTACATAAAGTTTACCCACAAGAAACCTCCATATAAAAAAATAAAAACTCCAAACAATAGGAGTCGAGTTTTGTAATTATATATCTGCGCACGTGTTGTTTGATTTTTTTTATTGATGAAGCATACAATAATACTTGTATCGTCTTAAAAAAATACCCTGGGAGAGAATTGAACTCCCAACAGCAAAATTAGAAATTTTGTACTCTATCCATTTGAGTTACCAGGGCAAGATATTGAATTATATTATTGTCTCTGCATTATTGTCACAATATGTATCATGTAATTTCTTTGATAACTTTATGCTTATTACTCCACAAACTATTCTGTTTCAAGACTGTAACAATTACTCTTTCATAAACATTACATCTTTTAGCAAGTTCTTCAATCGAGATAAAATATTTATGAAATTCTTTAATTATTTTATTTATTATTTGTTTGTTTCTTATTTTTGAACATGCTAAAGTGTGTCTTTTAAATGTCGATTCATTATGTAAAACTTTTCCACAAACACAAGTCTTTCTAGTTATACATTCGTTTGGAAAATGCTTATTAAAAAATCTCTTGACAAAATGTTTTGTTTTCTTCCATTTTTTTGATAGTTTTAAACTAATATTATCGCTACCTAAAAATAAACTTGCATCATTTAAGTATTTGTCTAATTTACTCTTAACTTTGCTTTCTTTAAATTTCAATTCTTTTAACTTTTTTTCTTGTTCAACTTTAAGACGTCTACATTGATACAAAGTATAATCTTCAACACAAATTTCAGTTTGTTTTGTATTAGACAAAATTTTTAAAATTTGTTTTATTCTTGTTTTAGGTGTTTTAATAAAATCTTTCCAAACTATACGTAATACTTTTACACCTTGTTTATTTATATACAAATCTTTTTTTGTATCGAAATTTTTTCTTTTTTCATGTTGTTTCCCATCAATTTCAACAGCTAGTTTTAATTTAAAAAAATAAAAATCAACACGATAAAAACTAAAAGGAAATTCTCTAAAAAAATCTTTATCTTTTTCATAACCATTATTAATTAAAATTTTTTCAAAAAACTCTTCAGCATAAGAAAATCTATTCCAACCCTTTGATCTTCCTATCATTATCTCAGATTGTGTTCTTTGAATGTCTTTAAGAATTTCATCAAGTTTTGCTTTTGTACACCATTTTTCTTTGTAAAGTTGTTTTTTTGTTGCTCCCTCAAGATATCTTTTTCTTACTTCATTTATTTTTATTTGCTCAATACAAGCTTTAAAATGTCTAGAATAACTTGATATGCGAATTTCTTTACCACATTTTTCACAATTTTTATAATTCATAAGCATCTTATTAAAAATACTCCTGCCAGGAATTGAACCTGAATCTTGCGATTCGTAATCGCGTACTTTATCCTTTAAGCTACAGGAGCGAAAAAGCGGTAGAGCAGATTCGAACTGCTGACATCTTCTTTGGCAAAGAAGGATTCTACCTCTGAACTACTACCGCATAACTTGTCGTTTTTCGTTTGCTAATTTATTTACATACAAATCAACTGCATTGTGACCCAAAATTCTTTTTGATTCGAATTCATCATAATTTTGATCTGCAACTTCTATTAACCACGGATACGTTTTAATAATTTTCATTAAAATTAACAACTCAGGACTTGGATCTTCAGTACTTAATGAACCCATTTGAAGATCAAGTGCTCTTTCAACACTCGCTTGTGTATATCCGTAATTTGCATTCAATTCAACTAAAAATTCTTCTATAAATGTCATATAAACTTTCATAAAAATAAGCAACCGATCAGATTTGAACTGATGACTTCGCTTTGGAAGAGCAAGATGTTTCCACTACAACACGGTTGCAATAATATTCTTTCCAATCTAAACCTTGATATTTTTTACTTCCTGTTCTTTTTTTAATATATGTTTGTTTATCAATATCAGGGAAGTTTAAACGTAAAAATTTTCTGATACTAGTTCCAGATATTCCTAATTTATTTTTTGCTTCTTTAAGCCATCCTCGTTTAGACATATCAATAGTTTTAAGAATTTCTAATTTGTTTTTAATTTCTTCTTGTCTTTTATCTTCTTTTTGTTTTTTCTTAAAATTTTCTCGTTTAATTATTTCATCTAACAAGTTTAATGTCTTCAATTGTGTTTTTGTCAACTTATTTATTTCTATTTCTTGTTCTTTTTCGTTTTTTAAAACTCTTAAAGTTTCTTCTAATATTTGTTTTGTATTATTGAATAACACTTTAAAAGAAATTCTTAACACCTTATAACCTAAAGATTTTAATAATTCGTCCTTAGATTTATCTGAAATTTGTCTATTTTTATATTTATAATGTTGTTGTCCATCTATCTCAATTGCAAGTTTTAATTTTAAGAAAAAGAAATCAATTCTATATTTTGAAACTTGAAACTCTCTAACATAATCAATATTTGTTTCAAACCCGTTATTTATCAAAAAATTTTCAAAAAACTCTTCTGCATAAGAACGATTTTTCCAGCCTTTACCTTTTGACAATTTCATTGCTTCACTTGCTGTTCTAAATTTACCTTTTAATGCGTAACTTACAAGACTATAAGTGAAACCTTTTTCTACTATTTCTCTACTGCACAAGCCTTGGTCATAAAATAAACATATTTGTTCGCGCTCGTTTTGTGTTATGCACACATGATTTGAAAAACTTTGCTTTATAATAGTACGTAAACAACGAGAACATGTTTGTGTTTTTGACATAAATTACCAAATCAAAAAAATGGCTGACAGGGAGGGACTTGAACCCCCACAGAGTTTCACCTCGTACGCCACATTAACAGTGTGGTCACTTGCCATTAGTGTACCTGTCAGTAAAAGAATATTTAAACGGAACATAGGGGAATTGAACCCCTGTCGTCAGATTGACAGTCTGGCATCCTAACCACTAGACGAATGCTCCATATTTTTCAGATAGAAAGGGATTTGAACCCCTAATCAACTGGTTAACAGCCAGTCCGCTTGCCAATTTGCGTACCTATCTATAATTCAAAGAACTAAATGGAGCCAGAGAGGCTTGAACTCTCAACCCCTGGCTTGCAAAGCCAGTGCTCTTCCAATTGAGCTATGGTCCCAAAATTTTTTCTAATCTAATTCTGAAAAACTATCGTTATGTTTTCTTTCTTGCAAAGATAAACCATAAACTTTTCTTTGATTACCGCACATAATACAAGAACAAAGTTTAGTTGTATTTCGTCTTTTTCTTGACGCCATCAACAAACGTTCTTCTCTTTCTTTCGGATCTTTTTCAAAATAAAATCCATTCCAATAACGATAACCTCGTTTTTTGCCTTTGGTATCTCCAACGACAAAACGTTCTAACCGATTTCTCGGATGTGACATAATGACTCCTTACTGCATCCTCTGGTGGGATGCTATTGTTTGGATGCCATTATATCCTCCTTTGTTAAATTAATAGGAACGGCGGGATTTGAACCCACATTTACAACATACCAGTTACGATTATCCACCTTATAAGAGTGGCTCGGTACATTCCTGTAAAATCTTCTCGATTGGAGTTGAACCAATATGTCACCAATTACCCTTTCTACACCGTATCAGAGTGAGGGGATACGAGAAGTTGTTTGCTATAATAAGTTTTCCAGTCGCAATTTTGATATTTCTTAACACTTGTTCTTGGTTTGAAATATGTTTGTTTGTCAATTTCAGGAAAATTCAATCGTAAAAACCTTCTTATATAAGTACGCGATACTTTAAGTTTTTTTGATAAACTAGTTATCCAACCCCTTTTAGTAATATCTGAATTTTCTAAAATCATTTGGAGTTTCTTTTTTATTGTTTCTTCTTTTAGTTTTTTAATTATTTGTTTTTCTTTTAACTTCTGTTCTTGATCTTGTTTTTCTTTAATTTTTTTGAATTTATAATATTCAATTACACATTCAGAAAAATTATATAATTTAGGTTGTAAATCAAAACTATCAAGATATTCTAAAAATTGTTTTTCAATTTGTTCAAATTCATTTTTTAATTTAAACCCAGGAATTCTAAAAACTTTCCAACCTAATTTTATCAGTTTTTCATTTCTTTTGATATCAATTTGTTTTTGACGCTCACAAAAAATGTGTTGTGAACCATCAATTTCTACATCAAGTTTTATATTTAAGAATGCAAAATCTAAATAATAAGGAAAAATGCTATATTCTCTTATTATATCGAATTTTTCAGAAAGACTGTTTCTTTCAATGATATCTGAAAATATCTTTTCAATATAAGTTTGTTTATTTCTTCGCCATTCGTTTGTACGTTGCATTGACATATATTTTTTTCTGCCATCACGTATTCTTTGTCTTGTTTGTTCTGAAACTTTTCTTGAGTTCTTATGATAAAAAATCTTCATTTGTTGTGATAAACTTCTCTTATTGTTTTTTATCAAGTACTCTACTGTAGATTTATTGTAGCCCATCTTAATTATTTTACCTGCACTCAATAAATCTTCATAGTATAATTTTAAAATTTCTTTATTTTCTTGCTCATTGCATTTTTTAATATGATGTGCATAGTTAGATTTTGTTTTAAAAACTTTTCCACAAATTTTGCAATTCCACATTTGAACTCCTTTAGTAGCGTCAGACAAGCACTCTAATCTAGCTTATTGATAAAAGGAGTACAAATAGTTTTCAAAACACTAAATTTCAAAGAGCAAAATTCAAGCATAATAAACTTGAAAATACTCCTACCGAGAATCGAACTCGGATGCCAACAGTGAAAATGTTGTGACTTAGCCATTGGTCTATAGGAGCAATTTTATTTTAAAAAGCCCAGGACAGGGATCGAACCCGCGACATCTACATTACAAGTGTAGCGCTCTACCAACTGAGCTACCTGGGCAAAATTTAAAAGAGCTAAAAAGAAACGGACCCTGAATTTCTTCAAGGTCCGCATCCTAAATTTTATTTTTATATTAGGATGCGGACATTACCCTCCTGTTTCGTCATTACCGTTTATGGTAATACGATTTTCGCGGGCTCTGTTTGCTATCCTTGTTGTTTTCATGTTTTTAATATAACAAATAAAAATGTAAATGTAAAGGTTTTTTTATAAAAAATATTATGACATTTACAAAACAACTTGATGAAGCAAAATTTTGTATTGAAACAATGAAAACAATCGGTACTTTTCAAAACCATAAAATTGGAATTGTTAATATAGGAAAAGATACGTTAACTTTAATAAATGGAAGAGTTTGTCTTTATAGAGAAGATGGTAATACACTGACAACAGAATATGCTCATAGTAAAAAAAGATTGAAGAGAATTTAAGAAAAAACAATTTACTGACAACATATTCTACTTGCGTTTGTGTACCTAAGAAACATATAATTCCTTTTCGTTCGAAATACGAAAAAATATTTGGCTGAAAAACATAAAGAATCGATTTATATAATAAGGAAACAAATAAAAATGTTTGGCAATAAACTTAAAAACATTCGATATTCACTCAAAATTCAGCAAGGAGGTGTTTAAAACTCAAAAAAGCATTTAGATCTTTCTATGTTGACTGTCAAAGCAGTAGCATTATAGTACATTAGTTAGTGAAAAAAACAAAAGTTTGTGTTTGTACTGAGAAAGTTCTAAACAATATCTCACCTAAAATTACTGCTTTCTGATTTGAATATCAAATTCAAATCAAACTACAACTTTGCACTTGTTATCTAAGACTAAGGTCTGAAAAACACAAGTCTCCTGTAGTTACAAAGCGGGTCCGTTATACTGAGGAAAAAATCGGTATAAAGATGTACTCGTTGTGTAATGTTTAACTACAAAAAAGGAGACTTAGAATGAACTTCAAACGTACATATTCTGGTGAATTGACATTGTCTGTTTCAGAAAACAATGCTGGTGTAATTATTGAAATTAGCAAACAAAAAACAGTAGTTGGATGTATTCAAAAAAGAAAATGGACTTGGTGCCAAAAAACTCAAATTTGCAACATAAAAGAGTTAATGTCAACTGGTCCAGTGAAGCTGCAAGAGTTATATCATGTTATGAGTGCAAATAATGAATCGAAAAAAGCAAGTATTCGAGGATCGATCTATCATAACTTAGATCAATTCCAAAAAGTGAATCGTGGTTGCTGGCGGTTGAAGTAAAACGAGTCGAGAGCGTTATGCTCTCGACTTTATAATAATCTATTAGTTTTGATTATTTTGTAAAGAATTTCGACAAATTCTGTATCAAATTCAATAGATCTTCCTTCAAATAAAACTTGTAAAGCAAATTCTATACTTTGTGCTTTTCTATAGGGTCTGTTTGAGACTAAAGAATCGAATGTGTCAGCAACAGCAAGAATTCTTGCACCTGTAGGTATTGCTTTTTCTTTTAGTTTATGCGGATAACCTTTTCCATTCCATCTTTCATGATGATGTAAAACATAGTCGCTGATCTTACCTACATTATCGACAGGTTTAATTATTTTATAAGACAGTTCAGAGTGTTTTTTGATTAATTCGTATTCTTCATCTGTAAGTTTGTCTTTTTTAAAAAGAATCTCGTCTTTAACACCAATTTTGCCTATATCATGTAAACGTCCAGCTATAGCAACGTCTTCAATAAATGCTTCATCATCAGTGTATTCTAAACAAATTTTCTCAGAAAGTTCGCCGACTTTTTCAGAATGATTTTTTGTATACTCATCTCTTTGTTCTAAAGCATTTGTTAAAGAAGTAAGCGTATTGAAAAAAATCTTATCTCTTTCTTTTTGAATTACAACAATTTTTGCTCTTAAATTCTCAGCTAAATGTGAATTTCTTCTTAAATTTTTTGTGTTTCTAGAAGCTTGTAACAATAATAAACCCAATGTTGTTAATTGAAAAGGTTTATTTAAGAATGCATATATATTCTTTTTTATAATTGTTGTGATAAATTCATCTGTATTAAAACCTGTCATTAAAATAATAGTAAGCTCTGGATCGATTTTATTAGCTTCATCTACAAAATCAAAACCTGTACACCCATCATCAAGAAAAATGTCGCAAATAACTACATCAAACTGGTGACTTTCTACAAGGTTTATAGCTTTAGTTAGATTTTCAGCTGTAAAACAATATCCACCATGATTTTCTATAAAAGTTTTAAGAAGATCAAGTTGTATATTATCATCATCAACAACAAGAACTGTCAAGTTCATTAAAATAGATGTGTGTTGTATATCTATAATGTTCATTATTTTACCTTTAAACTTGACAATGCATATTGAATCAAAATACACTTATACCCTTGTTTATATTATACCAACGCGTATTAAAAATAATGACAACAAAAAAAATTTTTAAAAAAAATATCACTTTTGCTAACTTTGATATATATTTCTCTAGAACAATGCTCTTTTAACAGTGATTGCTTACATTACTTTATAGCTCAGTTGGTTAGAGCGACCGCCTTAAAAGCAGTAAGTCTCAGGTTCGAATCCTGAAAAAGTAGCCAAAATCTAGCATTTACAACTCAGAGTATTGTTCTAATTTTAATAACATGAAAATTATTAAAACTGCTCTTTAACAACAGGTGCTTACACATGGTTTAAGTTAGTCCGAAAGACTAATGAAGACGTTCGAATCGTCTATTCCCCGTTAAGGAAATTTAAGTTTCTTTAACGGGGAATAAAAAGTTCAGCACGTGAAACTCGAGCAGTTTTATTTTTTGAAATAATCAAGTGTTCTTTAACTTTAAATGCTTACATGCTTTTTAGCTCAATGGTCGAGCAATTATTTGGGTATAATGGGTTCTTGGTTCAAGTCCAAGGGAAGCGACAAAAAATAGCATTTTGAACTCGAACACTTGTTTTTTATAAAGGAAATAAAGTCGTGTCTTTTAACGCTGAAAGCATACATTTTTTTCGTCAGTTCAAATCTGACTATCTCCTCGGTGAGGGGATATGGCCGAGCGGTTTAAGGCAACCAACTGCTAATTGGAACACAAAAATAGCTCTCAAAACTCAGACATGACTTTTTAGTTAAATAGTTTGGTGGTAAGTTAAAGGGGCTCAGTTAAAGAGCCCCTTTTTGTTTAAATTTTATTTTGTATCTTGTAATTAAAAAACTATAGAAATAAAACATAATTCTAATGAAAGGAATGAACTATGTCAATTATCCATGTAGCATACGGTGGAAGAAATGAAGATCTTGAGTTTGACGATGTATTTCGTGAAGACAGACTTCATTCTCTGGGTATGACGACAAAACCTTTGTCACAATCAACAAATCCCGAAACAGTGAAGCGTGCACTTGCAATTCACTATGATGTAAGTTATGACGAGTTTGACTCGCATTTTGTTGAAGTCAATCCAAACGGGAACATTACAGTACGTCCCAATGCAAAATGGGGAAGAGGCTAAAATGGCAACAACACAAAAAACAGAAGAAGATGTACGTGTTAAAATCTTGAATTCGTTTATGACATGTCCTCATAGAGACACAAACGAATTAAAGGTTATACATGCTGAAATGAGAGAAAAAGATCCTGTTTTTTACGCACATCTTGCTGCATGGTATAAAAAGAATGGTGAACTTCGTGATCATAACGAAGTTTTTACTGCAATGCTTTTAACAGATCCTTATTTACAGAACCGTGAAACAGGTATTGCTCTTTTTCAACAGCAAGCTCCCTTTATGAAAGCAAAAATTATTGGTTTCATAAAAGGTAAAAAAATTATTCTAAGAGAGAAAACAGGTAAGAAAACTCAACGAGGAAAGAAACTCGTCGATGACATTAAAAACACTGAGAAAAAAGTAGGTCTTGAAAAATCAATTCCAGGTCTTTTGAAAACAGAGATCACAAAATATCTCAGATGGCTTGAAGCTGATAATGAACGTTTTGATACTGTCGCCTTGAAAAATTTTAAAGAGTTAAAATCTCTTTATGCAGGAAAGGGCACACAAGTAAAACCAAGTCCAAGAGCGCAAGCTATTCTTTTTGATGAAAAAATTCCTGAAGATAGTAAGCTTTCTGTTTTCAAAAAAATAACTAATGCAAAGACTCCTGAAGAGGCTGCACTTCTTATTGTTGAAAATAAAATACCTTACACTATCGCGATAGGTTTAATTGAAAAAATTACGCCTTCAATTCTTATTGCTTTAGTTAATAGTATGTCATCACAGGAAATTATTAACAACATTGCATCTTTACAAGAAAAAGGAGCAATGGACAATCCTGGTCTGAAGAAACTCATCACAGATAAACTTGAGACAGCAAAAACTGCAAAAAATGTTACAGCTCTAAAATCAAAAAGAGCAAAAGCAACAGGAAGAGTTACTGATGAAGCTGTTGTAAAACAACTCGACGAAATTGCTGACAAACAAATTAAAAAATCAGGAACAATTAAAAGTTCTACAGCAATTCTTGTCGATAAATCAGGTTCTTTAGCTGTCGCAATTGAAGCAGGAAAACAAATTGCAGCTGCAATTTCAGGTACAATGGAAGCTGATCTTCATGTTATTGCTTATGATACTATTGCTAGATCTATTAAAGCAAAAGATAATACTCTTACAGCATGGGAAGAAGCATTTAAACCAATTAAGTCTGATGGAGGAACATCAGCAGGTTGTGCCCTTGAATTTATGTTGAGATATAAATTGTTTGCTGAACAACTTATTATTGTCACTGATGAAGAAGACAGACATACTCCAAAGTTCTACGACATTTTTCCGAAATATGTTGAAGAAATGAAAGTTACTCCACATATTGTTATCGTCAGAGTTGGTAATGTTAATCCTATTTTAAGTACTGAACTTAAAGCAAAAGGAATTGCTTTCGATATTCATGAGCCTAAAGGAAGTGATTACTATGGAATTCCAGGACTTATTCCTTTGATTTCAAGAAAATCAAAACTTGACTTGGTTTATGAAATTATGGACTTTCCATTACCAAAAAGAAAGTCATATGTCTGATGTTTTAAATCTAATCAAACAAATGGGAGAGAAAGAAGCAGCAATGAGCAATTTTATCTCTCCCGTTTTTTTCAATGAATTTGTTACTACAAAACTTGATGGTGTAGTTTACAAATTCAAAATTTCACAAAAAACTCCTGGTTGGTATAAAGTAAAGCCAATCAACACAAAACAAGCAAAAACTGTTTGTAATGCTGAACTTCACGAAATTGATGATTACTTAAAAAGACTTGCAAAAATTCGTTTGATTTTTGTAATGAGAAAAGATAATGTTTTTTTAGCTATACCTGAAAAAAACAATAATCTAAATCTTCCTATAGATCAATTAATCTCTGTTTTTTTATTTGATGATACTGTTCTTGATTTTGACAAAGTTATTTGTCGTTTTGATGGTGCAAATTTTTGGTATCATCAAAACGATCCTTCAAGCGATCCTTCAAAATCTATGTATTTGAGAGAGCAATTACATAAAGTAACTGACCCTAAAAAAATTACTTTTCTGGGTTTAACAACAGAAGAAAAAATTGCTTATACTTTAAGAGTAACTATAGACAAAAGTCTTATTATTGATAGAAAAAAAGAATCATTAAAAAATGATGTTGAACATGCAGGTGGTAAATTCATAGATTTTATAGAAAAAAATGATCATTTTAGCGTGACATATACTGTAGATGGTGATTCATACACAAGCAATGTAAGTAAAAACGAAACACACAGCGTAATAACAGCAGGAATTTGTTTGTCTGGTGAAGATAGAAAATACGATTTAAAAAGTTTGATTACCGTAATGAGAGAGGGTCAACGTGAGCGGAGAATTTATAGAACACATAACGTTTAAAGAACGTTGTTGGATTGTTTATGGTTTTTGGATTGGTCCTTTTGTCATAGGTAGATTGAAATATCTTTCTGAAGGAGAAACTTGTTCAGTAAATTTTGATTGGCAAAAAGGTCTTTCAAAATATGTTCTTGGCTGGTTTCATACACATCCAGAAAGTGTTTCTCTTAGTCCAAGCAACGAAGATATAAAAACTATGAAATCTTGGGTTAGAACTTTAGAACGACCTTTGATTTGTGGCATCATGTATGACAATAAAAAACTGAAGAGAGACTTTCTTTGGAGAAATTGTTATTTGTTTAAACGTTGGCCCGATAAAAAAATTTACTATCAACCAATTATGAAAGATAAGCTTTTTAAAAACTTCTACATCGGAAAATTATGAAAACTTTAAAGCATGAAGAACTTTATAGATCAGCTGATCTAATGACAAAAATGGCAAATCTTGACATTGTTATGTGTGGAATTGGAGCAATTGGCTCAAATCTTGTCGAGAATCTTGTACGTCAAGGTTTTAAAAAAATCACTGCAATTGATTTTGATAGAATTGAAGAACATAACAGACATACACAAATCTGGTATGCTCGAGATGTTGGTCAGTTAAAAGCAACAATGCTTAAAAACAGAATATTCGACATAATGAATATTCCTATTGAAGTTGTGCCCAAAAAATTAGAAGAAGCAAATTCAAAAAAAATACTCAACACTCAGGGAGTTGTAATTGATGGATTTGACAATGTTGCAAGTAGAAAATTTGTTACTGAGTATTGCTCTATATACAAAACAAACTGCTTACATATTGGATTATTTAAAGATTATGCTGAAATAATATGGAATGAAAGATACAGAGTTCCTGACGATACTAAAAATATAGATGTTTGTGAATATCCTTTAGCGAGAAATATCATTTTATTGGCTGTTGCTGTAGCGACAGAGATATTAATAACATATTTAGAAAAAAAAGAAAAACAGAACTGCATTATAACATTAAAAGATCTGAAAATCACGAGGATATAATGGAAGAACTTTGGTTTACAATGCTTATCGGTATCCCAGGTTGTGGCAAAAGCACATATATAAGTCTTCAACCAAAATCAAAATTTGGTAGCATCATTTGTCCTGACTCAATAAGACGATCTCTCACAGGAGATATTTCAGATCAAAGCCAAAATCAACTTGTTTGGCAGATTGCTCAATATACCACGAAATGGGCGCTTATAAATTTGTTGTCTGTTACTGTAGATGCAGTCAATACTGATACATATTTAAGAAGAGATTTTTTACAAAAACTGAAAAATTCAGGCGTTTATGGAGGATTTAAAAAGCGTGCAATTGTTTTCGAAATAGATCCAGATGAAGCAATTAAGCGTGTTGAAAAAAGGTTTAACAGACCTCCTGTACCACCTGAAAGAATCTACAAAATGTACGGAGAGTTTTTATATACAAAAAAAGTCTTACATGAAGAAGAATGGGATTCTATCCAGTTTATAGGAGAAAAAAATGGCTGAAAAACTCTTAAAATCAAGAAAAGTAGCATCACATCAAAACGACGGTTTTGTAAAAACTTTAAAACATAAAGTTTTGTTTTGTGGAAATCCTGAAGGCAATAATAACAAGTTCTACTCAATAGAGCTTCAAGTAAATCCCAAAGACGAACATCGTCTTTTTACTCATTATGGCCGTCTCGGAAAAACAGATGTTTATGAAGTTCGTGATGAATATCTTGGGAAGACTCTTGATTTTACTACAGCCGATCGTGAATTCGAAGTTATCCTTGCAAGTAAACTCAAAGGAAAGAAAAAAGAAAGTGAACTTGGAGGAACACGCGAAGAAAAATACGAACTTGTCGAAACATTCGCTCCGACTGTTGGTTCTGTAAACGTCAGAGGAAAAAACGCTATTATCCAAGTCACAACTATTGCAAAAGACGTAGTTAGTTCATATTCTGACCCTGAAGTTTCGAGAATCATACGTCAAATCGTCGATGAAAATATACATAATATCTCTTCAATGACTTCTTTGAAACTCACTTCAAACGGATTTGAAACACCACTTGGTCCTGTAACTAAAGAGCATGTGCAACGAGCTAGAGAACCTTTAATGGCTCTTAAAAAAATAATGATCAATGACGAAATCAACCCTGATACACAAATAACACGTGATTATAACGCAAAATATTTCTCTTTGATACCTCATTCTTTCGGTCACAAAATAACTCAAGAAGATTGGATTTTAACTGCTGCAAAACTTGCTGAAGAACTTGAACTTCTTGACAACCTTGAATCTGCAGTCCAAATGGGTGCTGCTCTACAGAATGCATCAAAACAAAAACAAGCAATTGGTACAGACATTGAAGTTCTTACTGATTCGGTAGAGTTCAATAGAATTGCAAAATATATTACAGACTCAAAAGCAGGTAACCATAGAGGTTCTGATGTTTGGAATTGGAAACCCAAAAACATCTATAAAATCAAAATTCCTACAGAACGTACTCGTTATGAAAAAACCGAAAAACAATTTGGCAACAAACATGAACTTTTTCATGGCTCAAAAAACAGTAACATTTTAAGTATCCTTAAAGGTGGTCTGATTATTCCCGCAGTAAATGCTGGTTTTGTAACAGGTAGAATGTTTGGTGATGGCCTTTATTTTGCAAATAACTCAACAAAATCACTGAATTACTCTACAGGATTTTGGGGAGGCAAAGCAAACAAATACACAAATTCTTTTTTGTTTTTAGCAAATGTTAACATGGGAAAAACATTTGTTTCTCATGATCCAAGATATTCAGGTGCTCCTCATGGCTATGACTCTATTCATGCTCAAAAAGGAAGATCACTCCATAACGATGAATTTATTGTTTTCAAACTACAACAAGCGACTTTAACATATTTGGTCGAAATGTCAAAATAAAGGAGTTTTTATGTCATCAACAATTATTCAAGCTCAGTTTGAAAAGTTTGTTGCAGCTGATGCTATGTTTACGTCAGTTGACATCGGGAATGCTATCAAAGAAAACGGTACATGGATCAAAAACAGCGATGTTTCAATCTGGCTCCGAAATAATGCACTTACAATTGCTTCCAATTATTGTTCAACATTAATAAGCGTCTTGAATAATACGCAGAAAACTTTCCTTTATCATCCTGCTGGCACAAATCCCGATGATTATCAAACCAGAGATCAAGCTGCACTTCCGCCAAATCCGAATATGAAATCTGTGACAGTGTCGACATGTCCTGCATCGTGTCCTGCAAGTACAACAGTCAAAACAAAACTCAGGTCTGATAGTAGAGCAAGACTTCGAATTCCTGCAATACTTGTTCGTCAACTTGGATTAAATCCTGGCGATATCGTTGATTTCTCAAAAATCCTTTTTCACAAACAACCTGATAATGACCTTATTGTTTACAAAGATGGCAGAATATCGTTCTCCCGCAATTGTCTCAGTTTTGGTGATGGTCCTGTTCTTGCTTTCATCGAAAATGGTTGTTTGAACTTTGAAAAACCATGAAACAATTTGAATTCTTATATAACAACCAGACTGTCAAAATATGGTTGTATGAAGACGATGATTCAATAAGTGTTTCTGTTCAAAAAAACAAAACGTTTTATGAATCAGAAATACTTGAATTCCTTTTAAAAAACTTTCCCATACATGAAGTTATTTTTGACGTAGGTGCAAATATTGGGAATCATACTTTGTTTTTTTCAAAGTACTTATCATACAACCATATACATAGTTTCGAACCTCATCATTTAAATTTTCAAATTCTTCAAAAAAACACTGAAGACTTAAAGAATTGTTCAATATATCCTCTTGCTTTAAGTGACTACATAGGTTCATGTTCGTTGACTACAGAAACATATACAAAAGTTCAACTTAGACGAAACTTACCTCCTATGTTTTTTAAAAATATGGGTATGTTTGGTATAAAATCGAAAACAGGCGATATACCTGTAAAAACAATAGATTCATTAAGAACTGAAACTCAAAAAATCACTTTGTTAAAAATAGATGTCGAAGAACATGAAATAGAAGTGCTTTCTGGTGCTTATAAAACTATAACACAAGATAAACCTGTACTTATTATAGAAGCACATGAAAGTAAAAGAGAACAATACAACAAGTTTCTTTTAGAAAAATTCAATTATAAATGTATGAAATTTTGGTATATACAAGATACAGGAATTTATGTCTATGCAAAAAATTAGTGTTTTAGAAAATCAAGATGTTTCATATCTTGACAATATTTTGTTTGAAAACAACCTTCTAAAAGTCGTTTCATCAGAATGTTTATCAAAAATACCACAAATACACCTTACTTTGTTTGGTCATAAAAAAGGTATTTATTGTTTTCCTACTCTTGAACTTGCTGACTGGCTTACGCAAAACTTTGATATAAACAACATGATCGAGATAGGTTCAGGAAATGGTGCACTTGCAAGACATTTAAAAATACCAGCAACAGACTCAAAACTTATGCAAGATAGTGCTATCAGCGCTTTGTATACTTTAATGGGTCAACCTATTACAAAATATCCTGATGATGTAATTAAACTTGATGCTATTAAAGCTATCGAGAAATACAAACCCAAAACGGTTCTTGGTTGTTGGGTGACACATAAATATTCAGAAGATGAACCTGATAGAGAAGGTAACATGTTTGGTGTTGATGAGACTTGGGTCCTCAAACATGTCGATCAATACATCATTGTTGGAAATGAAAATGTCCATAATAAAAAGAAAATTCTCGAAATACCTCACCAAGAACACAAATTCTCTTGGTTGTTTAGTAGATCACAACAACCTACCAAGAACATCATCTATGTTTGGGATAAGGATTATATATGAACATATCTCGCGGATATGCTAAACGCTGTTCTAGAGGTAGATTTTGGCATTTCGTACAGAATTTTTGGGTATGTCATGGTGGAACAAGCTACGATGATGAATGGTATGCTACACCTGGGAGATTTTATGCTGATTTATCTCAAAAAAGTGTGTTTAAAACATGTTTCCCATATCACTTAGAACTTACAAAAATAAACTCTAAACAATATAGTGTAAGTATACAACTTACGTTTAATCATCAACAAAGTTTTTATGTCTGTACTTCTTCAAAAGTAAATTCTAAAAAAGAAGCTATGCGAAAAGCTTTACAACTTATAAAACAATTTGAAAAAAGTGAAAAATGTAAAGAAGTTTGGAGAGATCTTCTTCATGATATTCCTATAGTCAATTCAGATGGTGTATGGGTAGCAACTACTATCATAGGTTGTCCAAGTCAAACACTTACAACAAGAACATTTATGCATTCAGAACATAAATTAGGTTATGGGATTTTTTATTGTCTAGAAAGACATATGAAAGAGTGGCGTTGGAAAAAATATGATCTTTCTTATATGGGATATTGCTCATCCAGTTGTGAAAACGTACCTTTTGAAATATGGCAAGCTATTTTAGGTTTTAATCCTATTATTGATGAAGTGATTAAAAAATCTGAAGAGTTTAATTGTTTAACGTTTGAAAACGAACTTAATATAGAAAAAGCTGAATATCACATGCAATGTTTTTACGAATCTCAAATGAATGGATTTCTTGAACAAAAAGACCTTGTAGAATTTGTCTAAACATTAGAAAGAGAAATTACTATGTTTCTTGCTGTTAAAAACGATTCAAAAACAGTTTGGGTAAATGGTCCATCAAAATTGTTTGCAAGGTTCTGTCCTATATCGCAAGAATATTTAAAAGATGCAACTTCACTTGATCAAGATACTTTACTTCACCCGCAAAAGCCTACAAAACAAAATTGGGTTAATTTTTGTAATGAAGTTCAAAAAAGATTTAACTTTCCTATTCCCAAAAAATTCACTCCCAAATATTTGGCAGATTAAAAACGTTCTCTCGAAATAGTTCTTACAAGGAGGAATTATGACACGAGAACGCATAGAAATTTTCTTTTTAAAAGCTTATTTGATTGCCATTGTAAGTAGACTTGTGATTCTTGAATGGTCTTTTTTACTTTGGTATTTAATCACAGATTTTAAAACTGAAAACACAGTAAAGCGCATTAAAGCAAACTCGCACTGTCCTTGGACAGTTATGGGAATGTTCTTAAGATTTAAACTTGGAGAACAAGTAATTTAATTTTGGCAATTTATTTTTGTTCAGGCGTTATAGTTTAAAAAGGAGAACATTATGAATATTATTACAGCAGGAATGCCCGAACTTTGTAGTTCAACGATCGAAAAATTGCACATGAATAAAGCTGTTTACGAACACAATTTTGAACAGATCATTGGTATGGCTCGATCCGGCGAACTTGAAAAACTTTGTATATTCATTGATGTTTGGAACGTTTATGGTAAAAGCTTTAATAGTATGAGAGGCCAGGGTGCTGCTGAAAAAATTCACGAAATAAATCCTGATATTCCAATTTTAATTTGGGATGGCAGAGAGTATATTTCAGACGATCCTGATGTAGTAGTTCCCCCTGCATTTCAAGTAACAGGTACACCCCGCGACATCAAAAACGCAAATGAACTTTATCTAGATTTTGAACATTATAGTGATGAACAGATAGATGAAATTACAGAGAAGTTTTTTGCTGAAGAACTCTCTTTTAAAGATATTCCCCAGCATTCATGTATCGATTTTATACTGTAACAGGTTCAGGCGTTTTAGGAGCAATTGTCCAAACATTGTTTCTTAACACTAATTTAATTTTTTTATCAGTAGCATCGTCAATTGCTTCTCTCATTTTCTGTATTTCAACAGGTTTAGAATTACTTGGTAAATATCTTGCCAAAAAAGGCGCAATTCTTTTTATAAAAATTGTATAATCTTCATTTGCTTTTTCCCAAGTATCTTTTATGTTTCTGACAAGACCTGATTCATTTGAGCTAACTTTTTCTTTTAAAGTTGTTTCATGAACTACATGACTGATAATAAGTTCATCTATAGAACAATCTGAAAGTTCAGCAATTTTCTTCATAGCTTCATTAGAAGTAATAACTCCCAGTTCTGAACCTTTTAAAGCTATATCAGCAATATATTTAAGCATCCATTTTTTATTGTTTTTTAGTTCATCAATTTTTGCCACAACTTTGTCAAGATAATCTTGACTTACATTTACGCCATTTTCTTTAGAGCTTTTAATTAATTCAATAATTTCTTCTGGTTTCATTTTGTCAAGATTTTGAATTATTGAAATAATGAAAGAAGTGAAAGATTTATGCTTTTTACTAAGATCAACACTTAAAATATCCATTATAATCTCCTTTTATTATTCATTATTTTTTGTCATTTGAGAATGAATCAATCTGTTTTTCACCTCAGAATCTTTTGACGATCCAAAATAGAAAGAAAAAACTTGTGAAATTACAGCTGAAAGTACGCCAAGAATATAAATCGCAATATCTTTTTTTGTCTGATCAAGAGGAAAATAGATTAAAACAAAAAATAAACCAAATGCAAGAAATAAGGCAGATAAAGCTAAAAGCGAAGCAATATGTTTTGTCAACCATGGAGCTGAATGTAAAGACATGTACTCTTTAGTCTTTGGGTCGTCATTTGCGTCATATTTTTTCTCTTGCATGTAAGAGTACAAGATATAAAATCTATAGAAAAACAGTTAAGCAGATTTTTTCTTTTTTCTTTGTTCAATTTCTTGATTAAGTTTTTCTTGTCTCAAAGCTTTTTTATCAGCTTGAGCTTGACTTTTATAGTAACTACATGCTTCAGTATTTTTGGGTTGTTTTCCTATGATATCTAAAATACCACACCCAATATGTCTGACGCAATTTGTTATTTGACAATCTTTCATTTATCGTCCTCAATTGTTTTTATCAATTCGCCTACTGAGTCCCATCCTGCTTCAAAAACATCAATGTAATCGCTTTTAGGACACCCAGAAACAGTAGCACATATTTTTCTAGCAAACAATTCAGCTTTAGGTTTTGATAAAGATTTTAATGCAATACAATTGGCAGCATCAACTAATGCTCTCGATTTGGGACATATCATCATTTCCATGTCTTTACCTTTGCTGTTATACTTCTTTATGATAAGTATATCGTTAGTTTTATTAGCAACTACCCCAAATTATAAAATCTCTAGAACTTTTATAATCTGTTTCGCTCCATCTCTAAATGCTAAATTCATTAAAGTTAAAATATTATTAGCAAGGTCTTCATTGTCAAGTGTCACAATTACAACTCTATCTGAATTAGAACGTATCTTAAACTCACCTGCCTCTTCTAAAATAGAAAATTCAGGTTCAATTATCATCCTATCCCATTTTGATTTAAGACTTGCTCTTAATTTGTTATGTTCAGTTAAACTAGCAACTATTTTTGAATACTCAGTTATTTCTTGCTGTTTGTATTCAACTCCGTCAATTTTTTTTTCTGTTATGTAATTAATTTTTGCGTTTAGCATTTAAAAACCTAAATTTTGCTTTAGTGTCAACTTTCTCTTGTTTTTCTTCGTCTTTGAAATATTCTGGATGCTCTTCTTTAATTCTAGCTACAAACTTTTTTGCATAATAAATCAGTAACATTGTCGACAAACAGTAAATACAACAAATCGTAAAAAACCACCAACATCCCACAACACCAAAACATATTGCTATGATACATGAAACTATCAATTGGTTTTTTGATATTTTTGTCGACAGCTTTTTAACTCCTTCACCAGAATCAGTTATTTTATAAGTTTTACTTGAAAAAGCAACAATAAAAAAAATTGATGCAAAAGCAATAAAAAACGCTAAAATAGCAGTGAAAACAAAGTAAATTTTGATGAAGTTTTGCACAAATACGTTTTGAAAGCCAGAAACTTTACAATAAATTACAAACAAATCACATAATAACGTAATAAAAAAAATTTTCATATATCGCTTTCACTATTAGAACAAGTGTGAGCTGTAACTTTACCTTTATTGGGTTTATTCCAACAATTTATTATTGTAATAGCACGTTGCATACCTAATTGTATACCTCTCGCCAAAGCATTAGAAATAACTAGATTTTTGGGCGAATCATTAGTTATTTGTGGTGGCTTAGGTAACTCTTGCATATCTTTCCAAAGATATATTGCGATTTCTTCTTTTAAACGTGGCGGTATTTGCATGCTTCCTCCCTTTGTTTTTTTTATAATATTACAAAATTTTGAAAACAAATAAAAACAAAACTTGTCTAAATGAACTGTTTCATGCATGAAACACTTGTTTGTTAAAAAGTAGAGTAATTACAACGTAAACTTTATATAATGTTTTAACAATGTTAAGGAAAAATAAAATGAAAAGGAGAAACTATGTCAGTTAAATTCTATCGACCTAAAGAACCTTTTGGTGAATTTTCTAACTTTGCATATTTTGAAATAATACTTGATGGTTTTACTTGGAAAACAAATGAACATTATTTTCAAGCGCAAAAATATATAAATACAGTACGTTTTGAAATGATAGCAAATGCTAAAACTCCAAGAGAAGCAGCAGACTTAGGAAGAGACAGATCTTTGCCTTTAAGACAAGACTGGGAATTAATAAAAGATGACGTAATGAGAAAATGTGTTTTTGAAAAATTCAACACACACTTGCGTCTAAAAGCTCTTCTATTATCTACAGGAACTGAAGAAATAATAGAAGACTCTCCTGTAGATTACTATTGGGGTGTAGGTAAAAATGGTACTGGAAAAAATATGCTCGGGAAAATTTTAATGGAAGCTCGAGATAAATTCGAGAATGATATAAAATAAGGGGAAATCAAATGAGAAACTTAAAGTTAAATCAAACTTTAGAATCATTAAGCAACAAAGGCGAAATGTTTGGCTACAATTTTAAAAATTCTATTAAAAAAGCAAGTTGGAAACTCATTAGCTTTATTGCTTTAATAATGGGCGGTGCAGTAGTTCTTGTAATAAGTTTCATTTTGGGTTTAAACAGAATAAAAAAATGACTAATACAAAAATCAATTACATTGCAAATAAAACTGTTGATATTGAAAACAAGATCAAACAAGATTTATTTGTTGAAAAAGTTAAAGTAAGTACAACAGGCGAATTCCTTTCATCTATTGTTATACCTGCAACTGAGAAAGATATAGAAGAGTTTAAAAACAAACCTTGTAATCATTCATTACATGTTGACAAACTTGTCTATGATTTACCAGGTTGGCCTTATGACTCAAGATATTGTGGCATTTGCAATGCGTCTCTTGGTATTATATGAATAAATTTTCTTTTATTGCTAATGAACCAACTGTAATAGACTATCAAGAATTGACAAATAAAATAAAAACAAATTTGTCTAAATATTTACATGATTATTCGAATTTGTGTAATTTTATTCTTTCTAAAGATGCTATTATATTTGGTGGTGCTGTTAGAGACTCTATTGCTGAACTTGAAATACATGATATAGATATTCTTGTCTTACCGAACTCTTGTAAAACTATTGTGAATATGCTTAAAGCCTCAGGTTTCAAATATATTGATAAATTCAACATGGATATTGCAACAATGTATTCAGGTTCATTAATCAATCTCCCTTTAACTTTTTATAGAGATGATGCTTTTATTCAATTAATAAGACCCAGAACTAAAATAAACAATAAAGAAACATTAATCGACATTGCAAAAAATGTAGATTTATCTTGTTGTGGTGTTTTTCTTGATTCAGATTCACTACATGAAACTTTCCCAAAAGCAATAGAACATTGTCAAAAAAAAATTTTTAGAGTTCTAGACCAGAATAAATTATATAATGCACAACGCTGTTTAAATAGAATTACAAAATTGACAGAACGTGGCTGGTCACAAATTGAAAAGGAGAAATATTATGAAAGACGCAATGAAAGTAAAAATCAAAATTCTTGAGAATGGTAAGGGACTTCCTATTCCCAAAAAAGCAACAGATTATGCAGCTTGTGTTGATGTATATTCAACAATAGATACTAAACTTTCTTCAGGCGAAACAAAACTTATACCTTGTGGATTTTGTATTGAAGTACCTATTGGATATGAAGTTCAAGTGAGACCTCGTAGTGGTTTAGCATTAAAAAACAATATAATGATTCTTAATACTCCAGGTACTATTGATGCTGACTACAGGGGTGAAGTTGGCGTTATTTTACATAATGCTTCGCAAACACCAGAGTATTCTTTTGCAATTAAAAGAGGCGATAGAATAGCTCAAATAGCGTTAAGAGAAACTATCGATTTTGAGTTTGAAATTGCAGAAGAACTTTCAAGTACAGACAGAGGCGCAGGCGGTTTCGGTCATACAGGAGTAAGTACTAAATGAACATTACAGGTCTTGCAATTTGTCCCCCACCTGGAACTATCAAAAATGCTTTTGTAACACCTGAATTACTAGCAAGTTGCCTTGCGCGTTATTCAAGATCTAATAAAGGCATTGATTCGATTCTTCAATCAATTGATTGGAACGATCCTGATAAATCTGTAGATTCAATTTTCAAATTTGTCGATTATGGTCATGCATCAATCTCTGGGATGACCGGTGGAATAGCAATGGTTGTTGATAATTGTTCGATGTTTCTAGCATATAAGGTCTTTGAACTTGCTCAGCTGTGCGATGGCCAAGAATCTAGCACACGATATATCAAACTTGATTCATCAAACCTTTGTGATCCTGATGAAATAGGTATTCCTTCAGAACTGAAGTCAGAGTGGCAATCTTTTACAGATTTATCTTTTACTATTTATCAAGAACTGTATGAAACTTTAGATAAAAAAGCACAAGAAAATCCTTCAATTATTAGATACCCATCAGGTGCTAATGAAAAAGTAAAAGAACGTATCAGAAAAAACTATGCTCTTGATAGATCACGTTACTTTATTCCTTTTGCAACAAAAACAAATGCAGCTTATATCATGACAGCAAGAGTATGGGCTGATGTTATCAAACAACTTGATTCACTACCACATCCCGAAACAAAAACTTGTGCTACACTTTTACGTGAAGAACTTAAAAAATTTGTTCCTCGTCTAATCAAACATAGTTTTGCTGACAATGCATCTATTGCTCAAGCACAATTATCATATGCATACGCTACTGATTTTATTACTATAAATGATGTTTGTACAGACAACATTCCTGACCAAACATATTTGTCACTTGAGAAAAGTCAACCTCTGTTTCTTAGCGCTACACAAACTTGTAGTGATGCTTTCGCTGGTAAAAATAATCGATACAGTACTGTAGGATCAACAGTCAAAAGATGTATGGTGCGTGCAGCATGGAACAATATGGCTATCGCAGAATTGCGCGATCTTAATCGTCATAGAAGCGGTTTTCGTTTCAGTCCATTGACGCCAGTTGGATTTTATTGTCCTACAGAAGTTTCGCATCCCAGAATGAACGAACTTCTTGCAATGAAAAAATCTATTATTGAAAAAACTGTTGCTTCTGAAACATCTTCATCTTTTATTTATTGCTTCTTATTGGGAACACAAGTACCATTTGAACATTCAACTCATTTAGACAAATTCATCTATGAGATTGAGTTACGTACTGGTATGGGCGCGCATTTTCGTTATGCCGAACATCTAAGTTCAGCATATGAAGAATTGATAAAAATAGAACCTGCTTTAAAACAATTTGTTAATATAGGCACAGCTGAACCAGAATAAACTGAAAGGAAATCATGGAGCAAAATCTTTATTATTATAAAGCTTTAGTCAAAGAAGTAAAAGATGCAGATACAATAGTACTTGATATTGACTGCGGGTTTGATATTTGGTTAAAAAACACACCATGTCGATTGTCGAGAATTGATGCATTTGAAATAAAACTTAGTTCAACGACAACAGCTGAAATGAAGCAAAAAGGCCTTCAAGGAAAAGAATTTGTAAAAAATTTAATCAACGGAAAAGACGTTATTATAAAAACTACTTTAGATAAAGAAAAGTTTGGTAGAGTTTTATGTGAAGTCTTTTATAATGCAGAAAAATGGGTTAATCTTAACGATGAACTTGTTACAAAAGGTTTCGCAATCTATAAACAGTACTAAAGGTGAATGATGACTTTAAACGAACATATCAAAAATGAACGATTAAAAAAGGGTGTTACGCAAGAAGATCTTGCAGAACAATTACATCTTACTCAAGGTTATATTTCACAAATTGAAGTAGGCGAGAAGAAGCCTTGTGCTGCAACAGTATTAAAAATTGAAGAAATTTTAGGTCTAGAACATGGTTCAATTTGGAATGTTCATAATATTGTAATGGATCATATTACTGAGACTATAAAAATCCTAACACCTGTTGAATTAAACGAAGTTGACGACTATTTAAGATATTTGATGTTTAAAAGAAATAACGAACAATAAAAATTTGCTGCTTCATGGCATAACTCAATCTCACAAACGTTATTGATTACGTCATTACAATTTTTTGTTTGGAGATGTTATGAGTTGTATATTTGAACGATCATGGTGGGAAGATGAACAGGGAGACACACCTGAAGCTTTTACTGTCATTACAGTTGAAGATGTAACTTCTGGAAAATATCGACCCAAGCAGAAAACTGATTTAGATTTTGCTATAAATCATTTGACTGATATAAAACAGAAATATGTTTTCACTATTTTCCCTGATATTGTTAAAGGAGCAAATATGCCAATTGATTTACAATCGACTTTTGAGAAATTCGAAAAAGAATATATGAAATTTGACCGTATCGAAAATCCACCTTCATATCATCCTGACTTGTGTGCTTTCCTATTGCTTGAAAAACTTGTCCCATCAAATTTACAAAAACTCGATATTGTTTCTGCTGCAGAGCATGACAAAATCTGGCTCAGCGTAAATGGTGATGATTTTGCAAATGTAGCATCTGAAAATGACGTATTATATCTTGTCCGTTGTGGAATACAATACGATTCTGACGGCAATTGCTTTTGTATGAATACTTAATTGGAGAATCTCATGTTTGACTTAAAAGGAAAATATGGTTCAGCTCACGTAATGATTGATTATGTCGAAGAAGCTTGTATGTCGCAAATACTTGGTTTTCTTAATCATCCAGTCTTTACTAATCAGATAGCTATAATGCCTGATACACATGCAGGAAAAGGAAGTGTTGTTGGATTTACAATGCCAATGACAGAAAAAATCATTCCTAATGTAATAGGCGTAGATATAGGATGTTTCATTGACAAAACAGAAGTCCAACTTGCTGATAATAGAAAATTAAATTTTTTAGAATTGATTAAAGAACAAGAAGAGGGAAAAGAAAATTTTTGTTTCGCTAAAGATCAAACAGGAAATATTGTAATAACAAAAATTTTGTCTGTGTTTTTTACAAAAATAGTTGACAAACTTGTGAAGATAGTACTAGATAATGACGAAGTGATATACAGTACTGAAGAACAAATTTTTTTCTTATTAGATAACAACGAAATTCAAGCGCAAAATTTGAATATTGAACAATCATTATTTCCTCTTTACCTTAAAAAAGCAAAAGAAGTAGACAATATTTCAAAAAACTCTAAATATCTAAAAGAGACAGAATACTTTGTAGTTTATAATCCAAACACAAAAAAATACGATTATGTCCATTGTCTTGCTGATGATTATAATACAAGAAGGAAAACTCAAAACAACTTAAAAATATTTGTTCGACATCATAAAGATTTTAACAAATTCAATAACAACCCAACAAATATTGAAAGGGTCTCTTGGCGCCAACATTGGAAGATTCATTCGCAGCATGCTTCAATTCAAAATAAACAAGGAAAATCTGGTTGGAAAGTGTCTTGGACAAGGCACTTAGAAAGATTCAGGAGAATGTCTTCTGAAAAAATGAAAAAATTAAGTCAAAATCCAGATTTTCAAAAAATTAGAAATAAAGCATCTGCAAAAACCTTTGAAAACTTTTGTAAAACAGAAAAATTTAAAGAACAATCGAAACATGCAGGAAAAAGAGGTAAAAAATATCTTTGCGCATATAACAAATCAAAAACAGGTATCGAAAAGTCAACAGAAGTAGGAAATCGCGTTTATGAATGTCCAGTTTGTAACAAAATCTTAATTGGTCCTTTTGCAGTAAACTCGCATAAGAAAATGCACCCAGATCTTACTTTTCAAGAGTTCAAATTAACCAAAAATCATAAAATAAAATCAATCGAAATATTAAATTGTGAACCTACAAAAGTGTACTGTTTAAAAGTTGAAGAACATAGTAATTTTGCATTAGCTGCAGGAGTCTTTGTTCATAACTGTGGAATGAGCTCACTTAACATTGGTTCAGCATTACCAATTTCTTATCAAGAACTTGATCATAAGATAAGACAAAGAATTCCTTTTGGGTTTGACACAAATGAAAGATCTGTCATTGATTTTGCAAAAGAATTCCCATGGAAAAAGGTAAATGCAACAGCTCAAAATTTTGCTCTTTCTTATCAAAGAAAATTTAATTCAAGTATTACACTTCCACGCTTTGACTTTAATTGGTTTGAGAAAAAATGCGACATAATTGGTTGTGATCTCGGGAGAGCTATAAAAAGTCTTTGTTCGCTTGGTGGTGGTAACCATTTTATTGAACTTGGTTTGTCGACAAAAAATGAATATTGGCTTACTATTCACACTGGTTCACGTAACTTAGGAAAATGTATTTGTGAATATTGGCAAGATATTGCAATCAAAAAACTTAAAAGAGGAAATAAAGAAGATCGTCAATCGCAAATTGAAAAACTTAAAAATACTCTAAAAGGAAAAGAACTTTTTGAAGCTATAAAGCAAGTCAAAGAAAAAGAGCCTTTAGTTTTAAACTTTTCTGACGATTTGTGCTACCTTGAAGGACAAGATGCGCAACAGTATTTGTTTGACATGATTTTTTCTCAAATTTATGCACAAGTCAATAGACAGTTGATTTCAAAAAAGATCGTAGAAATTTTGAATGTTCCTGTTATTGATTCAATAGAAACAGTTCACAATTTTATAGATTTTGAAGATTTCATTATCAGAAAAGGATCAATTCGTTCTTACGAAAACGAGCGTATGATTATTCCTTTTAATATGCGTGACGGAATTCTTGTTTGTACAGGAAAATCAAATCCTGAATGGAATTTTTCTGCACCACATGGTGCAGGACGTCTCTTATCAAGATCACAAGCAAAGAAAAAATTAGATATGAATGAGTTTTCAAAACAAATGTCGGCAATTTTTTCTACATCAGTTAATATGTCAACTCTTGATGAAGCGCCTGATGCTTACAAAAACCCAAAAATAATCGAGGAAGCAATCGAGCCTACAGCTTTGATAATTGAAAGATTAGTGCCTGTCATGAACATGAAAGATTCAAAAGGTACTGACGATTAACTCTAAACAAACTCTGGCTGTTAGGTTATTACAGCCAGAGTTAAGAAAACGTATTTGAGAAATTATTTTACTTCTACTTTTGTTTTTCCATCTTGTGTAGCATACGGACCTGAGCCTTTAGCAATTTCACCTCTAGACTCAAGGGTTTTTCTAAAACTTACACCTGCACCTGCTGCACCACCAAGCATATCACCTAAAAGTTCTTGTGAGCCATCGGTATAAGTTATCAATCTTGCTTCATTACCAAATTCATCATTCATGTCTTCAGTATTTTTTACGATTTTTTCATAACCTGTAGGTGCTTTATCTGTCGTATAGCCCATTGCTCTTTGAAACAAACGTTTGCTAAATGCATCATTTTGTTTTTTCGACATTTCCATGACAACAGCAAAAGTCTTTGGATCAGTTTTTTGCAATTTTCTAAGATCTTTTGCTTCATAAGTTTTCTGACCAAAAGGTGTCTGTATAGTAATTGGTTCATTTTCAGCTTGTACTGCACTGATAAAACCTGCAGCTATGAGTGCAGCTAAAGCAGCAAGTTGTCTAACTTTAGGTTTAACGCCTGCTTCATGAATGTTTGCATTAAGATACTTCTTGACGATCTCGGTCATTTGATCAGGTGTCAAATTAATGTCAAGTTCTTTCGCCAAAAGTTTGGGAGAGTATTTTTTCTTGGCTTCTTTTATTACGCAACCAATAATATTTTCATAATTTTGCATTTTTGCTCCTTATCAAAGTTTTTAATTTGCGTTCGTAAACTCAAGTATTATAAAAACAAGTCAAAAAATATGTGGCAGAAATTGAAAATAACACGATATGTTGTACTATCAAACCACCTCAAAGGAGTTATTATGCGAAGTCTTTTTATTGTATTCATGATTTCTTTCTATGCTAATGCAAACATGTTTGACAACTATGACTCTTATGTGGCTGACGAAACTGACTCTTCTATGAGTTCTGCATACACAGGTCCATTAGTTGCAACAGGTGGTGCAATTGCAGGCGTTAATTACATAAAAAATATGGCACCTCAAGTAATTGGTTCTATTGAATCAAACAGAATAATCTTAAAAGACTCAATTGATGAAATTTATTCGTTTAAAACTTTAACTTATTTTCAAGTAACAAAAGGTATTGACACTTTTTATGTAATAAAAATAGAAGCTGATAGAAATCATGAAAAATATGATATCTTTATAGAACTTAAAGATGGTCCTAATTATGATAGAACTTTGAATATCTACAAAAACGGAAAACCCTACACATTGATTCTTTGGAAAGAACAAGCTCGTCTAAGAGCCAACAAAGAAATCTGATAGGACTGACACGGAGAATATTATGAAATTTAGTTTTGGCGAACCTTACGGCAGTAATAGTGTAAAAGTCGATGCTAAAGATCTTTGTCACGCTATCAAAATTTTTAAAGTTTCAGAACTATTCCCAGAAAAATGTGTAGACTCTACATTTTACACAAACTCAGAAGGCTCTTTCACAAGACAGTACGACAGCAGACTAAGTCGATACAACTACAATTTCAATACATCTAACCCTATAATTTTTATTTACAGAAAAAAAGAAAACTCAGAAGAATGGGAAAAAATTAGCGAGATTGATTTAAAAAGTTGTGTTGAAGTAAACTTTTCAGAAATCACACCTCAAAGAAATTTGTTATCCAACGTAAGTCTTCCTGAAGACGAAGATCTTTTAGTGAATAACAGTGATCAAAATGAAGATACAACACTTCCTGTAGTTGTTAGTGCACAAGTACTTTCCAATGTCACAAGCAAGATTGAACTAAGACAAAAGCACGATGAAATAGCGATTCGTAAAGCTGAACTTGAAGCTATGGTCCAGCAAATGAATGCTGCAATGAACGTAATAAAAGAAGAACTAAGACAAAAACAAAAAATAGTATTTGTTTTAGAAACATATCTAGGAATGCATGAAGAAGTCGTCCAAATAGCTGATGGCGATCCAGCTCCTGAAGGAACACCTTTATCACTTTTTCAACAAAAATTATACATGGATGAAGAAATAGGAATTTGGGATGATATAGATGGCCAAGGTATTGATTGTCAAGACATTGAACAATTTGACGAATGGATAGCAAAACACTACAAAATTTTTGCTCATAAACCATTATCAATAGTAGCATGGCAAGTCCGTAGAAAAGAAAAAGACTACGGTGATGATGCATGGGCTAATATTCAATTTGGTGTTTGGAATAAAGCTACTTACTTCTTAATAAGAAATGGTTCACGTCTCTATCGTATTTGGAGTAATATTCGAATTGATGATCGTTTGTTTCCTGCTAAAGATGAATACATAAAACTCATTCAAGACAAATCAAGATATGACGTTAAGAGCGAACTGCAAATAAAACACGAGAATTATCTTTATGGCTTGATAGCTATACAAGGAATTATTGAAAGAACAGACATTCTTGGTAGCTGGTTTAGAAATAACAAAGTCAACCTTTTTAACATAAGAGACAATGACGATAAATATATACAGTTTGTACGTGATTCTGAAACTGAATTCTGGATCGGTGATGGTCGTCTTGAATGGAAAGATTTCTTAAAAAAGAATCGTGAAACAATCAAACTTGGTACAAGAGTTTGTATATGTGCTGAAAAAAATTACTTCTCATTGTCTGGTAAAGATAGTGATTCTTGGAGGTGTTCACCTTTTCGTCCAAGCAAAACTCCCAATAGAAACTTTTGTTATATAGTAGAAGCTTTTAAAGGAGAATCTAAAAACTTTTTTCCACATGCTACTTCTATTTTAATCAGATATTCTCCTGGCGATACTCTATGGGATCCTGAAACTTTTGAAGAAAAACAAAGAAAAAAACGTGTTCCTTGGTTTTTATATTCAGATGAAGTAATTAATTTTGACGAAATCACTTTTGAAGAAGCTGACTATTATATGAAAAGTAGACTTGAACGTAAAAACTATCTAAGGATACTTCCAACATTACATTGGGTTAGACAAATAAAGCAAAAAGAAAAGTCTTTAGAAGATGAATTTATAAAAATGTTAGCAGGACAACTTAATTGGGAACTTAATGTTGAAAACATATCGAAAATACAACAAACTATTACTTGGTGGAAACTTAAGAACAAATGGAAAAGAGCAATTACAGTTAATGAAGCTGTTGCGACAAGAATGATTCTTAAGAAATTAAATTCTTAGGTGTTCGTTCATTAGTGATGAATTTGTTCCAGTTCATTCTTTCTTTATCCCTAATTTTTAATGCTTTAGTTAAAAAAACTTTGATCATTGCTTCTTGATCGCTAAAATTCAAGTTTTTATAGAATTTGATACGCTTTTCTAAATCTTCTACAATAAGATCGCAAACATCTAATCTAGCTAATAAAATTGACTCTTTGCTTTTCATAATTTAGATTTTAAGTTTAGTGTCGTTTCTGATCAGTTTGTGTTTGACTAGCAAACTTTATGATTACCTACTATAAAACTATATGGATGCGTCTTCAAATACGCTTAACAAACAATCTCAATCACCAAACCATTTTTCGTGTAAGTCCCAATATTCATCTGTTCTCATAAAATCTACAAGGCTCTCATTAAGAGTTTCTCTATAAGGACTATTCTGTTGCAATGCAAAACCATAATATTGTCTATCAAACATATCTCCCACAATTTTGCATTTTTTCTTTCCCGAGTTTTTCACAAAATATTTCAAAGTTGGCATATCAAAAACAACAGCATCGATTTTTCCAAGAATAAGTTGTTTATATGAATCATCAATTCTTGTTTCTGCTATTGCTTGACAATTAATTGATTTAAGAAAAGTCTCAGCTGTAGTTTCTTTTTCTGTCGAGACTTTTTTATCTTCAAGATCTTCAACAGAAAAAATAGCTGATTCAACTTTTTCGCTTTGAAGTGCAGTATTCATAGATGCAACAATGTACGGAAAGATAAATCCGATCCCGACTAGCATAACAATCATTGTGACCAATTTACCTATTGGTGTTTGTGGCGTTTTATCGCCATAACCTACTGTTGTAATTGTAGTAATGGCCCAATAAATACCATCAGATACGCCTTTAAGTAAACCTTTACTAAACAATTTTCCACGTTCTAATACCCAAATTAAAATAGCACTAAACAAAAGAAATGCTGCAAATAAGTAAATTGGCATTTTCATTTGATTAAAATATTTTAACAATACATTAACCATATTAACATCTGAGTCTTTGTTTACGCAAATACTTAAGCCAGAATTCAAATAGGGATGAGTAAAATCAAACTTTGCTTCTCTTTCGCCTGTAATTGTTATACCAGCAATTGCAGCATCATAAGTTCTTTTTTCAACACCTTCAATGATTGAAGGAAAACTTTCGCCAATTTCAAATTTAACATCTAATTTCGATCTTTTTGCGATCTCTTCAAACACTTCAATATCAAATCCAGTAGGTTTTACTCCATTTTTTATAATAACACAAGGAGGAAAATCATACACAGCTACTTTTAAAGTGTCAGAAGAGACAGAAAACGAAACAATACACAACAATGTAAAAACCTTCAACATTCTCTGTCCCTTTCAATTATGCAGCTTTTGTCTCTTTTTTGTTAATGAGCATGAAGTTTTGTAGTTCTTTTGCAGCTTTGTCAACTCCCCACAAATCATAATCAAGACGATTAATCATATCTACAGGATCAACTCCCAACAAAGCAAAAGAATACAATATCGCAGGCATTATTGTACCAACGTCTTTTATGTAAAACTCAATTTCGTTTTGACCATAAAAGTTCTTCTTGATGTCTTCTTCCATAACACCTGTCGACATAAAACGTGCAGCACACCATGCGACATGATTACCATGGAGAATATGTCTCATTTGAGGTGAATTTGCGTTTTCAATAGCTTTAATGAGGAATTCAACGATATCTTTTTCTGTAAAAAGCATATCAGAAGAACTTAAAAATGAAGTAATACTTTTTGCTAAAGACAACGAAGGTAATTCATTATCTTTTCGAGTCTTTTCAGGTAACTCTTCATAAAGTCTAAACAAAGGGTTGAAAACTTTGTCAGAAGGTTTTGATTTTGCTGAAATGCCAAGTTCCAACATTGCTTCTGGCGATAAATCTTTCACAAAAACAGGATTTTTTTCATCACCCGTGAATGTATAGTCTCCCATAGGACTGCTAGCATAAGAAATTCTTAATGTACTTCCTACAGGAAAGAAACCTTGGAAAGGGTGTGTAGGATTTACTCTTAATTCTTCACATCCTTTGTACCAAAGATCATGTGTAAGTTTTGCAGGAATATGAATGTTTTCAATCAAGAAAAAATAAAAAGCATTACCACTTCCAGGAATACTCGTCGCTTTTTCAATTGGGTATCTCATCGTTATCTCTTTTCTTCATAAAAGAAGCGCACGACTTTTCAACCGTGCGCTTATCTCAATTATTTATTATTGTTGTTGCTGTTGTTTCAATTTTGCTAATCTTGAAGAAGCTCCCGAAGCACCAAGAGCTTTTCGAGTTTGTTCTTCAAGACTTTCAGACGCTGTTGATTCTTTCATCGTCTGACTCTTAATCAAACGTTTTTTCGCTTCTTCCTGACGTTGTTTAAATGTTGCCAAAGCAGATGTACCAGAACCACTAGAAATTTGCGCTAATTTCTCGTTTGCAGCGGCAGCATCAGTCATTGCTTTCAATGTAACTAAATCAGTTTCAACTTGCTGTAGACTTGACTCCAAATCTCTACGTGTGTTCATCTGTTCTGCAAGGAGTTTTTCCTGTACATCAATAGCAATTTTAAGACTTTCGACTTGTCTTTCGAGACCTTCAGCAGCTTCTAAATGTTGTTGTGAAAGTGTAGGATTAACAGTCTCAAGAGCTAATGCATCAGCATCATGCTTCTTTATTTGAGCTTCATAAGAATCTTTTTTGTCTTTTAAAACTGCAATTTCACCTTTGATAGATCCGATATTTGATTTCACGCTTTCAACATCGGATTTCAATTTTGCAATATCCTGTTTTCCAAAATCGACAGCATTTTCAGATGCTATTTTATCTGCTTCGTTCTGAGCAGCAGCATCAACTTTTCTGCCCCAATTTGCAAACAGACTTTTTAAACCACCCATTTTACATTACCTCCCTATACAATAGTTGAAAGTTTTTCAGTACCTTGCTTGACCATAATAAGTACCCAGGCCAAAGCAGCTTCAAGTTCGTTTTTATCGAGATTCTCAAACTCGAGATTCTCTTTAAAATAAATCTTTTTACCATCAGATGTAAACTTACCATGAACTGCAGTGTGATTCAGCTCAATAAGTGTTTTGAACATAACATACTGAATCGATTCATCTTCAGGTACTTCACAAATTGTAGCTGAAATACAAACCAATGATTCTTCGACGTCAACTATACATGACGTCTCTTCAAGACCATTTACTTCAAAAATGTCTTCTCGAAGTTTTTTGAACGAAACATCTTCGATATCACAAAGAAAATCTATGACTTTCCCTGCATTTTCGATTTCTTTCTGACTTGGACTCATAATTAAACTCCTTATCTGTTAATTTTTAACGACTCTACATCTTCAACTCTGATGTCACAGCCATACCATACTTCTATATAGCCTTTTACTTTGTTTCCTGTCCATTCAATGAAACAATGAGGATTACCTCGAGCTTCATCGTTAGTAAAATATTCAGCAAGAGTTTTTTGATCAGTTCCTTGCGTTTTTGTTGTTGTCGACTCAATGCCAAAGTTTGTGTCTCCTTGACGATCCCATGTAACATCAACTTCTCCGTCACTGAAATGTATAGTTACTTCAAACCTGTCAATAAGATCATCAGCATCAGGGAAAAATAAAGGACTGAAATCTTCAGAAGGACCTTCAGTATTAAGATAAAAAACTCTTAAATCAAAATCATCACCAACATTTCTGACCAATAACATTATGTTATGTTCTTGATCAGGTTTTGGTTTGTATGTTGCAAGATAAGCAGTATAAGTAAAAAACCCGCTTGGTTCTTTATACGTTCTAACTTCTGTAATGACAAAATCGACACTGATCTTACTATATTCAGTTTGTGTTTGAATATCAGACAACGTAATAATGTCTTTAACTTTAAAACCCAAAAAATCTTTCAACATAATTTATTTCCTTAATGCAAAAATTACAAAACCTATAACTATCAAAACAATAATTATTCCTATAATTGCTCCTATTGGTGATGCTTCTTGTACAGGTCTGCCATCATCTCTCCAACGACCATAACCATTATTTTGCAAAGCTGCATGATCAATCATCATATCTGTTACAGCTAGAGCAACAAAAGCATTTGTAATAGGACTATAATATCCATAACCATAACCTCCACCTGGGAAAGCACCATAAGATGTTGGTGCAGGATTATTGTTAATAATAACTGTTTTAGGCACATAAGAAGGTGTTGTTGTTGGTGGTGTTGCACTTGTAAAAGAATTAGATGATGCAAGTTTTTGACGATAAGCTTGTTCAGCTTCAGCTTTTGACTTATACTTCTTTACTGCTTCTTTATTGCTTTGCGCCATTGCCTTTGTTTTTTGTTTATCAAGCGAACTTGCTGAAACAGCTTTAGGTTTTGATGTTGTAGTCGAAGATGTAGATTTAAACGTACTGGGACTCGTTGACGAACGTGTTGATGTTAAAGTTGTCGAAGTTTTTGTGAAAGTTGTTGTAGGCTTTGATGGTGTTATAGTTTGTTTTGGAGTTGCTTGTCTTGAAACTGACGAGCTTCCTGACGAACTTCTGAAACTACTCCCGCTGCTTGAACGTGAACTGCTTGAACTAGATTTTGGAAAAACATTAGTAATGCTTATTCCTATTATTAAGAAAACACCCAACACAAAATGAATACTATTTCTTTTCATTTTGGTCCCTTTCATTTAATTTTGTTTGTAAAAACATTCTTTAAATCATGCAACATAATTATATCAAATAAAAACACCAAAATTTTAACATTTTTTATTAAAACAAAGTGCCAATTTAATAAAATAATAATATGAAAAAATTTTATCTTCCAATATATTTCTTAATTGCAGTATGGTCAGTTTTTATCATTGATTTTTTTCTTCCTATTAGATTAAATCAGTATGGAATTTATCCAAGACACGTAAATGGTTTAATAGGCATCCTTTTCTGCCCATTTTTACATGCAAACTTACATCATGTAATTTGCAATTCTTTACCTCTATTTGTTTTACTTTCTATTACCACTTATTTTTTTAGAAAAAACAATCTTACTATAGTTTTCTCGATTTCTATTTTAGGTGGTCTTTTAGTCTGGGTTTTTGGAAGAAGTTCTTATCATGTTGGTGCAAGTTTATTAGTTTTTGGTCTTGCAAGTTTCATTATATTTTTTGGAATTTTTGAAAAAAAGATTTTGCCCATTATCTTATCAATAATAGTTTTTTGTCTTTACGGGACTTCTTTACTCATTGGATTATTGCCTATTTTTCCTGGAGTTTCTTGGGAAGGTCATCTTTGTGGTTTGATTGCAGGCATAATAGTCGCAAAACAATTAGCAAAAAAATAAACAATTTTAAAAACACTTGTTAATGTGTATATTTAAAATAAAAACATACACTTAACAAGATAATTTGAATGTCAACTTCATTAGAAATCTACCTAAAAAAAATATCGAAATATCCTTTACTTGCAAAAGAAGAAGAACAAGAGCTTTCTATAAAAGCAAAAAAAGGCGATAAATCAGCAGAACAAAAACTTGTCACTTCTAACTTGAGACTTGTTGTTTCTATTGCAAAAAAATACCAATACGCGATTGATATCCTTGATGCTATAAATCAGGGAAATATTGGTTTAATTCAAGCAGTACAAGGCTTTGACGAAACTAAAAATTTAAAATTTGGTACTTACGCATCTTGGTGGATCAATAGAGCTATAACAAATTTTGTTTATTTTCATAATGACATTATAAAACAATCCTCAAGTTTTTTCAAACTCCAAAGACATATAAAAAACTTTCAATCAAAAACACAAATGTATCCAACAATAGAACAACTTTCTGAATTAACAAATATTGACAAAAAAGTTATTACAGCATCTTTAACATATTATCAACAAACAGATTTAGATGCTATTGTAGATGAAGAAAGTGGTAATTCGTTCCATGAAATCATACCTGATATACAAGATACTTTTTCATTTGATCATGAATTTATTTTATCGCACTCCTGTCTAAACCCAAAAGAAAAGAATGTTATAGTTTTAACATTTGGGTTTGATGAAGGTGGTTATTATAGAACACTAAAAGAAGTATCTGAAATTCTTAAAGTCAGTCATGAATGTGTCAGACAAACAAAAATAAATGCTCTTGCAAAAATAAGAAGGGCAATTATAAAGCATTATAACGATATTTTTTAAAATGGAACTTTACAAACAAGGCAAAATTAGGATTGTTTCAACACCAACAAACATTTCAGTTTATTGGTTACATTCTCCTATGCAATCAGGTTGTGTAGAAATATCATGCTTGGATAATAAAAACTGGTGGATTTCTAGAGCCTTCGTAAGTCCTAAATTTAGAAATCAAGGTGTAGGTTCTCACATTATGAAACTTGCAATAGACGAAGTCAAAAAACACAAAGGAAAATTAATTCTTGTCACGCCTGGTGGTTATGAAGGGAATACTCAACGTCAATTTAATTTTTATGCAAAAAATGGTTTTTCAATTCCTGAAAAGAAACAACTTCCAATAAGTCTTGATTTAGATTTAGAGCATTTGGAGAGCATTATGATTTACGCTCTCTAAAAGAAACTGTTTTTTGACAAAAGCATTATTTGAACAAACTACATATTTTTCAAGTTTGGGCGACAATCCAATTAATGTAGTATAATAACTTTCCCATAATTCTAATTTTTTACCAACATCATTTGTTTTTTCGATACAACTTAAAATTTCAAATGTTGTCCTGTAAACACTCGAAAAAATATAAAGAACTTTTATTTTTTCTCTAATATCATTAATTGTTTTTTCGCTTAAATAGATTTTCGACGATAAATCTTCCAAAACCCACCCTAACCCGCACATTGAAACATTCATTAGAATATGTCTTGGAGGTATATCATGAGCAACACAAAAACATGATATTTCGTTCTCTACATCTTCCATGTTCCAACGAATTACTGCTTTGATATAAGAAATCATTTTTTGTATATTTGTTTTGATATTAAAAGAGCTGCATCGACAACTTCAAGGTCATTTGCATATTTTGTATAAAGCATTGTTTTTAAATCTTTGGTTGAAGCATCAGAACCATCTTTTATTTTTGTTTTTCTAGTTGTAAAAGCATCTATAAAATCACAAATCGAAACTATAGTAGAAATTTCTAAAACTTTTTTTACTGTTGTAGGCGACCAAGTTTTAGGAAAATCTTCAAGAGATACACCATAACCTGATGTATATAAGTTGTGGTGTAAACCTGCACACAAAGCTGTAAAAGCATGAAATTTCTTAAGAGCTTCAAATCCAACTCTTGAATGTTCTTTAATACGGGAGTACTCTTCAGATGTTACTTCGTGGCCATCAAACAAAGATGAAGGTAATAACATCTTGCCTATATCATGAAGTAAACCAGCAAAAAATGCAGCCTTTGTATCTTTCCTTAAACTTTTCGCTGTACTTTCGCAAAGTAACGCTACATTTTCAACATGTTTCTTTGTAGAGACATGATTAATTTCAGCAAAAGCAAGAAAAAGTCGTGCAGTATGTGCAAGATCTCCTGAGGGATTATATGCTTTTATTTTGTTTGCAACAACAGTTGAGCATTTCACAAAAACTCCTTGAAAAAAATGCCTCTGCACAGATTCGAACTGTGGTGGGTTGTTTTAGAGACAACTGCTTTACCGCTAAGCTACAGAGACATTTGTTAAATTGCAACTTTTAACGTACTGAAAACTTCACCAGAATCATAACAAGCAATAGCAGTCAACTGATTTTCAAGATCAGGTTCGTAAAATCTGCTAAAAATCTTGTTAGAACTTTCGAGTCTCGTCATATATTGTTTTAATTCAAGCAAATTTCTAGTACCAAGAAACACAATAGTACTATTATGCCATTCATTAAACAATGTTGAGTACTCGATAGCAAATTGTGCAAGGGCATGAGCACCTTGCACAATTCTGTATGTTTCAGCAAGATCATTGCGCACTAAGACATACATCTTCTTTGTACGCATTTTTGATCCCCTGAATAAGTTCCATATTCGGTTTATTATTTGCAGCAACGTTCTTTTCAATTTGTTCATAACTTCTTCCTCTGATAAGACTATAAGCTATATGGTGATGTCTGTAATTTTCTGCCATCTTTTTTATAGCATAAAACATTCCATTATCATAGCCACAATTTTTCTTTTGATATGCTTTTAGTTTAGCTTTTAAAGTTCGAATTTCAGCAGCTTGTACTTTAAGATAATTTTTAAGTTCAGAAAGTTTTGACATTTTTGTCTCCTGTGTTGAGTTTAATAGAATCTGTTTAGAGTCATAACAGCTATCAACAGGAGATTTTATGGAGGTTTGAAAACTCTTATCTATGTGAAACCTGAAATCTATAACATTGTTCTTCCTTATCATGAACTTTTTTATAAATTTGTTATCCTTTTAAATATAATTAAAAAATTCGAAAAAGGAACAAAAAAATGATCGGGTCACTAAAACTATTAAACTAAAAAGAATACAAATAACAATGGCATCTATTCTCTCTGCAAACGTTATATCAAACACAATGATAAAATGCGTAAAATGTGGTTACTGTTGTACTATAGGACCTTGTTTATTTGGTACATGGGATGAGCAAAAAAAACAATGTTCTTTTCTAACTGAAAAAAATGAATGCAGTAAATACACTGAAATAAACAAGTTACCAGGTAGTATTTTTTCACCTGCATTTGGCATGGGCTGCTCATCATCAATTGGTAACTTAAGAAGAACCGAAAAACTAAAAACACTATGAAAGTAAAAAAATGTCCAGCATGCTCAGGTTCAGGATATTATGATAGTTTTGGTTCGCCTGTATGTTCTGCCTGCAATGGTCTTGGTGTTGCTCGTGGAAAGTTAAACGTATATTAATAAAATATTTTGACATTGAAAAGTGTAGAATTGAGAAAATTTATGAATCGTGGAAATAAAAAAATATCTTTAGATGCCAATAAACTTACTCAAATTAACGAATTAAAACAAGTTTTAGCTTCAAACAGAACACAAATTCGTCAACTTGAAGATGAATCAAACAAAACTGCAGAACTAATATTAGTTTTAGTCCTTTCAAATCCTGACATACTTAATGAACAATCTTGGTTAATTGATTCTAACAGTAATTGTCTTATTTCGCAAACAAATAAACATTGTTTCTTAACTGAAATACTGCAAACAGATTATCATCAAAGATACTCAACTACAATTTCAAATATTCCTATAGAGCTTTATTTTGATGACAACGATATTACAATCTATTTCACTTCAAACACACATTTCATAGACTTTGTGAAATCAATGAAATTAAAACTTAACTTAAATCCTTTAAAAGATACTATTAAGTCCCTAGAAACTTCTCTTAAAGAAGACAATTGTAGACTTGAAAAACTAAAAAACGAACTTAACGAACAAATAAAACTATACCCGGAGGAAATATGAACTTTTCAATTCCACAAGGTGTTTTAAATTTATTGTCTTCTAGAGACTCAAAAGCTTCAGATGATTATAGTTTTTGTCTTTCTGGTGACATTAATCAAATGTCGATACAAAAAGAATTCTTAAAAAACCAGAGATTTAATGTTGCGCAAAGCAATGTATATCCTGTCTTAAAGGAAGAAGATGTTCCTGCTGCATTAAAAGCGATTTTTGAATATAAAGTTCAAGGTTGGTGGCATTATAAAGAAAAATATGTTGAGTTAAAAATTTGTTCTAGTGAAGAATTCGATACTGAACTAGAAATATTATGCAAAAGGGAGTTTAACTAAATGGCAAATATACTTATTGGCGTAACAGGTGGAATTGCAGCATATAAAGTTGCAGATATTACTGGTGCTCTTTTAAAACACAATCATACTGTCAAAATAATCATGACAGAAAATTCAAAAAAATTCATCACACCTTTGACACTTTCTACCCTTTCTAAAAATCCTGCTTTTGATGACGCTTCTGAATGGTCATCTGATGGAGTAATCAAACATATCGAACTTTCAAAATGGGCAAACATTTTTGCAATAGTTCCTGCTACAGCAAATACTATAATAAAAATTGCTGAAGGTGTTGCTGATAATCTATTAACATCAGCATATCTTGCTTTCAATAAAAAAACTGTAATATGTCCTGCAATGAATACTAACATGTGGGACAAACCACATTTACAGCATTCACTTAATATTTTAAGAGAACGATACAATCATCATGTATTAAATCCTGAAGTTGGATTACTTGCTTGTGGCGACACAGGAATGGGCAAATTACCTTCGACAAAAAAAATTGTAGAATTTATAACAGACTGTTGCGATAGTTGCTATACTTTTGATGGAGGAGAGAATGCAAAATAGAAGAAAAATTCTTGTTACTTCAGGTGGAACAGAAGAGTACATTGATGATTTCAGAATTTTGACGAACATAAGTTCTGGAGCTCTTGGTCTTATTGTTGCTAAAAAACTTGCTGTAGATTTTGATGTTTATTATGTTTGTACTAGATCATCAATAGGTCAAGCCAATTTATTGAACATACCAAATATTAAAAAAGTATATCAAGTAAGATCAGTTGCAGAAGCGCAAGATGCAATGCAATCAGTTATTATCGATGAAAAAATCGATGCTGTTATTCATGCAATGGCTGTATCTGATTTTTCTTTCAAAAAAGATAAAGACATAAAGTGCAAATCTACTGACCCTGAAGCTTTTATTGAATACATGAGACAAACAATTGTTGTCAATCCCAAAATCATCACAAAAATAAAGCAATGGAGACCCGAAACACTTCTTGTTGGTTTTAAATTTGAAATAGGTTTAACTAATGAAGAACTTATCGGGTTAGCAAAAACATCTATTGAAAAAAACAAATGCGACTTAGTTATTGCAAATGATAAGAAAAAAATGAAAGAACAAAAAAGTCATGTCGCTCAATTTGTTTTTTCTGACGAAATGAAAACAATTGGTCTTGAAGATTGTGAAGCTTTCAGTAAAGACGATATTTCACATAAAATTTTAAATTTCTTAACAAAAGTATTATTATGATACCACCACTCGACATAATGCCGCCTATTCCTTTATTAAAACATCCTGGTGCGTTTGGTGTGCCAAGACATCAACATGTACATACAGGTGTAGATCTTTATGCAGCTTTCGGTACTCCTGTTCGTGCAATAGAAGCAGGAAAAATTATTGCTATCGACTGGTTCACGGGCCCATCAATTAATATGCCTTGGTGGAACGATACAAGAGCTGTCTACATCGAAGGTGAAACTGGTGTTTTCAACTATGGAGAGATCCAAGAATACCCAAATCTCAATGTAGGAGATCATATTTGCGAAGGTCAGTACATTGGATATGTCTTGACAGTGTTAAAAAAATTCAAAGGGAGACCTATGAGCATGCTTCACCTTGAACTTTATAATCACGGATTCACTGATACTTGGCGAGAATGGAAAATTGGTGACCCAAAGCCTGAACATTTGCAAGATCCTTCAGATTTTTTAATAAAATTTACAAATTGCGATGTTCTTTATGAAGATTATTTTGAAAAAAGCGTTAATTACTTCAAAAACCTTGAATGTGGACCTTTTCTTCATCAAGATCCTATAAGATTGCAACTCGAAACCAAAAATAAGGACAAAAAATGA